CTTCTTCGTCAGCAAACATCTGGATGCCTGGCAGTTTTAGCCGTCGCCGTAGCCGTCGCCGTAGCCGTTGCCGTAGCCGTAGCCGTAGCCGTAGCCGTAGCCGTTGCCGTAGCCGTAGCCGTAGCCGTAGCCGTAGCCGTTGCCGTTGCCGTTGCCGTAGCCGTAGCCGTTGCCGTAGCCGTCGCCGTCGCCGTTGCCGTTGCCGTTGCCGTTGCCGTCGCCGTTGCCGTTGCCGACAGAAATCACAGCTTCCATTTGCTGGCCTCGCAATCAATCAACTGGACGACCTGAAGTTCGTGGACTCGCGTTGTCGGCTGAGCGTCCATCTTTGTTGAAGAGGTTGGCCCTCCTGAAGCAATCTCGCCAAGACCTTTCGATGTTCCCCAATTGCGAATGCACGAGCAGTCCGAAATGGTGACGTAGCTGTCTTTGATCTCGACTCGTCCAACCAAGACGAATCCTCGATCACACACGACAATCTTGACCGGACTCGAAGAGTCCGTAACAGGCCGATACTCGATTCCGTCAATTACCATTTCAGATTTCCTTTCGATGTGTTGGTTTCGTTTATCGCGGCGAGTATTTTAGCAAAACGAACAAGAATTTCAAGCGTCACGCACGCACAATTCGTTTGCGAACACAGCCGACACACATCGGCATGAACGATGGTTCATATTCTTCAAAGAGAGCGGCCTGTCCGATCTTTGCGTTACGCTTCGCCTTCAACCACCAATTCGGTGGGCCACCAGAACCCCAGCCCCACGGGAAGCCTTGAGCGGCAACGCGAGTCTCAAGTTCTCGAATGTACGCCGCAATCTGCGGATCAACTTTCTCGACAAGGTTCAGTTCGCCTTCACTGGCAAATGCTCCACAAAGACACTCTCCGCTGATGCCGATGATCTTGCTGACCGGGTTTCTCGGCAGGCCGAACTCTTGACGATACGCTTCAAAGTCAGCCGCCGTCTTCCAGTAGAAAGGGTTCACCCAAACAAGTGATCCGTCTTTCTGAACAGCCCGTTTGTAGCCAGCACGAATCGCTGACTCGTCACCTCTGATGCCGCTAATAACCAGAATGCAATCAGTTTTCTTGTGGCCACGTTTAAGGTCGCGACGCATGGCGTTCAAGCCGCGTTGCTTCAGTCTTTGAAACATACGCCCATGCTGCGCTGGTCCCGGAAATCCGAAGTTCAGAACGTATTCTTCATAGGACGTTGCGCCGTCAGTCCACTTGCCTCCAGGAAACACTGAACCGTCACACGGGATTCTGGTTAGCTTTCCAGAAGCGTTGCGAACCTTCGCATAAGCACGCTTGCCTTCAGGCTTCGCGAAATACTCTGACAGGCTCCAGCTTCTCTTTTCGCAGACCGCGTGAACATGATCGTAAGTCTTCTGGACTCCGATTCCTGTTCTGCAATGAACGACTCCTGAAGAAAAGTTCTCGCATCCGAAGTGCGTGCTGACGATGGAATCGTCGCCGCCAGAATACGCCGACATCACGGCGATTGGATTGAAGTGCTCAATGGCTTGCTGAGTGATCTGCTTGCCGTCAGCGATCATCTGCTCGACTCTTTGTTCGTCGTCCATGCGATTATTCATTCGTGTCGTTTGGTGGAACGGAAATCCAAGTCAAACTACCGTCGCTGAGTCGAACTTCGTAAAGAACGAATCCATGCTTGGACTCTTTTGTTCGTCCCGTCGAAACCATTCCCGGAACATCGTTCGTGTTTGAAGGCTTCTTTTTCATGGTCTCGGAATCTCCGTGAGTTCTTTGTCTTCCAAGTCCCACGCACGACCATTGTAGCTGACGCGACCAATCGGTTCGCCATCAACGCACAGCAATCCGCCAGTCCAGTTGCCGCCACCAATAGCGTTGCGTTCGATGTATTGGCGACATCGCTTCTGCGCGAACTCCAGAGACACGCAGCAAGTCCGCATCAACGATCCACGAGCAATCGGCGTAGACCAATAACCCATCGGCGATCCAGGCATCTCAACGTCTGGATTTGGACCGTGCGACAGATCGACGGTAAGCAATCCCTGATTGGTCAGGCTCTTGAATGTCTTTTTGGTCTTCATTCAGCCAGTTTACCAAAACAAACAACAAAAATCCAGTCACTTCAGCACTTCTCGTCTCGAAGAATTTTGAAGCAGGGATAGCTGAAATAAAGCGTCCTTGGCACAGCGGGCAGCAGCGGCTAGAGGCAGAGGCGGTTCATCATCCCACAGCGAACAGAACGATTTCAGAGACCTCGCCGTCTCCAAAGCTGACTCAACCACCGACTCGTAGTCGGCACTGAACTCAGCGCGTCTTCTGGAAACTATCTTAGAGAACGAAATGTCGTCCTCGATCCTCCAGTCCAGAACGGTTCTGGCATGTTTGAGGCGCGACTCCAGGTCGTCTGGTTCAACTGGCACCGGATCGTCGTATTGCTCACCGTCACCAACCGCGAGCGATAACTGCCGCTTCCTGTGTGAATTCAAGAATATCGCCAAGCGCACGATCGAGTCTCTATTTAGCTTTGATTCCGCGACCTTTACTGGAACAACTTCGTGCGACCATACGCGGCACGCCATATAACGACGATTGCCATCAATGATCTCTCCACTCGACGCAACGACAAGAGGATGTATGATTCCGAACTGACACTGACGAAGAAACTTCCTGCAAGGGATTTTCACTCTTTCAAAAACTGCGGGCGCGACCAGTTTAATGCTCTCAACGGGAACCAACTGAATGGGTGCCGAAGCCAGCGATCTTAATGCGACTATCGCAGACATCTTGGGCCGCGCTCTCGCATCTCCATGCTATGCTGAACTAGCCAGCGACTCTCTGGAGACGATGATAGATTTCAGGGATTCGTTCCTTGCCCGTGCGATACAAATCGCAATCGAGGCGTTGCCAAAACTTATCCTCGACAGTCCGCTCGCGACAGGGACTTTCTTTCACGAAGGTTCATCGGCAGCACGATCAGTTCTTGAAATACATCCCACAGACACGGGCTTTATGCACCTTGCTGAACTACTAGGCTACTACCCTACTCTGATCCCTGATCGTGGTACGCCTTGGGAAAAAGACGCTCGTGAATCGTTCCCGCACTGGCACTGGCTGAAAGGTCCGTGGAGCAGCTTTCACCAGAATACCGGGATCGCGGTCCACGTCACTCCAGCGGCAATCATTCTTCAGGGGCCAGCCACGGATATCGTGTGGTCAAACAACAAGGGCTATGCCGGCAAGGTGGACGAGATCGCTTCTGCGTTGCTCTGTTTTAAGCATGAGATCACGCCCGGTAACGTGATTCTGGTCTGTCGCTTTGAAGAATCGGATGAACTATGGCAGGAAAAGCGAAAAATCTACGCGGCATGCGCAAAAGAGTATCATCTCCAATTTTCAAGCTCATCGAAGCACGCGAGGTTCACGCTGCCCCGTCCGGCGTTTTTGCAGGAAGATGCGCCTTCTGGAATTCAGCCACGTTGGGAGGACGCGGAAGTTTCCTGCCAGCCGTCCGAGCTATTAGAAGGGCTGTTTTTGGAAGGAACGAGCCGGGAGATATGGGGACAGGACTCATTATCGGAGAGGCTGCTCCCAAAGCGATTGACGAATACCAAAAAGCGTTCCAAGAAATCGTCGTCAACGTCTACAGTCCCCAGCAACTCTGGCGAATCGGGTCTCGTTACGGTATAGTAAACAACGCGATGTGTGCTGGGCCAGCGGTCATGCACAATTTCGCCGTTGGAAAAACGAACTGGTGCCTGACTTCTCTGGAGTTGACGGACTGCCCGCTTCAGTGGATTGAGGCGGCAAAAGAGGCAACGAAGGACTTTGTTTTTTGCTCGATCAACGAACTGACGAATTACCGAATGACGGACGTTTCGGCGTTCTGGACGAAACAACAATTTGATGGTTGGGAGTGCCTCGTGTACGATTCCACGAAAGAAGAGTTCGTGGATAAATCGGATAATGTTGATCTGTTGATTTCGCCGCGTTGCAGTCTGCTGTTTTTTCGAGTGCCGCGCGGCACCTGAGTTTTTATCAGAGAATACCTGACAAGAATTTTCGAGTGCCATCTGGCACCTAAGAATTAAATCGTTTATCCACATTGGTTTAAGAAAATGACAGTTCAAACAGAAAGTCGTTTCGCAATGCAAAATCGTTCTCTCGCGGAGTTGTCGGCGCATTGGCCAATGTCCCACGCCGACATGCTCAACTGGTTCAATGGACCAGCAATGTCACTCTCGGACGTGGAGTACGGTTCGATCTTGGACAAGCTGAAGAAGAACGGCATGAAACAGACCGAGGTTCGGTCTCTCCTCGATATCCCGTTTTTACAGGAGGCCGTCGCATGAATCGCAGAGACCTACTGAAATCGTCAGCCACTCTGGCTGCTGCGATTGCCGGGTGCATACCCGACACGGGTAAAGTCGCCGAACCGCAGGCAATCCGACTGTCCGACGACTGCCATGTCGATTGCCAGTGCAGCGGATATCCGCCAACGAGAGGCTGTTTGATCCCGTTTCCGAGCGAAGATGTTGATCGTTTCTTAGCGGCCCTCAAGAAAGGCCCGATCCGTGGCGAACCAAGGCAAATCGTCTGGAAGAAGTTGACCGATTGAATTCGAGTGCCGCGCGGCACCCGAAAAACGGAAAGTCCAATGAAACGTAGCCTGCTCGGTCGTTTTTGGTCAGCCATCGTTCTTTGGCCGTGGCAATACGGTCGCTGCCGCGAGATGGATTCTCGCCGCCATCGCCTGACTGGCGAGGTTCAGTTCCACCGATCACTACACGGAGACTGGCTGACGTTCGATGCGTTCTGGTGGAAAGAGTTCAAGCCGAACTGAATCACCCAGCGTGCCACGACAGCCGCTCGGTATGCACCATCAGTGGAATGCCGCTGAAAGCGTCCCTGATCGCTTCCTCAGCGTCTTCAGCCAGAGAGTGCTCAACCATCAGGGAATCGTGGATCGTGGCTACAAAGCGATTTTGATGCTTCTGAGCGAATATCTCGACGGCCTTCCTGATGTATCCGCTCTCTAAAAACTGCATCAGCTTGGGTAGCACGGAATGGTGAGAGGATTTTAGCTGACAGGCGATCTTCCAGACTCCCGGAAACTCGTTCTTAAAAACATCCCTGAGTTGCCTGTCAGGTGCCGTCACGCTCTTGCAGTAGATGGTCTCTTGGAAGAACGACTCCTTGAGGCGGCGACGATTCAACGGGTCTTTGAGTTCCGACCCAGTCGCCAAGTGCTGCGCGAAAAACTCGTAGAGCAATCCCTGAGAGCACAGGTCTGAATACCTCTGAATCTCGGATTTGTGCCACGTTGCCAGTCTGATCGCCGCGACCACGGATTCGGACGAAATCGACAGAATTGAGCGAGATGTGTTTTCGTAAGTCGTTACCTTGTATTTACTTGCGCCTTTTGTGTCTGGCAGTGGACACACGCTATTAAATTGACGTAACTCCAGTTCCTGTTCAGACTTACGAATCTCAAAGTGGTCATTTTGTGCCAAAAACCCGACACATAAGGGTGTGGGATGGAGCGGGGGAACGGGAGCGGACGAGGCGGCAGCGGAACTTGATGGCGTCAGATGTTCACTACGTTTACGCTTGTTCACGTCTCGGCGTCGTTCGTTTTCGTCCTCTGCGATGGCGTCGTTGGCGTACTCGTAAACTCGCCTAGCGATCTCTGCCGTCGCCATGTCGCGAATGTCGTCGCTCATGCCGAGCAGTTCGTGAAGCAGGCAGCCGAAGATGAATGGTTGGCTGTTGCGGATGTCTACGACGCTCAGGTCTCCGCCTTTCCGTAGCCGCAAGAACTGCCGCAGGTCGGACGAGATGTTCGTCAGGTTCGTGTGGATTCTGCGGTACTTGTCTACGATGAAAAAGCGATGCTTTGAGGCCATCGCCTCGATTGATGTCTCGTCGCAGTTTCTGGCGTGCTCCGGGTTCTTGATGCTCGGATCGCTGTAGTCCTTCTCATGGTAGATGTAGTCCGTGGCCGCCTGCCGCCGAATCGTGATCTTGTCGAGGTGTTTGAGAAGCATTTCCAGCGTCTTGTCGCCTTTCCATTCCTCTCGTTCAGCCTGCCAGCCGTCGAGTTTCTCGGAGACCATCTTGTCTCGAACTTGAATCGTTTTCCCTGACTGATGGCGGAACTTGTCGCTCATTCTGTATTCCTTTGACTTAACGCCTGCCTGATAGGACTTTCCCCGACACTTAATGAATTCTGGTTCCAGAAAAGAAAGCCACTTCTTGACGCATTCTTTGCGGACGATTTTCGCCATCACCTTGGAGCTAAGCGGAACCCACTGATCGGCATTTTCGTACCGCGAATCGTAAAGCGAGCGACTAAAAAGCGAACTGACGATCCAGAGTCCCTCTTCGGGATGCTTGGCCAATTCTGGCGGCAAATCGCCAAACCGAATTTCCTTCGGGACCGTCAATGAATGCGGTCTTCTGGCTGATTGACGTTTCTTCGTGGCTGGAATAAAATCCGTCATGCTCATCATTGCCCTGATGTAGCTGCCGCCTGACGCGCCGCGAAACGCTTCAGACAACGAAAAAGCCGCGATTGGACTCGTTCCTCTCGCGGCTTCTAGTTTAGATGGGCCGATCAAAAACTTCTAGCCTTAGTTTTCAGGTGCCGCGCGGCACTCGAAAACGTCTTTGGTTGCGAAACGCTGTTCGTTTTGGTAAAATCCTCGTCCGCTTATCGCTTCTATTTCAACTCACAGAAAGGCAAAGTAGTGATTAACAAAAAGAACGTCCTCGGAAAGAGTCCGGCTGAACTTGGAGACAAGGACGCCATTCACGTCGCGATTGTGGCGGTGCGGGCTGGCAAGCCAATCGCTCCGGGATCGCGAGTCGGCTTGAACGAATTCAACGAGGCGGTGCCTGACGAAAAAGGTCCGGGAGTCGCTGATCCGTTTTTGAAGTCAACAATCCTGACCGGTAAGTCCTTCTGGTTGCTCATGGCGCAGACGGAGATTCCGAACGTGCAGCATCACTGGGATCACCCTGAAATCGCTTTTGCGGCACCGACGAGGGAAGTCAAAAGAAACGCAACCATACAGCGTTTCGCCGACGACTTCGGGCTGACCTACGAGCGACTCATGGAAGATGTCGGAAAGGTTGTTGAGACTGATCGACCTGTTCTTTATTCCGGGACGAAGACTCAGGAAGAAGTCGAGGAAGCCCTGGAGGATATGTACGATCTGTGGTCCGAGTGGGGAGACGAGTCGCTCTATGACTTCCCGAACGACGGAACCGATTGCTGCCCTGAATACCGTCATCCTGAGTGCGATCTGTTTTCGTTCAAAGACAAAGAGGATGCCAGTGATTCGGCAGTGGAGGCGAAGTGATGTTCCAAATCTACGTCAAGGGCTACTGTGCTCCGAATCCCGGAGGAACTGCGTGCTACGCATTCGTCGCGAAAAAAGACGGCGAGTTCTACGCCGACGAGAATGGACCGGCAGGATTCGGCCAGAACGTGAGTCACTGCAATGGCGGCTACGAGGGACTGCTCGCCGCAATGAAGCTGGTCGCCGAAGACGACATTCGAGACGTGACGATCTTTTCAGACGCCTTGATGTTGGCAAACCAATGGACCGGCGAGTTCGCGGTGAACAAGTCTTGGATCAAAAAGAAGATCGCCGAGTGCAAGAAGCTGGCGGAAGGTCGCAACGTCGCGATCAAGTGGATTCCGGCGAGCGAGAACGCTGAGGCGACGAAGCTGTGCATGGAGCTCTTAAAGGAAGCTGGACCGACACCTGAGTTCCTGATGCCGTTTGGGAAGTGGTCGGGAGTTGCGATTTCCAAGGTGCCTGCCGATTATCTTGAGTGGATGGTCGGTAACATGAAGAACCTGCGCGGCAGCATGAAGGCACGGATCGTCGAAGAACTGAAGCGGCGTCCGACCGAAGATTTCGTGCAGCAGAAGACGTCGTTTGAGCGGCTGACTGCGATGTCCGGTGAGAGACCGTGGTAATGTGCGAAGAGGATAGTTTTTCAGTCTCAACGCAGCGTCGCTGTGCTCAGATTTGCCAGCAGAGACGACTGAGTAAGTTACAGGCGATGTGCCCGTGTGGAGTTAGTGATTGGCCGTGCGAGTGTTCTGAAATCAGCAGCGACCCGTACTGGCTGAGAGCATGGAACGACGAAGTGCTGAAGAGTGAGCCGATCTTTTTCGACGAAGGTAAACATGCACGCTGAACCAGACGGAGACAAGCCGAGATACCGAAAGCGTGCTGCCAAGACGAAGCCGTGGATTCTTGAGCGTCGTGTGAATCCCGACTTCCGAAAAGAATTGGTTTTTCTTGACCGTGAATGGCACACATCGACTCGATATGCGACTGAGGAACAGGCGAATCAGGCGAAGACACAGTGCGAAAAGAACCAGAACCATTTTTCAGTCTCTGCTGAGACTGAAATGAAATCCGTCTGGTTCGAGTACCGAGTACGGCAAGCATGACGGACCACCTATCGCTCGACAGGGATCGTTGCCTCAGTGAGTTGGCGTATTCCGTCTCGCTCATGCTCGGAACGCCGCCTATTTGCGCAACCGCCGTAATAGAGCATGTTTTTCAGTCGCTTGTCGAGCACCTTTATCAGTACGGCAATTGCTACATGCCGAACATCGGATGGCTATATGCGTCTGGTTCGGAAGCGGAATTCGTTCCGTGTGATGCACTGGAACAGACTTTGACCAAGTTGTCCGCCGCGATAGACTCCCGCACGTTCTCTTTTGCGAACATCGAGTCAGTTATGGAAGCCGCCAGACGTGCCAATACCATCCAAGCTACCGAAAGCCGTTAATGGCGACATTCCAGCAGGCAACGCCGTTGGTGTTGGACAGCTTCCGCCCGTTAAGTTCGTTGGTGGTAGCCCGGTAACGGCGTCTCAGCTTCGTGATATCTCCGAGCAGGCTTCGCGTCCGAATCAGCTACAGCGTTCGATGCCTGGACTGAACTTCGCGGCTTTCTCAGGGAACCCTGAATTCAAGATGCCGGGATTGTTTTTTGAGGGCATCCTTCTTGAAGACATGCCAGCATCGACTGACCCGCTTGATGATCCTGTTGTCGTGACGATGAGACGACTCAGGCCAACGAACCATAAAGTAAACACAGACCAAGAGGCTTTGTCTTTCGCTGATATTGGCGACGAATTCCAGATAGTCAATCGAAGAACGGATCTATCTGCATCTGATGGCGATTACGTCTTCTGCATTCTGTTGGATGGCGAGTTGCGTCCAATGGGCGGCGGAGGTTCATCTGGAGGCGAACTCATCGAGTTCGCTTTGTCCGAGGTGAATTGCTGCACGCTGACGGGGACAGGCACAGTCCGTCGCGTGCTATGCTCCGGAAGCGGTGTCAGCGAGGGCGACACAATTTGTCTGAGAGACGATTCGCAGATGGGCTATTTCTTTGGCGGTGCTCATTCTCCAAGCTTTCCAGCCGCATGGAACGGTGTGCGTGGTTGGGCGGCTAAAACGAGGTGGCACTCTGGCGAGGGTGGCAGTATCGGCAGCGGTTCGGACTGCGAGGATCTATGCCCGGTCGGTTCTGGAAGCGACTCCGATGAAGTCTGTGTTTGGACCGTGGTTTCACTGATGGACACGGCGAACTACTGCTGATGGATCGAAACTACCTCTACGTCCGAGATCGTGATTGCAACGGATGTTTGCACGACCAGCCAAGGTTCATCTGTGCCACGGCGGTCGTGACGTACCCAGGAAGCGGCAGTGAGCCAGAGTGCTGCGAAACATTTCGTTTTCCGATCGACTACAAGTGCGAGGTTTACAATGCACAGGGCGACCCGATCCCAGCCGAGTATCTTGAAAAAACGTGGATCGGACAGGGGCACTGCGAGCAAGACCCGTCGCTTCAACTCAACGTCTACGTTAAACCTGTCAACGTCGATGGACACTGCGTAACGAAGGTCTGGTGCCCGGAGTTGTTCGGTGGCTTCGATCCGATCGTGATTGACGTGGATGGTTCGGGTTGCGGGTTCTTCGATTTTACGTTTGAGGGCGACGACGCAGCGGGAATTCATTACGTCGTGACCGTCAGAAGCGGGATGGATGAGTACATTCAGAACCCGCTGGCGACTCAGCAGTGCCCGGCGTGTACATGTGCGACGATCATTCCTCGCAAGCTGTGTGCGACACTGCGACTCTATCCGGGTGACATTCCACTGGAAGAATGCGACCCTCGCATTAGTTCTCGAATTCTTGAGTTCGATTGCGACCGGACTTGGTTGCCCGCGACGGAATTCAACGTCGATGGTGTAGAATATATCGTTCGTGTTTTCTTGAGCGACCCAGACTACGCCGCTGGTCGTTTTCAAAATAAGTGCTCGATCACAGCAACGATCGACGGCGGTGTGTTCGCTCAGCATGACGTTATGGTTGGAGACTTGAACATCACCGACAATCCGACCGTCTACAACCTGGAGCACGGAGGCCATCCGTGCCTTGGCGGTCAAACCTGCGTCGGCCCGCAAAATTTCAAGACTGGCGAGGGCGTTCAAATCTGCGAGCCTGACCCTCAGGCGGACACAAAACTCTATCACACCGGCATCGCGTTCGAGATCGTTGTCTACAAAGAGGGTGACACTGGACCACGAGCAGGCGAACTGCGGATCGAAGAGATTCGGTGCGGCACTGGATGTGAGGCGACTGACCCAGATTCGTGCAACGGAGCTTGTCCGGGGTTTGAGATTCCGACTCTCGGCTGCGACGAGAAGATACTGGCGTGCGAGGTAGTCTCTCCAGGATGTACAGTTGACGGAACGATTTTGAATCTCAAATCGAGGGGAGGATTCACTCCGTCACCCGATGCTCCGCTTGAGTCATGCCAGGTCTACGTCTCCGACAGCCTGACGATCACGAACAATCTCGGCATGTACCCGATCTGTGAGGCTGATGGCTTTGGCGGCAGCTTTCAACTTGGTCTAGCCATCTGGTACGAGTACGACCCGCGATGTGACGCGAGTTCTGTCGTGGATATGTCGAAGTATCGTCTCTATTACCAGTTCATTGAGGTCTGCGGTCTCGACTCTTATCTGCTGACCGGAACGCTCTTGCCAGAACCAACGTCAACGTGCTCGCCGCCGGTTTTGGAGTTTAAGTTTGATTGCGACTTGATTCGTCAGTCGGCAGGTTCAATCGTGATTGGCAATTGCGATTGCTGTGATCCGTCAGGGCCGACCGGCGACTGCATGTTCAGGATAACTTTATGAGCGGACCCGGTTCACAACTCAAATCCATTCTCAACAGCCTTGGGATCGTCGTTACGGCCGAGTGCCCGTGTGCAGAGCACGTCCGGCAGATGGATGAATGGGGCGTAAACGGGTGTCGTGAACATCACGCGGAGATCGTGCAATGGCTCCGTGACGGCGTCGATTCTTTCGGTTGGAGTGCTCGCTTTCGAGCGGCGGCGAAGGCTGTTCAAACGGGACTCGCGTTCGAGGTGAATTGGTTCGATCCATTCCCCACGCTGGTTACGAAGGCGATCGACGCTGCCGAAGCCGATAAGACAGATTTCGGTCGTGGCTGCGAATGTCCTGTCCGTGGATTCTGCTCACGTCATAAGCGCGACATGAAAGCTCGCGACGTGCAGATTTGTCGCGGCGTCAACATCAGCGAAACGAAACGGGCGGAGTACATCGCAAGCTGGTCTCCAGAGAAGAAACCGCAATCGGTCCAATCATTGCGTTCAGGAGTGATTCATAAAGGGTCGCCTCCGGTGGTCGGCAATTGCCAATACCTCGGTGACGTTGTTCGCACGGTTGATTTGCCGACGTGCTGCGGCGGCGGCACAAAGACGTTCGACGTGCGTGGTTGTTCGTTGTTCGGAGAATGTCAGACGCGACACGCAATCAACGGCGTGCGGTCGTGCTTCTCCTGTGAGCGGCACTCCGGGCGAGCGAGTAACGTCGGCAAAGTGGAGTTTGTTTACGGTGTGAGAACCGTGCAGGCGAGGATCGACGATGGAACACTGAAAGCGACTCTCGATTCGCTGGCGGCGGCGGGGTTTGATAAGCCTTGGATCTTCGCGGACGGCGTTGATGACGTATCGGTGATTCGCAGCATGGGATTGGAGGTCACGAACTACTCGCCAGCGTTGCGAGCGGTCGGGTCGTTCATCACGTCGTTGTGGCAACTCTACGTCCGTTTCCCGCACGCTGACCGATACATCATGTTTGAGGACGACGTTGAAGCCGTGCGTGACTTGCGAACGCGACTTGAGACGATGGCGTGGCCCGGAGAGGCGTACCTCAACCTCTACACGTCGCGACGAAACGAGCGACTGACCGACGACGGTTGGCAGCCTGCACTCGATCGAGGTTTCGGATCGCAGGGCATCGTTTTTGATCGTGCGGCGATAGCCTCGCTACTTACGGCTCCGCATCTGACAAAGAAGGTCACTTCGATTGGAGGCCGCTCACCGGCTTGGCGGAACGTGGACGGAATGATTTGGCAGTGCATGACGGACGCGGGCTTCACCGAGTACGTTCACTGGCCGAGCCTTCTTCAGCACACGGGGCAGCAGAGCACTCTCGGAAACAACGGAGCACATCGGGCGAAGTCGTTTGTGGATGGCGAGAAGGGCGTTACGCTGATCACTCCGACGGGAGATCGACCGGAAGCCTTCGCGTTATGCGAGCGGTGGATGGCTCGCCAGACATTCACGGGACCGATTCAATGGATCGTGGTTGACGATGGCCGAGTGCCGACGAAATGCACGGCCGGACAGCAATACATTCGCCGCCAGCCGGGACGAAACGAGGGTCACACGCTTTCGCGAAACCTGCGAATCGCGATTCCGCACATCCAGCACGATCGAGTTTTGATCATCGAAGACGACGAGTGGTACGCTCCGGAATACATCGAGCGAATGAACGGCTGGCTCGACGATGACGCTCTTGTCGGCTGCGGTCTGACAACCTACTACTGGCCGCGAGAGGGCCGTTATCGCATCTACACGACACACAAGCACGCGAGCCTCTGTCGCACTGGATTTCGTCGCGATGTGCTTCCGCAGTTCATCGCCGCTTGCAAGTCCGATCATCGCTCGGTTGATTTGCGTTTCTGGGATCTTGTTAAAGGTCGCCGGCATGATCTTGAGCAACCGCTGAACGTCGGCATGAAACAGATGCCCGGTCGAGCGAGTGGCGGCGGCAGTTCCGCCAATGACGTGCGAGACCATGACTTCAAGATGCTGCGGAGGTGGCTGGGTGATGATGTCGAGCACTATCGGCAGGTGATGCCGAAGTTGATCGACCCGCTGCGAGCCGTCACTGAGCAGATCGTTGTCTACACGGTCGTCATCAACGGTTACGACCAGATTCGACGGCCTCTCGTCGTCAATCCGAACGTCCGATACGTCGCGATTACCGACGCTAATAACGTACCCTCGCCGTGGGAGATCTTGCGGCCAAACGTCACGCACCTGTCACCGAAGCACCGATCACGCCAGCCGAAGATTCTGGGGCCGGATCTGTTCCCAGAAGCCGACTGGACGATCTACCACGACGGACAATTGCAACTCGCAGTAGATCCTCTGGATGTACTCGCCGAGTGCGAGGCGTGGGGAGGTGACAAGCCGATGTACTTCTTCCGACACCAAGAACGCGATTGCATATACGACGAGGCGACGGCACTGGTGCGACGACACGACGACGTGGCAAGCAACGTGCAACACCAACTGCAACGGTACAACCAAGAGGGACACCCGGCACATTGGGGACTCTGGTTGGGAGGTATTCTGATCCGTCGCGGTCATGGTGCGTGCGATGAGTTCAATCGTGCTTGGTGGTCCGAGGTCTCAGCAGGCACGCATCGCGACCAACTAAGCCTGCCGGTGGCGTTACGTCGCACGTCCGCTGAATTCGGTGCGTTGCCGGCCAACTGGTGGTTGCAACTGTTCCGCTGGTATCAACACTCTCGTCATGGTAGCCAAGAACGACCGCAGACGTTGGCGATTCATAAGTAGGTGACAAATGTCTAATTCTACTGTTCGTGGTCCAAGGAAAGAAATTCTCAGGAAGTCGCAAGGTCGATCTTCAAGAGGTAGACCAAGTGGCCAAGGCAGAAAGTTTGGTTCAATAGATCGGTCAAAGTTGTACGCTGATGCTATGAAGAGGTATCTAGCAGTCGATACAGCTAGTGCTTTAGTTTCTGATGTCGTTTTTCGTCAGGAACGATGTCGTTCGTGCCCTCACAATGTCGATGATACATGCTCTCTGTGCGAATGCCCTCTCAAGAAGAACGCATTGAACAGCGGGAAGATTTCGTGGAGGTCGGAGCAGTGCCCAGCGGGGATGTGGTTCAGGCATAACGAGAATCGAAGACCGCTAGTGAAACCAAAAAGAAATCTGATCTTCCACCTGTACCCCATGCTTGGCGCTGAGTGGAATTGGCACTGGCACATCCAGAAGATTCGAGAAAAAAGCGATCTTTTTAATGGCAAGATTGCGATTGGCGTTACTGTTAGCCAATACACATCGTCTATTGATGATGTGAAAGAATTGTTTAACGGAGTTCCAGTGAGCGATTGGGTGGTAACGGAGAACAATAATCTTGCCGAGACGCTGACTTTCAACAAACTTCTTGAGACCATAAAAAACGAAGACCAGAATACGGTTACTCTTCGTGGTCACAGTAAGGGGGTGACTCACAAAGAAGGCGGGTTTGAGCAAGAGTGGGCCAGCTTGATGTGGGATACTTGCCTTGATTGGTTAAGCGTAGAAGACGCATTAAAGTCTCACTCGTTTGCCGGTCCCATGAAGTGTCATGAACCGCTGTTTGCGCGCCAGCGTTACAAGTGGTTTTACGCGGGATCTTTTTATTGGTTCAGGAATTCTGATGTTTTTTCGCGTGATTGGAGGTACGAATCAGATAAGAGATGGCACTCCGAGGAGTGGCCAGGGTTGATCTGTTCTGAATCTGAGGCCGCGTGCCTTTGCCACGATTTCGCAAGCCAGAGATCATTTGGTCCTGATTACTGGCGAAATCATGTTGTTCCCGATTTTTATCAATGGAAGACAGCTAGAGGCGAAAGTGCCAATTCCGATTTACATAAACGTCAGAAACAGATTGACGACAACAAGGATTCTGTCTGAGCAGTGCTCTTGCTTAGATGATGCTGTGCCGATCATTGTAGACAATGACTCTACGTGGCCTCCTCTTGTTGACTATCTTTCAAATTGCCCATTTGAAGTTTTCAAACTAGGAGAGAATGTCGGCAAGCACGCCCCCTGGAGGCACATTCCATCACCAGCATCGTTCATTAAGAATTGGGGCCAACCGAAGTACGTCGTCACTGACTGTGACCTTGATTTGTGTGATGTCCCAGTGGACGCACTTGGCGTCCTTGCCGAACCTTTTTCGTGGGGCCACGGGATAGTAAAGAGCGGGCTGTCATTGAGGATCGACGATCTCCCCTCTTGGCAGTCATCTGTTTTTGAATGGGAGTCGCAGTGGTGGACTAAGCCTGTTCGGGATGGTTTCTTTTCTGCGTGGATCGACACGACTTTCGCTGTTTATGATTGCTACACTCCGCATGAAAGAGCAACAAAGATTGCCGTGCCGACAGTCCGGTCTTCACCTCCGTATTGTGCGAGGCATATTCCTTGGTATCTCGACGGGAACAACCTGGATGACGAAAATCGCTATTACTTCGACAACGCGACAGTGAGTGCCACCTGGAAGCCGGTTGGGCAATCTCTTGAGATTCACGCAGCCGATTGAAGTTTCGGTTTCGGTTCGCTATAATGAACGACAAATACTAAGGTTCAATTACGCCATTCACGCCGAGCCTATTGAGATGGCTTGCCTGTCGATTGATTGTTCGCGGTGGATCTATCGGCTTAGACACCTACACCGAAGGAGTTTCTAAAATGCGACGTGCGATGATGTGTTTCTTGTTGTTTTTGGTTCCCTCTGTAGCCTCGGCACAGTGGTTCCCTGATCCCAACTCAGCGGTTGGCATTGCGGCGATAGACGCTTGGAATACGAGCGTTCCTGTTGATCCAGCATACAACGTGGTTGAGGCGTACCAGTTGTTTCTCAGCACGGCGAATCTGTCAGGCGTCGCAGTGGACATTGTGACTGACCCACTCGTGACTTCATGGGAAATCAATGATGTTGCGACATTGTGCGTCGATTTCCTGACGGAGCGAGCCAATGGAGATGCCTATTTCGCAGCAGCCGTTGTTAATCGCAACGCTGCTCGCGACAACTTCAACGATGGCTGGCGTTGGATGTTGGTCGGAACTTCAACGGGCAATACGACGGCAGTTCTCAAGTTTGCTGCTTGTTGTGCAAACTCCAGTTTGGCGATTTCTAAGTTCGATTCTGCGCAGAGTCACTACGACAAGTGCTTCTTGGATTACACGTCACTGCTGATGTTGAGGTCGAATGTGCGTGGTCGGGCTGGTTCGTTGATTCCGTGATGAGAGCGATCGTCGCCTTGAGTCTGGCTTGAACCTGAGAGACCAGTGTACATGTCTCGCCTTGTCGCATTCACGAACGGCTGTTTCGACTTGCTTGGAGCGCATCACGTTTCATTTCTTGAGCGATGCAAGCAGCAATGCGACGTGTTGATTGTTGGACTAAACACGGACGAATCGGTTTCTCGATTAAAGGGATCGATTCGTCCGATAGTCCCGTTTGCGACTCGCAAGCAGATGATTGAGTCGCTGCGTTGCGTTGATTTGGTTGTGCCGATGCCAGATAGCGAACCATCGGACTGGATTCGGAGGTTGATGCCGAACCTTGTCTTTAAGGGCTTCCCTAAGGGCAAGCCTGATACGTGGAACGAATCAAATATGCCTGAGATTGCGTTGTGCCGAGAACTTGAGATTCCTCTTGTTTTTCTCGAAGGCCCAGACGAGAGCACGACTCAAATGATTGAAAGAATCAAGAATGCCTGACAAGCAAATTCGTTTCCGTTTCGAGGCGGGCATGGGCGACGCGGTCCACATGGCGTTCCTGTTGCAGCTTTACAAAGCACGCGGATACGACATTCATGTCAGCGTGAACCAAAATCGAGATTTCATTTTCGATTGCGCCGAAGTGCGGCATGTTCCGATGAATCCGTCCGAGGCGTTTCACAAGTGGCGTTATCGCGAGTCGTGGGGCAATATGGACCTGCCCGTGTGGGTCACAAACAAGCCGATGCAAGGTCTTGATGACGAACTGATGCCTCCGTTGGGCGATCCAGAAATGACATGGAAAGAACTTTGTCATGTTCGCATTGTTTCTGATGGGTGCATCTCACAAGAGGCGTCTTGCGCTGTCGATGAATTCGTCAAGGATTTGCCACGACCAATCATGGCGCTGCATACCTGCGGAGATTCGTTTTCAACCAAGAAAAACCTCGACCATTCAACAACAAAGCAGTTCATGGAGATGTGGCTGGATCGAACTGGCGGAAGCATCGTGCAGTTGAACGCAGTGAAGTCGGAACCGTCTTTTCCGCATGAGCGAGTGAAGACGCACAAGAACTGGCGACGCATCGGTCTCGATTGGCTGTGTGCGTTGTATTACATGAGCGACTTGATGATCGGCGTTGATTCAGGACCGTTTCATCTGGCTTCGTTTACCGACGTTCCGTGTCTCGGCGTGTTCCGTCAGATTCAACCAGTCCACTGCTGTATCCCGAATCCGAACGCTTGGTATCTGGTGAGCGACATTCACCACGACGCTTGGGAGGCGAACAAAGACGACTGGAGTTTCGTTGAGTATCACGGACCTGAACCGGACGCCGAGGACATCTTTGAGGCGGCGCAGAAGAGATTGGCGTTCAATCACGGAAAGACTCCGCGATGATTATTGCGATCGACTTTGACGGCACGCTTTGCGACCACCGATTTCCTGAGATCGGAAACGAGGTTCCCGAAGCGTTTAAGTATCTCAAGGAGTTCCAAGAAGCCGGAGCGAAGCTGGTTCTTTGGACAATGCGAAGCGACGGCAGGGAAGATGGATTCAATCCGCTGACAGAAGCGATCGAGTGGTGCAAAGAGCGTGGCATTGAGTTCTGGTCGCACAACTCGAATCCAGAACAGTCTTCTTGGACTTCGTCCCCGAAGTGTTACGCGCATCTCTATATCGACGATGCTGCGTTTGGTTGCCCGCTGAAGACAAACCCAAGAAGCGGCGGAAGACCGTTTGTTGATTGGAACGTGGTGGGACCGATGGTGATGGAGATGATTCAGAAGTGAGATACCTAAACTACATCAACGTCGATCACGGCCCGAACTTTTGTGGAGTTGGCGATGTCATTCTTCTAGCTCACGCTATCGCCAACACGAAGGGCACAGAAGGCGAAATGCGACTCCGTTCTGACAACAAGAAAGATGTCTTGAGCCTGCTCGGCGAAGAGAACATTGAACGAGTCGTCGGCAGAAGTCCGTCTCCGATTTTCGGACACGAGGTTGAATGCCGAGGTTCGGTTCCGCGAATCGACTTGATCCGCCGTCACTTCAGGATCAACGCAGAGCCAAGGCGTCCACAGCTTCACATCACGGAAGGTGAGCGTCAGTACGCGAAGGACTGGTGGTCTGGATCGAGCGGCTATCTCGGCAAAAGGATTCTGCTGTGCATGGAAGTCGAGGACAAATCGAGACGGTGGGACGATGGATTCTTGAAGCTGTTGAAGCTGCTCGGTTCGGCCTCGTTCTTAAGGAAGGCGAATTGTGGGGCGTTGTGGGGAAATGTGGCGGCGATTATCGACATGGCGGATGTTGTCGTGGCGATTGATTCTGGGTACGCGCATGTTGCGGCAACGCTTGGCAAGAAAACGATTGTCGTTCTTGGTCCGACTCGACCGAACGCTTACTCCCATGCCGCCGACTGCGTGACGTGTATTACTCCGCCAGAGGACGATCCGTGTACTGGTTGCGTTTATGGTAATGTTTTTCGCGATAAGAAGTGCGACCGCAATGGTTGCGGTCAGATCGCGAAGATTAGTGCGGAATCGGTTTTTGAAGAGGTAGATAAATGTCTGAAGTGAAAGAAGTTTTTCGCGGCTATTATGTAACTGTGTTTCGTGACGAGACAGACAGAGAGTCGATCGTCTACGGTTCAGGTTCTGACTGGATGTCGCAGCTTGCAAAAGTCACAAATCATGTGCGTCCGAGGTGTCGATCTTGGCACGGCGATCGCAAACGAGCAGAAGACGACGCAATCGAGCGCCTCACTTTGAATGGCAGAGTGAATGAGTAAGCCTTTGATGTTTCGCACATACGCTCAACTCGCACAGGACATCCGAGAATGGTCTCGGCGTCTTCCTGAAGACATCATCGCTGTTGCTGGCAGCGGACGCTCAGGCATGATCGTGGCGTCGATGTTGATGGCGGAACGCAACATTCACTTGCTCAGCACGGATGAGTTGTTGTCTGGATCGAAGCCTTGGTTGTCTAGCAAGAGGCGTGCGTGTCACGCAAAGTTCGCAAAAGACGGCGGAAGGATTCTTGTCGTTGACGATACGGTATGCGGCGGTGGTCAAATTCAGACAGAGAGACAGAGACTTGGAAGAGAGTCTCGTGAAATGACTGGCGATGTCGTCCCAATTCAGTACGCCGTCGTCTACGCAATGGAGCAATCGAAACATATTGTCGATCATTACTTCCTGAACGTCGGCGACATCGACCATGTTTTTGAGTGGAACTGGCATCACCACTGGTTCTTGGAGAACACGCTCGTAGACATGGACGGTGTACTGTGTGAAGACTGGCCATTCACTTACGAGACAGGCGACAAGGCTGATGAATACATGCGGCACTTGGAGACCACGAAGCCGCTGATGAAACCTTCTTTTGAGATCGGCGAGATCGTGACAGGCAGGCTTGAGAAGTACCGACCACAGACGGAAGCGTGGCTGGCCAAGCACGGCATACGCTACAAATCGTTGAATATGTGTCCGTGCAACACGCCAGAGCAGCGTGACCTGAACGGCGGCAGTGCGACACGCAAGGCGAGGGTCTACATGGACCGCCCGAACGCGATGATGTTTGCCGAGTCGTGCCAGCATCAGGCGGAAGTGATTGCGAAGATCACTGGTCGGCCAGTTCTTTCTTACCAAGAGATGAAGTTCTACAACGGAGCACTGTGATGTCTGAAGAAATCGTGATTCGCGGCGAGACGTCCAAGGTTCGTGCTCGCCGCTTGGCGACAGGCTGGTTCGATAAGTACATGCCAGAGAACGCCGAATCTGGCCTTGATGTCGGATGCCAGCATGACCGAATCCACGAGACTCCAAATTGGCGTCCGTGGGATGTGATATTCGGTGACGGTGATGCGACTTATCTTGAAGGTGTTCCAGATGGATCAATCAGTCATCTATACGCCAGTCACGTATTGGAGCATCTAAAAGACCCAATTACGGCGGTCCGTAATTGGTGGCGAGTTCTAAAGCCGAATGGCCTCATGTGTGTTTCCGTGCCATCACGCGATCACTACGAACGCAAGAAGGAGCTTCCTTCAGTTTGGAATATAGAGCACGCATTTTTCTATGTAGAGAACGATGACGAACCGCCTTGCACGAAGGGGTTGCGCGCGACGATTGCAAGAGCGATCCCGGATGCGGAAGAGGTGTTTTTTGAACTGGACATCGAAGGCTGGTATCCTCCAGCCAAAGGGCAGCATTCACCAGGAAACTACAGTCTGACGATTGTGTTGAGGAAAACATGAACGATTCTTCTGGTCCCGAAATGTATATCGGCAAAAAATTCGGTCGTTTTGTTGTAGAATCTATCTGCGACGGGTACAAAAATCGCTCTATTTCAAAGGTGTCTTGCGTTTGTGAATGCGGAAAAAGAAAAGACGTACTGCTCAGAAATGTGTTAAACGGTAAATCAAGTTCATGTGGTTGCTACAGAAGCCAGAGGATTCGCGAAATAGCGACGACTCACGGTCTGTCTAATTCAAGAACGTATGGAATCTGGAATGGAATGATCCAGAGATGCACAAACAGTAATCGTCGAGGGTTTCCAGACTACGGAGGTAGAGGCATAGGCGTGTGTCAGCGCTGGCTCAATTCGTTTGAGGCGTTCCTAGAAGACATGGGTCATCCTCCATCAAGAAAGCACAGCATCGAAAGGATTGAGAACGACGGAAACTACGAACCCGTCAACTGTCGATGGGCTACCAGTCGAGAGCAATCTCTCAATAAATCCACAAACAGGTGGATTACATTCGGAGGCAGGACGCAGTGCCTTGAGGATTGGGCAAAAGAGACGGGCATTGACAAGACTACGATATTCAATCGTCTGAAGGCTGGATGGGAGGCATCTAAGGCGTTAGCGATAATTCCTTCTCCGCAAGAAAACAGAGTGTCGCCGGTAAACAGGCGGGACGTGATTGCTTGGCATGGAGTTTTTAGGTTTCTCGTATCGAATGGCGGAAGCGTCAATCTTTACGATGAATCGAAAATCGAGAAAATCGCGGCAGTGCTGGGATGGAAATACATCCCTAAAAAAACTGCTAAGGCGGTTATGTCTGCTCTTTATTGCGGCCACGGAAAGCTCAAGAAGTCATACGTTACTCTCAACAGTCATTGCATGGTCTCGTTCTCTCTTCCTGATGTCTTAACGGTTTGAAGGTATCGCAATGATCGACTTTGATTTCTTGAATCACGTCGAAGACAAGCGTTCTTCACTCAAGGCGTCTACGCCGATCGGGTCTCCGTATGTCGATCCTGTCATGGAAAAGACGTATGTATGTTCTCTTGGAGAGATCATCGGCAGGCTGAATCCGAAGCGATACTTGGCGATTGGCGGGCTATTCGGCACGACTGAGTCATACGCCATGCAGTGCTGCGGCTGGAAACCGGAAAAGATTTCGATCATCGACTTGGACTGTGCGGAATACAATCCAGATCGAGACAGCGGTGCTTTCCTTTACTCGAACATTTGCGGGACAAGACACAGCGGGTTTGACGGCCAGTTTCATTACCACAGAACGAACAGCCAGAACATTCTCCAAGGTCGCATCGGCGCTAACTCGGTCATGCAGTTCGACTGCATCTTTATTGATGGACAACATGACGCAGAGGCGGTCTACAAGGATATATCGAACGCTGTCTGGTGGTTGTCGAATCTCCCGAACTCTTGCATTCTCATTCACGACATCCAGCTTGAAGGCGGCGACGTTGGTGTGGGTTTCACGAAGTGGCAAGAAGATCATCCGTATTGGCATGGACTTGAGATACCGCATCACCTCGTTCCGCATGGACTAGGGGTTCTTTGGAATGGAGGCGTGCCATGAACTCTGACGGAGTGAAGTTCTGCAAGGCGTCTAAGAAACTGGCAGATGCTTGTGGTGGGTATGATCCGCTTGACTGGAAAGTCCAAGAACGGATTGCGCGACTCGGTAAAGAGGTTCGGCAGTTTGAGGTGAACCACCAAGAGATCATGGAGTTAATGGCGATTGCGATTGCTACGTTGCGTCGAGACTTTGTGTCTGGTGGTCTTGATCGCGTTTTTCGCAAGCATTGCGGAGGATGTGCGAGATGCGAATAGCCGTTCTTGGAGACGTTCTTTTGGATCACAACATCTTCGTCAAAGCGAAGAAGGTTGCTTCAGAAGGCCCGGTCATCGCTTTTGAGGAACAGTCCGAAGAATACTCGCTTGGCGGTGCCGGCAACGTCGCCGCGATGTGCAAGGCTCTCGGAGCAGAAGTTGTTCTGTGCGGAGTCGTTGGAAAAGACGGTCAAGGCGGCAGAATTTCAGACGAGTGCATTCAACGAGACATCGAGACAAAGCTGATCGCAAATGGAGAACATGCAACAACAGTCAAGAAACGCTACTTCGACATCCGTGATGGGCAGCGTCATCTCGTTGCTCGGTTCGACCGGGACTGCGGGTATCAATGTGACGCAAACGACGCACGAGTGTTCGTTAAGCGAATCCAAGAGTTCAAGCCTGACGCAGTCATTATCCAAGACCACGGCAAAGGCGTCGTGAATCGCGATCTCGTGAAGCTGGTTACTCAAGAACAATGGGCGACTTTCATTGATCCGTGTAGGACGACGCACCCAACCATGAACAGCCATGTGATTGTTGGCGGTGACTCAGAAATCTGCACGGACCAAAACTATCGAACGATGCACGACATGGTTTTCAAGATGGGCGCAGGAGGCGTCGCCTTCTATCCCGCAATGTCAGATCAGATGGAGTTCTTGATCGAGGCGTATTGCAAGCGTCCCGTGGACACCGTTGGCGCTGGGGACCAATTCATTTCCGCGTTGGTCGTTGAGCGTCTTCTTGGAGAAAGCTGGAAAGAAGCCTGCCACGTCGCGTCGATTGCGGCAGCGATCAAAAGCGGACGCTACGGCACGAAGCCTGTGACGTATGAGGAAATCCACGCTTATCAGATCGGAACGATGTGGTAACGAGTCAGAGAAAAGTGACCATCGGGGTTTTTACAGGCAGCTTTGATCCGCCTACGGCTGGCCACAAATGGATCGTTTGTCAGTCGATCCATGATTACGACAAGTTTTTCGTTATCATCGGAAAGCATCCAACGAAAAGACATCGGCACAGCGAGGCTGAGCGATACGAAATGTTGCTTCGCATGATGCCGATCGGATTAAGCATTAAGGCTTGTGAAATATCCGAGTTCCTGAAATCAATAAGAGACGAATTCCATAATTCTGATGTGACTTTGATTCGTGGTATTCGAGACAAAAAAGACTTCGAGTACGAGGCTGGTCTCTCTCAGGCTAAATACGAGTCACCGCCAATCGAAAATCTCAAGCAGATTTTCCTGATACCTCCGAAGTATTTGCGATGCGTCAGTTCTTCCGCTGTTCGCGGAGAACCGTGCGTGCGATATGAGCCGTGCGAAGCAATTGAGAATGCGAGAACTCGTTTCGATAGGTGCTTGAATTGTGGAATAATTCAACTCCCGGAAACGATCAGTGGAGGGCAAGTCCGTTTAATGCAAGACGTTTTCCCGGTGGACGTTGTTTCTTCAGAAGTTTTCTTTCTGAAGCGGATCGACATGAGCGATGTCTCGATTATCGGGGACAGGTATTGCCGACGCTCGAATTCCGTTGGTCCAATCATGGTGGATTCTGGATATCCGATGTCGATTGACGGGCCTCTCGTGATCGAAGGCAAGCACCGTTTTCTTGACGCAAAAGAACGCGGAGAGAGCGACATCCTTGCTTACGTCGGAATCAAAGCGATGAATTACTTTCGGTAGACCAGTGGATTTAACCAATGAACTTCTTCGTTTGGCTAATAACCGCGTTCGGCTTGAGCCAGATTTTGGTCTACTCGAAGCAGCTTGAGCCGTTCCGCAACTGGCTGGAGCCACGCAGCAAGTGGCTGAGCGAACTGTTCTCGTGCATGATGTGTACGGGGACTTGGGTAGGTTTTGCACTTTCGTTGACTTGCTGGAGTCCAACTTTCGAGTGCCACGTGGCACCTGAAAGTATCTCATGGTTTCTCGACGGGATGTTCGCCAGTGGCGGCGTCTGGATAATCAACACCTTCGTCAGTCATTTCGACGGAGAGTAGAGAGTAGCGGCATTCGTAGCATATCCCGGCGTCCCATTCGTACTTACTGACCATCTCTCCGCATTCTGTGCATTCCAGTTTGGCGTAATCGTGGTTTCTCATTGGTGCAGTCCCAGAGGACACGGCGAAACGAGTTTCTTGACCTCGACCATCAGCTCTTTCGTCGGCAGCAGTTTGCAGTTCTTCTCAAACTGAACACAGCCAGCACAGATTGTCAGTCGAGCGTTGGCGATCTCCAGCGAGACTTCTTCGTCACGCTTCCTGCGCTTGCGGCAGTTGCAGCCTCCTTCCTTGACGACGCGATCGGACATTAGAAAAGCTCTTTCTGACCAGGAAGCGGTTCCTTGGTTGTCTTCGCTTTTTCAGCCTTCTCTGCCTTGTCGAGAACATCGCCGAGCGACTTGATCATTTCTTCGTGGCCAAGAACGCCATGCACAGACATGACCGCATCCATCAGTTCTCGGTACTTCTCAGTTCCAAGCTGGGCGTGGACGTTGAACGACAGCGTGATGATCTCCTGACGCGCAACGTACTCGACTTCCTGTTTGTCGGCGTCCGCCTTGGCGGCAAGCTGCCTTTCTTTGCGGATCGCATCAGCCTGCGATTTTCCACGGAACACGACCCACAGCGAGTGCCACATCTCAAGAAGCTGTTCTTCGTTGAGGGAGTCGTATGCCGCCTTGGCGTCTTCGACGGAGAGACCTGAACCAGTGGCGAAGCAGAAGAGTTGCCCTTCAGGTTCCATGCACCAAACGCGAACCTCTTCTTCGCTTGGAATCTGCGTCTCAAAGAAACCTTTGAGTTCGTTCAGCAACGCCTCTTTCTTCGCGTCGCCTTCCGGGAAGTTCTTGGCGATCATGTCGTTGCGTGATTGCCATTCCGCAGCACGCTGTTCGCGGATTTTCTTGTTCGCTTCGATGGCGATTGAGTACCCGATACGGCATTCCTTGGTGGCACCGTTCGGCATCGTGAATGAAAATTGCAACTTAGGACTCCGTTCTTGTGGTTAAGGCTCGTCGCTGACTTCTTCTGTGGACGAGAATTCTTGCTCGATCATTTCGTAGTAGCGTGCGGCATCGTCAACATGCAGGCATTCGTGGGGTAGGTGTGGCGAAGCCCCCATTACGCACCAACCCGGAAACGAGCATACGTCTCGCACTTCAGACAGAAACCATTCGTCAAAGATTGATTCGTCGTAACGGTCGCTCATTTCGTCTTCCTGAAAATCGAACCAACGTAGAGTTCACGCAAGGTTTTCTTGGCTGAATCACGCATGTATCGCCATTCCGAAACGGCTGCTTTCTGCTTGACGCAGACGGCGACACGACGATCAAAAACGGAAACGTGACGATACACCGTTAGTTCTCCCATGGCGTTGAGTTTCTACCAAAACAAACATACAATCGCAATGCGTAAGAGGTCTCTTTTTAAGGAAGAACGAAATGGAAAAAGTAGAAGTTGAGTGCGTGACTGGAAAGTGGACCGTCAGTCTTTACAAGGAAGAACTCCGTGTGGTTTCTCCGTCTGGAGAGATGCTGCATCGAAGCCACGGACACCTGATGGCAGGGAAGCACATCGTGATGTTCTTGTCTGAAATGGAACTGTCTCGCGGAGAGCGGAAGGCTTTTCTTGAACAACTCTCACTGCGCGACAAAGAAATCGAGATGTTGAAAGACAGCCTTCAGGACCGAATGCGAGCGTATTCCGAGTTGGCTGAGCGAACGGGCAATCTGTAGACTGCCGCGAAAATCGGAGACTCTTTATGGCCACGGACATTGTTTCAAACGACGACGTTTTTCTTTTGCTAGGCATTGCCGAACCCACGGACTTGGTTCGGAATACCGTTGAATTGCTGCGTAAAGGCGTGGAAGCGGCAGTCAGGAACCAGGCGAAGTGGCAGATCACAGAGCAACAGATCGTCACGTTTTTGCCAGAATACAACAAGCCGACAGGCACGACCGTTAGCACGGCAAACATCTCTGCGGTCTATTCGCCTTCTAGCGGCAGGTACTATCAGTCGCGCATGAGGAACCGCATCCAGCTACCGACGTACTGGGTCAAAGAAATCGTTTCCGTCTATGTCGATGCAGGCGCATTGGCAGGAAATGGACCTGATGACTTTCCGGCTGGTTCGTTGCTCAACCCGGAAACCGACTACTACTTGGAGTCCAGTCGCGGCGTCAGCGGCGGCACGGCGTGGGGTGAGAGTGGCGGATTGATTCGCTCAGGACGGGATTGGCCCTCAACGGCAGGAACGATTCGCGTCGAGTTCGTGAGCGGTTTTTCGGCTACGGATCTCAATGGCGACTTCTACGATCTGAAGGCGCAGATACTCAACGAAGTGGCTGCACGCTGGCAGGCTCGCCAGAGGATCGCAAATCCGACGACGGGCATAAAATCCGAGAAACTTGGGGAATATTCGTACACTCTAAACACGTTTGACTCAGATTACGCTCCGTTCACTGGAGGGCTGTCTCAGGGGATGATCGACTTCCTCGCGTCCAATGGCTACATGATGTATATCGGCGTTTGACACTGCGAGCGGGGAGCGATTCCGGTCGATGTCGCTGGCATCCAGCCCGATCCCCCCGCTTCCGCTCTTTCTGTGTTGGCGTTCTCTTTGATACGATCCCGACACTATGTCGCAACTCCAAAACGATCTCGCTGCGCTTGATGGTTCCACCAACGACGGAACCACTGTTACCTGTCTTACGCATCTCATGTGGCCGTTTCTGGATTCACAGACGGCACTGACTGGCGACGGCGGAGAGGGCGTATTTTTTGACGTGACGGTTGGCGGTGTGTCACATAGATGCACTCGGATTTCTGATACCAAGCACACGGTTGTTGTGAACTAAAAAGAGCGACTCCGCGACCGATTCACGCGGATCAGCGCGACGTTGATTTTTAATCTGATTTAAGGAAGGACGGGCAGTAACCATAGCTTCCAGATATTGGGTTGGTGGAACTGCGTCGTGGGACTCCACAGCAGGCACAAAGTGGGCACTCACGTCAGGTGGTGCTGGAGGTCAGGCTGTTCCTGCGGCCGCTGACGACGTGTTCTTCGACGCATCTTCTGGTGCTGTGACTGTCACGAAGACAAACTCAACGAACGTTTGCCGCTCTCTGAACTTCACAGGATTCACAGGCACGTTTACGCACAACGCCAGCACTACGATTTCTATAGGTGATGGAACCGCTGGAGCGAGCAACGTCGCTCTTAAGCTAGTCTCCGGGATGACGTACACGCTTGGAAGTACGACGACTTCTGCATTCTCATTAGTCAGCACAAACGGGACACAGCAGACGATTGATTTTGGTGGCAAGACGTGCGGGAATTTGACAGTCAACGGGGCCGGATCGAGTTATCTACTAAATTCAGCAATCACGAACGCGGTGACTGGTACGTTCACACACACGGCAGGCACCTTTAACGCTAATGGATTCGCTGTCAGTTGCGGAAAGTACGTCACGTCTTCCGGCACCAAAACTCTGACTCTCGGAGCAACGACGTGGACTTGTACGGGTACTGGCACAGTCTGGGATTTCGCTACATCCGCTCCGACGTTTAATGCTGACACTTCAACGATTATTGTAAGCGGGTCTTCAACTACTTTTGCAGGCGGAGGCAAAACCTTTAACGTAGTTACTTTTTCAAACGATAACGTGACTGTCAGTGGTTCTAACACTTTTAACGTCCTGAACTTGAATAACGCAGGAGGTTCTGTTGGTACTGTTTTAACAGCCTCTACTACCCAGACGATAACAACGTCTATGACAACGAACGGGTCTGTTGGGAATTTTTGCAGAATTATCACAACGGTGTCGGCAACCAAGGCAAACCTATCTAAGTCAACAGGGACGGTGACACTTGATTACATAAACACAAAGGACTTGAATTGCACTGGTGGTGCAAAGTGGTTAGCAAAAAATGGAAAGTTGATAACTTCAAATGTTTCTGGAATATATTTCACTACAACTCCAGTCCCTGCTGGTGGTAACTGGTCAGCAACTGGAACGTGGCTCAATGGTGTCGTTCCTACAAATACATACGAGGTATTGATTGATTCAACTTCCGGTAATGTTACATTAGACACTTCCTGCATCGCTAATAGCCTAGACTGTTCTGGTTACACTGGGACGCTTACCGCTACTAATGGATTATCACTTTCGGGTGGAGTAGCAAACAGCAATGGAGTGCTTCTAAAGCTAGTGTCCGGCATGACCTATTCTGGTGCCGGAGCAATCACAATCAGCAAGACGCAAGCTGCTCAAGAGACTCTGGACTTTGGTGGTAAGACGATTGCAGCAATCACATTCAGTGGTTCTGGCGGTTCATGGCTGTTCAACGACGCCATGAGCGGGACTTCCTTAACTCAATCAAACGGCACGCTCAACACGAACAGCAAAGCGGTGACGGTGACGGGAGCGTTCTCGCTGTCGGCAGGTACGACAACGCTTGGAACGTCAGCCATCACGGCTGGCAGCGTCTCGATTACAGGGACCGGGGCTTGCACATTCGACAGTCTGACGATTACGGGAGCCGGAGCGGTCACTATCAGCACGAGCGGAACGGTTGCGTTTGGTTCGTCGGGGTTCACGAGCGGGGCAATCACCATTAGTAACGCGACGGTGACGTGGGGAACGGCAACGGTTGGATGTACGACGTTTGCTGTGAGTAGCGGTTCATTGACTGCAACGAATCTGACGTGGACGGGAAGCAGCACAATTGGTCTGTCTGGTGGGACGGTTTCGTGGGGTTCGTCAGCCGTTACATGCACGGGATTCACAGCGAACGGTGCGACGGTTTCTTGGGGAACTGGTTCACTTAATTGCACGACGTTCTCTAAGAGCACGACGGCGACTTTCATTGCTACGAATTTAACCGTCACGGCTTCCAGTACGATGACGTTGTTCGCCGGTAATTCGGTTGACTGGGGTTCTTCAGCAGTTACTTGCACGGCGTTTACAATTAGCGGAGCCACGGTGGTATGGGGGACAGGGTCGCTGAATTGCACGACGTTCAGCAATTCGAGTGGTTCGCTCTCTGCGACTAACCTGACCATCACGGCCTCTTCAACAATCGGAATGACAGGCGGAACTCAGTCCCTCGGAGCATCTCAGATATCAGGTACGACGTTCACGGCAAGCGGTTCAACGATCACCGCCGGAACTTCAAAAATTACCTGCACAGGCTTCATTTCGACGACATCACTCACGTTGTACGACTTCTCAATCATTCCAACAGCAGCACTAACCGTTTTAATCTCAACAAACCACACAATCAGCCATGCTCTTGTTTTGACCGGGTTTAATTCAACAAACTCTAGGATGTATTTCGGAAGCAACACACGAGGCACAACCCGAACCATCACCTGCAACGGAACAGTGACAGCTTCCCAAGTTCTATTTGAGGACATCACTGGAGCGGGTTCGGCAAACTGGAACTTGTCGGGTAGCATTGTTGGTGACTGCGGTGGGAATTCCGGTATCACGTTCACGACTTCCGCAACGCAGACTTGGAGCGGGACGAGTGGAGGTAACTGGTCGGCGAACGCTTGGACTTCACGAGTCCCACTGCCGCAGGATGACGTGGTCATCAATCAGGCGTTTTCGGCTCAGACGATTACACAAGATTCTGGAGATATTGGCAGAAATGTAAATTTCACTGGTTCTACAGGACTGACGTTTTCAACATCAGCGACACGGCCTTACGTTTACGGTTCATTGACGTTCGCGACAGGGATGGCAGTCACGGTAACAGGAACAACCTCAATCTATTTCCGAGGTCGCGGCGTTAATTCGACACTCACAAGCAACGGTGTAACTCTACCTCAAGCAGTTATGTGCGACACAATAAATGGAACTGTGTTACTTGGAGACAATTTGTCGGAGACTCGACAAAACACAAACGTAGATACGCAAAGCGGGACGTTTGATTTGAATGGGTTTAATCTAACAACGACAAGGGGTATCGCTTCTGCAACTGGAACTACGACATTTTTTAGAAGCGGAGTTATCACAATAACCGCCGAAGACACTCGGCAAAGTGTATTAAGTTTTCCAAACGGCACGGTCAACAGTGGCACATCAACGATAATCGTAAATCCTGGTTCGACAACGATAGCACATACTTTTGATGCAAATTCAAATACACTAAACAACGTCACAATCAACACAGATAAAGTGACTCTTCAGAGTGCCGGAACTTATAACCTGTTGACAGCGAATGTTGCTGGGATGACTAATGGGTTGCTAATGCTGGCCGGAGTAACTCATACCGTTTCCGGGTTTGCGACGAATGGTTCCGCCGGAAACCTCGCGAAGCTGGTCTCAACAGTCGGAGCGTCACCAGCAACCATCTCGTGTGCAAGCGGCACAATCTCCGTCGATTACATGAGCATCCAGGACTCAGCCGCGACAGGCGGAGCGACGTTCTACGCCGGAGCGAATTCAACTAACGTAAGCGGCAACACGGGGTGGATTTTCTCAGCACCTCCACAAAGCAGCATCGTTCCGATGATGCGAAGACAACGACAACCAATTTACCAAAGGTGATATCATGCGTGGCGTTTACGGCGCGAATTATCGAATTGCAGGCGTGACGACTGGAAAAACCCTGCTCTACATCACTGTTCCATCAACGATCGTCGTTGACATTCTTTCGTGCTATGTCACAAATGAATCTAACGAAACGAACGAGCAGCTTCTTTGTTGCTTGCAGCGTGTCACTACTCTGGGAACGCCGACCGCAACGACGATCACACCGACTAAAGCTGAGAAAGGCGATCAAGCTGCGGCATCAACAGTCAAAGCGAATGTCACAGCCTCTGAGCCGACATACGGGGCTATCGCTCAGGGCGGGGCGATTGTTGACGCTGACGGACTACAGGGTTTCCCGTCATTGTCAGGATGGGCGTACCAGCCGACGCCAGAAGAGAGACAAACGATTGCTCCGGGTGACACATGGGGATTGAGATTAGTCAACACGATCACGTCTGCCGACCTCTGTGTTCAACTCAACTTCCAGGAACGTGGATAATCAATGCCGGGTTTGTTCCACAGGCTGACGCGAGTATTTCCAAGGCAGAGACTTTGGCAACGCTGGGATCGTGTCGCTAAGCCCCCTGGCGTTGCGGTACTCATGCCAGCGGCGGCACCGACAACGGTCGTCTGGGACCAGACATCAAACTCCGGTGCTCAGATTTTCCAGTCGAGCTATTCCTGGAACGTGACCTGTTCTGGCAGCAACAGATACCTCGTCATCTCTGTCGGAATCATGAGTGTCGGAGGGAGCGTGAGCAGCATCACGCGAGATGGGCAGTCTTTTACATCACTTGGAACAGTCACGAACGGAATCTGCCGTTCGGAATTGTGGGGACTCGTCGCCCCGAACAGTGGCACGAAATCTTGCACGGTCACGCTGTCTGGGAGCATCGACTCGGCGGCAACTGCCAACAGTTTTACGAACGTCGATCAATCGACCTCGTCCGAGGCGTTCAGTTCAAACAGCGGTGGCGGTGGGATGGGTTCGGATGACGCGACGGTCGATGTCACGACGACGGTTGATGGCGATTTCGTTGTCGATTGCCTATCCACGACAGACATGATTGTCGCTGTCGGTGCCGGGCAGACTGAGCGTAGTAATATCACGGGTGTGTCAGGTTCAGCGTGCTCATCAACCGAGGGCCAGAAAACTCCGGCTGGTGCCGTGACGATGAGTTGGACCGGACTCGATATGGGCATGGTCTGGGCCATCGCGGCGGTTGCGTTGCGGCCTGTTCCGTCTTCTGTACCGACTGACGTGACACCAACATCTGGGTCTCTGATTACTAGCGGACAGTCGCTGCTTGTCACAAAAGACACGAACGTCACGCCTTCATTGGCAAGCCTCACAGCTTCTGGTCAATCACTGGTCGTCACAAAAGAGACAAACGCAACGCCTCTTGCGGCGTCTCTCGCGACGACGCCTCAGTCGCTTCTGATCACGACTGACTCGAACATATCGCCGAGCAATGCGACCCTGGCGACTTCCGGTCAGTCTCTTTTAGTTACCACGGAATCTAACGTAACTCCATCTAGCGTAAGTCTCGTTGCGTCAGGTCGGTTACTGTTAGTCACTACCGAATCAAATGTATCCCCTGCGTCGGCATCGCTGACTGCGTCTCTGCAAGATTTATTGGTAACAACAGAAACGAATCTTGCTCCATCATCCAGCAGTTTGGTGCTGAACGGGCAGAATCTTGAAATCACTATCGGCTTGACGCTCACTCCAGACGCCGTGTCTCTAGTGCTTTCTGGGCAGTCGCCAACGGTGTTTCTGGAAGAAAACGCATCACCAAGTGCTGCAAGCCTGACGCTCACAGGTCAATCGCTGCTGGCAACAACGGACACGAACGTCTCTTTCTCTGCTTCTTCGCTGACTCTTTCTTCGCAAGCACTGGTTGTCTCGACTGCAACGAACGTAACTCCAGTCAACCAAAGCCTCGCTACGTCAGGGCAATCGCTATTGGTGACGTTTGGAGAGAATCTCTCGCCAACAGCGGGCAGTCTGATTCTTTCAGGCCAGTCGCTAATTGTCACGACAGAATCGAACATCAGTCCCAGTTCCGTCTCGTTGTCTGCGAGTGGCGGAAATCTACTGGTCACTGCCGAATCCAACTTAACTCCATCGGCATCTTTTCTGGTTCTTTCTGGTCAGTCGCTGATTGCGAACGAAGCAATCGTCATTCATCCAGACGCGGCAAGTCTTGTCGTGTCTGGTCAGCCTGCGGACGTAAAGACGCCAATTGACGCGATTCCGTCCCCGGCATCACTGATTGCAACAGCGGCATATCCGGTCGTGTTTTTGGAGACAAACGCAAGCCCCGGATCGTCATCGTTGGCCGTGTCTGGTTCCGGCTTGACCGTAACAACGGAAACGAACGTCACGCCAATCTCAAGTTCGATGACTCTGACTGGTCAATTAGCAATCGCGTTGACTCCCGTGGATTGCGTTTTCAGTCACACGTCGCTCACGGTCTCGATGCAGAACGCAATTGCCGCCTTGGTTGAGGAAGGCGTCACTATTGCTTCGGCTGTGGTATTCACGCCCAAGGCGAATTGTGTAGTATCCCGCCCGAAGGCAGTCGCAACCGCCGTTGGTGGTTCCGTGGCTTCAGTGGTCGCTAAAGTAGCGAAAGCATCAGCAACAACGAAACGTCCCACTGCAACTGCGGTGGTTACTAAGTTTTAAGGAGACATGCCGTGGCCGCTGGCGCGTGGACACTCACGAGTGAAGGCAGAACAAAACTGCTTGACGGAACTTTCGACATCGACAGCGATACATGGAAGTGTGCGCTGTTTCTTTCAACGTCAAACATTGGTGCGGCATCAACGACGTATGCCGGTCTGACGAACGAGCACGCGAACGCCAATGGCTACACAACAGGTGGCAAGAGTGTGACGCTTGGACTGTCTGGCACAACGACCGTTACCGTCAGCCTGACGAACAACACATGGACCGCTTCCGGTGGTTCCATCGTGGCGAGGTTCGCTGTCATTTATGAGGTCGGTGGGCGCGTTCTTGCTTACGCACTTTTGGACGCCACGCCAGCGGATGTTACCGTGACCGATGGAAATGCTCTGAATCTTCTGGGCACAAACGGCGTATTCACGTTGGCGTAGTTATTGGCTTCAATCAACATAGGTGAAGCCGATGGCGACGGTGCTTCAAGATGGCGATGGCGAGGACGCAGTCTTCCAAGAGGGAGAGAGCGGAAATCTCGTCGTCGTTTTTAAGGACATGGACGGCAATGCAATCGCTAAGGCGGCGTTGATTTCTTTGGTCTGCACGCAGTACGACAGAGACACAAGAACTGTCATCAATGGTCGCGAGAACCAGAACGTCTTGGACGCCAATAACGGCGCAGTGGCAAGCAACGGAACGCTGACGTTGCGTCTTGGTCCTGACGACACGGTTTTGATCGGCAATCTGGCATATGGAAGTTCAGAAACTCACTGCCTACTTTTTCGCTGGACTTGGTCTGACTCTGTCGAAACACGCACTGGCAAGTGTGGTCCACTGACGTTTCGGATTGAGAATCTAGTGGAACCAACGTAGTCTTGCGCAATGGATCAAGACCAACAGCCGTCGTACCAGCTTTTCGACGCAGACCTTCTACGCAGCAAACTAGCGACTCGCGAATTAGCGATGCTCGATCTCCTTGAAGAAGGAGACCCGTTCCCGCTGATTCGATTCGAGTGGCCAGAACTCATCATCACGGACATGGAAGAACGTGCTGAGTTCGCCAAGCACCTCGAAAGAAAAGACAACCTCGATCTCAGACTCGATGACTTTCAGGTCGATGCAATCCGCTCGGTGTTTGACAACCGGCACACACAGCTTTTCGTTAGCGGTGCAACGAAGTTGGGAAAAGGTTTCACGGTCGGAGGCTTGATAGTCAATATCTGGTTCGAGAGGTTCACGAACTGCAAGATCATCCTGATTGGACCGAACAACGGGCACGTCCGCGACAATCTTTTTGGAGAAGCGAAGACGTGGAGACTGCGAATGTCGTCGTACAAGATGGGCATCTCTCAGGTAGACGTGCAGAAGGAACGTATCGAAGAGATCGGCAAGGACAGCCACTTCATCAAGATCGTCAACACGGAGTCTGGCGAAGGACTTTCTGGCTACCACAGCTATGATTCGTATACTAACGCCCCCTGTACGCTTATTTGCGTGGACGAGGCATCGGGTTGTCCAGAAAATTACTACAACGACGCCTTGTCTCAGGTGCGGTTCTTTATCGCCATTTCGAATCCGCGTGCTCCGTCAGGCTGGTTCTACAGAGCATATGCCGCTGCCAAGACGTTTGAGTCAGGAATCATCACACAGAACTCTTCAACGGGTCCGAGACGGCTTCAGTCGATCGGGTTGATGCACTGCGTCAACGTGAAGGCGAACAGACTATCGAATCGAATATCGCCGCCGAAAGGGATTCATGTCCGTGGCAGGAAGTTCGCTCCCGGCGAGTTCATTCCTGACGAGTTCACAAAAGACATCAAGCCGTTGATTCCCGGACAGGGGACGCTGGACATCTTCCAGAGCGTCGAAGAAACAAAAGACAGGGAGTGGCGAGCGTATGGTCGGTTCCCGAAGACAGGCAGTGAGTTTGAAATCTACGGTTCGGCGTGGCCGCGAATTCTTGGCGACAAGTGGATCGAAAAAGAGTCGCTGATTACGGCACGAGCGGTTGGAGTGGACGTTGGCGCATCGAAGCGTGGCGACCCAAGCTGTTTTGTTTTTGGCGACAACGTCGGTATCAAAGAGATCGTTCTTGAGAAGATTCAGAATCAGGCAGAGTTGCAGGGAGCGTTCGCTGAGATATGCCTTGGGCGTGGACTCAGAATCTACGAAGGCATGGTTCCGATTGGCATCGACTACACCGGGGTCGGCAAGGGCTTGGCAGACAATCTTGAGAAGGACGGAGCATGGGTCATCAAGGTGGAGTTCGGCGCTGCCGCCGAGCGTGACAAGATGCAATACATGAATCGCCGTGCGGAGATTTGCGGCGAGTTTGCAGACGCGATTGACCCTGAGATGAATCTGACGCCGTGGCTGATTCCGAACGATTCGTATGCCGCTCCGTTGTGGGAAGAACTGTTCGCTCACGAGAAGGTATTCACAGGCAAGCCAGGACAGTATCGCTTGAACGACAAACGCAAGAAGCCGACACAGAAGTCTACGGTCGCTTTGGATAATCGGCAGAGCGTTGAAGAAAAGATCGGACGTTCGTCTGACCGTGCTGACGCGGCATGGCTGCTTTTTCAAGCCGTGCGTGAACTCCCTGAGTTCGGCGACAACCTCGTGCGACAGTTCGATCCAGCGATGGAGGTGAAGGACGTGTACCGCGACAAGCAGTCCAAGCTGGTTCAGGTTCTGTATTGGAGCGGCAAAGAAGAAACGATCAGCGAAGAACTGTACGAGGCAAAGTTCGGCAAGGATTTTCAGTCGCTCGGCTCCGTGAACTGGGCGGAGGAACTGAGGAAATCCGTGATCGCTGGACGGTAGGCTTGTTTCTTTTGGAGAACGCGATTAAAATGCCGATACGAAATTCAGGCGTGCTCTGAGTTGCGGTTTTGGCAAGCCGCCGATGGCTGACGCCTTCGTGGTAGTAAATAGCCGCAAAACTACGCAGAGGCTTTGAAAGGCAAGCAATGGCGATATACAGGAACAAGCCAGTCACTGTTGCGGCAGAGCAGTTCTTCTATGGAAAGCCGCTCCCCTTCTTGAGTCGCGGACCTGTCGTGAAGTGTGACGGCTATATGTTCTACGTCGAAACGATTCACGGACAGAAAGTGTATCTCGCGGATGGGGACTGGGTGATTATCGAACCCGGATGCGAATTGCTGGCTTATCCGTGCAAGGCGAATGTTTTCAACACCAGATACGAAATGATTTGCGAATGAACATCGAAATCAGTCCCGGCAACTACAAAGTCAAGATCGGCGAAACGGAGCACGAACTCTCGCTCGCGGACTTGATGACGCTCGGCAACGCAATCAAGCAGTGCTTGCCGCCAGAGATTCGATATGGCGACCAGATACGCCAAGGCGTGACTGAGTTCACGGGACCGAAGCAAGGCTTGGATCGACAGACGTTCGGACAAGTGGTTGCGCCGCCGAACGGATGGTCCGTTGGAGTGCCGGTGAAGATCGAAGACGTGATTGGCGAAACGAAAGGCAAAGAAGATGGCAATCAGCAAGAAGGAACAGAAGCGGTTCGATGACATCACGCAAGAACTGCGTCTTCTGTCCGCGTTTCATTTGACGGCCAAGGCTGAACCACCAGACGTTCCTCGACCGAAAAACTCTTCGGATTTCTTGTGCGGCTACACGATCAACGAATACACGCGAAAGGTTCTTCCGTCGCTTACAAAGTCGCATTATCACGGGACAAACTTCGAGAACGAAGGGTTCCCGAATAAGACGACGACGCAAGGCGGATTGGATTTGTTTTCGTCGAAGCTGAAGGCTTTGCGTGCTCTACGAAATCTTGTTGAGCGTCAGTGTTGCGAGATGCTCTTGGCGGTTGACGAGAAGATCGAAAAAGAACTTGGCAAGGAGTAGCAGTTCATGGCTGAAGGAAGTTCTTTGTGGTGGGCCTGTGACCTTCCGTGGTTGTCCCGAATGTGTTGGGCTTCGTACTCCTCCAAGTATTACACGGACGATTCGTGGTATGCGGCGGACTACGGAGTCGCACAGAAGATTCACGAGTGTCTCGGATATCCGCGTGACGAAAAACTGACGACCGATGCGGTCGAGAAAACAATCGACACGGTGATGAACGAGATCACTTGGTCGCTTGAGAGGCTTGAACCAGAGCGTGCGTTTATCTGTCTTGATTCAGGCGACTCGGAACGAAAGATCATCGACCCAAACTACAAGCGGATGCGTTCGGCTGTTCCCGCCGAGTATTGGGGCATGTATCAATGCCTGTTGAACGAGATCGACCAGAACTTCGAGGATAAACTCCAACTCTGCGTCGCTCAAGCGTGGGAAGCTGACGACTGCATGGCGACGATCGCTAAGGCGGCAGTACGACGTGAGAAGAAGTGTGTGATGATGTGTGTTGATAAAGATATGCGGCAGTGTATGGTTCCAGGAAAAGTGAACATGCAGCGTCGCGTTCGGAATGAGTATGGGGTTCCGTCGTGGCAGTTTTATCGGGCTGATGACGCAGCGACGGACTGGAACTGCGAATGGACTCAGTTTTTGGACATGCAGGTGCTGGCGGGAGATGCGACGGATAGGGTAAAGGGATGCCACGGCGTCGGACTTCAGACGGCGTCAACACTTCTTGAGGCGTATGGTTCCGTCGAGAAGATGAAGACGATGGAAGGGTTCCCGATTGTGAACCGCAAGGTGGATGACGATCTGTTTGAGTTCTTGAAGAAGCGAGAACCGATTGATCGTTCTTTGGTCAGGCTGCGTGACGACCTGATGTTGTTTAACCCGATGACGCAAGCGGTGGTGATCCTGTAATGAAACCAATTACTCCTGAAGAAGTTGTCGAAAAGAAACGTGAGTCGCTGCCAGACTTCGTAATCGACGCATTCAACAAACTGATCGCTGAGCGATGGGACGGTCGCGACTCTTCATTCAAGCAAGATGACGTGATCGCTTTGATTGTCGGCCACGATTCGGCTTTAGCGGCTACAAGAGAAGAGATTTTCTCCAAGCATTACTTGGACGTTGAGGACATTTACCGAGAGGCTGGATGGGGAGTCCTTTACGAAAAGCCTGGATACAACGAAACCGGACCTGCGGTGTTCCGATTCACGAAGAAGAAGCCATGACTCCAATCAAAGAAATGTCCGCTGAAGATCGAATGCGTCGAGCGTTGTTGGTCATCGAAGGACTGGCGACGGACATGAACGACGTTGATAGTTATTCTTTGCTGAAATCGCTAAGGAAGATTGTCGGAGACGTATACGCAATCGCTCACGCGGCGAGCGGACTGTGCTGCACTGGTGGTTCGTTCGATCAGTTTTACAAGGTCCAAGAAGACGCTGAGAAGTTCTTGAAAGATGCGAACATCGTTGATGTCGCCGAAGCAATGAAACGCAAACCAAAGTATTAGGAGCGAAAAAATGAGTGAAGGCAAAATCTACGGTGCGATCTCGAACATTCTCAACGAGATTGACGCGATTGGCAAAGACCGCAAGAACGAGTCCCAGAACTTTTGGTTTCGCGGCATCGACCAAGTCTACGCGGCGATCCATCCGCTGCTTGCGAAGTATCGCGTGTTCCCGACATGCAAGGTTCTTGGCCAGCACCGCGAAGAGAAGCAGACCAAGGCTGGCGGCACGATGGCGTACACGCTGCTGACCCTCGAATACACGTTCTGGGCTGAAGACGGGTCAAGTGTCTCGACTCAGGTTGTTGGTGAAGGGATGGACAGTGGGGACAAAAGTTCCAACAAAAGTCTCAGTTCCGGTTACAAATACGCGCTTTTTCAGATGCTCTGTATTCCGACTGTCGCCGTCGATCCAGACTACGAGACGCACGAACTGCAATCGAATCGCGAACCACGATTTCAGACTCCGCCACCGTCTCAGCGACCACAGAGTCAGCCGCAACAGTCTCAATATCAGCCGCCTCCGCAGAACGCTCCGCAACAACAGGCACCACAGCAGCAACCACAGGGAGGCGGTGGCAAGTTCGTGAATCTCGTTTGTCCGTACTGCGGAGTCGAGGCTGTCGGAAAGTCGTCCTACGACACTCCCAAAAACAGCGGTCTTTTTGGTGGATACTGTTATCCCAAAAGCGGCGGATGCAAGGCGCAGTTTACTCCAGGTCAATTCGAGGAACTACAGCGAGGAACGAGTCAGCAGCAACAACCGCCGCCTCAGCAACCGCAGCAGCAATACTTCCCGCCGCAACAGGCGGCACCTCAACAACAGCCTCAGTATCAGCAACCGGCTCCGCAACAGTCTTCACAAGTTCCAGAGAACGGATACCATGAGGGCACGAATATCCCGAAGGATTCGACTTTCGTTCCATTCTGAGCGCGTTGAACAATGGCAGCAATCAGCCCTGAAAAGAAGTTCGCGATTCATCGAGCGGTCAATATCGACGGCTTGACGTTCAATCAGGCTGCCAAGTTCTTTCACGTTTCGTCTCCAGTTGAAGTCAAAGCGATCTGCGAAGAGGTCAGTAAAGAAAACGAGGATCGGTTCACGACGCGAGCGGACTATCAGAGAGATTTTCACACAGAGCGAATGAATGAAATCTATCTGATGGCGAGGCGAGAATTCGACGAGAGCAAGAAGCCGACACGCAAGAAGTTCGTGGACACGATCACCCGAAAAAAGAAGACAGACGATGGCGACGAGTACGACGAAGTGGTTGGAACGAAGACGCGAACTGTAATCGAGCAGAACCGGGCTGACCCGCGATGGGCGAACACGGCTTTGGCGGCAACGGAAACGATCTTGGACGCTAATGGCTGGAAGGTTCCGAAGCAGTTGAACGTCAGCCAGCACCATTTACATGATGTCCAGGTTTCGCTCAAAAATCTATCGCGAGAAGAACTGAAGCAGATCGCCTCGCTGGAGATGTTGCAACAGCAGGGCGTGCTTCGGATCATGGACAAGAATGTTCCGAAGCCTGTCGAGGCGACGGTGATCGAAAAGAAAGAAGAAGCGAAGCACGATGCGACGCCGTTCTGAGTGCAAGATTTCCGATTGGGTTGATTCGGTCCCTGCGTGCTGCATGTGGTGCGGTTCGACGGGTGGATGGCTTGGGCTGCAAGTTCACCACATCGAAAGGCGTTCGGCTTCGAGTTCGGCTTTTCGCGATTGCCCGATGAATCTTTTGAAGTTATGCGAGAAGTGCCACTCAGGAGTTTTTGATACTCTCGACCACGTCGTTCAGTTGGCCGTTAAGCGAGATCGGGATTTTTCGAGTTACGACTTACAAGCATGGCTTAGAATACGCGATCCTGAACTACGTGCTCCGAATCGGATCACACAAGAAGAAGTTGACGCAGTTGTTTTGAATCTTCCGAAGACAAGTTCCGGTTTACGTTTCTAAAGAAAGACAAAGATGCTCACCGAAGAAGATGCCGCCGAGGTCCGTGCAATCGTCTCGGACCTCGTAATGACAAATGCTACCGTCTTTGCGAATGCGAGTTTTTCTGACGGTCTCGTTGTCGCGTTCAAGCAGAGCGTGAGGGTTCCGAACTGGCCTGTGGCGGGTGATGCCGGCTTCTACATCAAGCCGCTGAAAGCGGTTGCAGTGGAAGTCGAATACAACACCTACAAGGATCGGTTTCGCATCCAGCTTGGTGATCCTGAGACGAAAGAAGAAGGCGTCACGTTCAACAAGCCGTTCGATGTGGACCGTTTTCTTGGCGGCATGAACCGCTGGGGTTGGACGGCAATCCAATGCTGCCACGAAGACATTCGCGTGGCACGCGAGATCGAACGTCGATTGCCGCGCTGCAGGGCAGTGACCGTGAACGAGTTCTATAAGCTGAGAACAGTGGATGACGAATAATGGCCAAGGTAGTTGAGTGGGACGAAGTTCAAAAACGGAATTGGAGCGATTGGGTTGCCAGTCGTCCTGATTGCGTTCGCGTTGTTTGCGAGCGACTTCCTGTTGATCGTCTCTATCGAATGACAAGCACTAAGCAGCGAGTCACAGTCAGGTCTTTTAACGAGGATGGCACTGTTACGGTTCGCGTCAGCGCGAAATACAACTTCATCGCGACGCACGAGAGGGATGTTTTTGGGATCGACCCAAACGATCTGCAAGAATGCGAACTTCCAGAAAAAGATGAAATCGTCGGGCTGCTTGATGTAAACCAGTTGGTTTGCGACATGACCGATGAATACCTGAGATCAGACACGGAGAAAAACTGAGTGACGCCAGACCTATACATTCCGCATCTCGGAAACGAAGGTTTCGCTGGTTGCACGCTGATTCAAACGGACATCGGAGCGATGCGTGTCGATGAACTTTCGCATTTGCATCCAGAGTCAATCGCGACGATCTGGGACGGCATGAAGTGCTATCGTAAGATAGAGCGCTACAAGCGACTCAAGAATCGGATGTGTGTTTCTTTCGCAACGCTGACGTCGCGAGTTGTCTGCACGTTGGAGTTGCCAGTTCTTGTGAAGCACGAAGATGGTTCGGCAGTCTGGAAGCCGGCAGGCAGTATGCAGATCGACGATAAGGTTTTGGTGGCAGCGAGTGATTACCTGTCGGCGTCATGGCAGCCCGTGGTTGATGTCGGGATCGAAGAGGTTCAGCCAGTCTGGAATTTGACGATTGTGCAGACGCACTGCTGCTGGGCGGATCGGATTCTTTGTCACCACTGAGTGTGAATGAGAACGGTTTTTGAGGCACGCGAACATGACTACGAAGAAGGCGAACTGGGCGACGATTAAAAAGAAGGCGATCAAGTTCCGTGATCCTTACAGAACTGTTGGACCGCATCTGGTTCAGATCGCTGAGATACTGGATTTTGTTGGTCGCCACATGGAGTTCTACAGCGGCTTCGGAGAGATGGGCCATCAAGGCCGTGAACTGATTGCGTGTGGCAAGAAAGTCGAAGTCTGGATCAAGAAGGCAAAGAAGCGAAAACCGAGGCGACGCCCGTTGGTCGGGCAGGCGTAGAATTACGCTGGGTTCGTGGCATAGGAACACAAGCGAACGACTGGTTCGATTCCAGGACCTCGAATTTGAACACAAAAACAATCCGACAAGGGACTCATTGATGCAATTGCTTCCGCACCACCCATACTGCGAAATTTTCGGTCATGTTTTGGGCGATGAATACGACGATCTTGTCGAGTCGATCAAAGACAACGGGCTTGAAGACTGGATCGTGACTTACGAAGGGCAAGTTCTTGATGGTAAGAACCGCCAACTCGCCTGTCGTGACGCTGGAATCGCTCCGCAGTACCGTGAGTGGGAACCTCCAGACGGCATCACGTCGGACGCTGAACTCGATGCCGCTCTTTTGGAGTTCGTGAAGTCGAAGAATATCAATCGCAGGCACCTGACGCCGAAGGACCGAGCGATGGCGGCAGCACGCATTGCTGCGTATCGCAACGGAACGCAGGGATTACCCGACAAAGCAGCCGAAGAAACTCAGGTGCCACGTGGCACTCGAAAAAAGCGAGCGACGGAAGATGTTGTGGAGCAAGCAGCTACAGAGACTGGAGCGTCACGTAGGTCCGCTTTTCGTGCGGCGAAAGTTTTGAACGAAGCTGACGAATCTGTCGTCAAGGCTGTCGACGACGGCGTCGTCAGCGTGAACGATGCCTCGAAGATTGCGGATATGCCGCCAGAGGCCCAAATCGAGGCTGTAGCAGCCGTGAAGTCCGGGAAGGCTAAAACGCTCACGGAAGCTGTCGCGAACGCTCCTGCGGGCACGCAGACGAAGTGGCAGGTGGCAAAAGAGACGGCTGGGAAGATTCAGGCGTTGATAAACCGGCTTGGCGATCTTTTGAGGGATGCCGAAGACCTGACGGAAGAGCATGGCGGACAGCGGATCAAGACGAATGAACTGAAGGCACACATCAAGTCGGCGCAGGAGTGCCTGCGAGTGTCGAAGCCAGCGAAGGAATGCCCGAAGTGCGTGGGCGGCGACTGCCAGAGATGCGGCGGCAGTGGTTGGCTGAGCGATATGCAGTTTCGTGCGATTCACCCGGAGGCAAGATAATGAAAACATCGTTCACGGTTTCTGCGAGAGACTTGTCTCGCCTAATCAGAATCGTCTCCAACGCAGACCCTAATTGGAAAATTCAGGATTGGATTCTCGATGTTATTGGTGTTCCTCCTGAATCTGACGTTGATTGGAACTCGCTCTCAAAGGATGAATTGGTGAGCGGATTCTCTGACGAAGGATTCGTTCTCTGTTGCCGCGAAAATCTGAATAAGATGGTTACACCAGATGCTGAAAACGAAGAAGTCGCAATGTCGATAATTGCATCCTGGATTGAATCGAGCGAACAAGCAGATCGGCCTCTTCGGAGGTGAGTGGTGTCAGCGAGACGAGATGTCTGCGGGAGTCCTAGTTTGGATCGGTAGCAGCATTGGGCCGCAGCGGGAGGGAACGCCCGCAGAATTTCTCGCCCGGTCTGTTTATTTCTTTGGTGGTTCGTTAAAATGAACAAAGACAGGTCAGTGTTCCGCGAAAGCGGAAGTGGAACGGGAGGCGGATTCCAAAAGCCACGCCGGGACGAACTACGGGTCGTCTCAGGTCGAAAGACTGAAGCTGAGTCTTAAACAGTCCGGTCGCTGATCTGTTTCTTGAAAGGCAATGAAAATGGAACGACCAGACGGAAGTAACTTTCCGCCATACCTGATGGTTGGCGGACCTGCTGATGGCAAGTTTGTTCAGACGGAAACGAATCGCGTTGCTGTCCCGAAGAGCAGAGCGGCACCAGTTCTTGTGTGGGACAAAGAATACGCCGAGAACGTGGCATTTGAAGTCGTTGAGTATCACAAACTACTGATGTGCGGTGGCGACGTGGCGGTCTTCATTCCGGTCAACGAAACTCCGTATCGAACGATGCTTTCTTTGATTCAAGGCTACCACCAGCCGAAGGAGACGACATGAAACTCTCCAACGAAGTCGTGGAGAAAATCTGCGGCATGGACCATCTCTCAGGCAAAGAGAGAACCAACAAACTCGGTGCCTGCGAGAACGTCGCGTCTGAAGTCGCTAGAATCAAACGGCAGATTGCAACAGCCGAAGACGATCACAAGTCGAGGATGCAGCTTCTGGCGAAGGACTTGCAAGACGCACGCAATCTGTGCCACCACGATTTCACGAAGTATCACGCGGACCCAGCAGGTGGTAGTGATTCTTTTAACGAGTGCTTGGTCTGCGGTGCGGAAGTCGGCAAGAGCAAACTAAAAGGCTTGGATCGACCGTAAGTTTTTCTGCTCACAGATAAGTGAGCAGCGGATTGAAACAACAAATGGCGTGATGAAAACGTGCCAGCGATGTGGCAGCCGACGAAGTATGTGCCAACGCTTGAGTCGTTGGTCGGCTTGTTTGCAAAGAACGAATAGTGAAAGGCAAAGTAAATGATTAGTGACGACTTCTTGAGGGACTATCAGATAGAGTGCAGGGACGCGATTCTTGGAACGCTAACGAATAAGCGATCATGCTTGAGCGTACTCCCGACAGGATGCGGAAAAACTGTCATTTCTCTGTCTGTTGCGGCCGGCAGTGATGGTGGAAAAGTTCTGTGGCTCGCTCACCGAGAGGAACTCGTCACTCAGCCGCACGCAATGTGGCGTGATCTGTACGACGACTTTGGCGACATCGTACAACAGAAACAGACGCGAGTAGGCAACAAGTTCAAATCTCGAATCACTTTTGCCAGCGTTCAAACTTTGTTTAGGCTAGAAAGGCTTCGTTCGGAATTCCCGGACCCACGAGAGATTTGTTTGATAATCATTGATGAGGGCCATCATTTTGTTCAGGCGAACAAAACTTACTCAAATATAGTGAACTACTTTCTTGAAGGCAATCCGGCTTGTCGGGTCGCGTCTGTTACTGCGACGCCAGACAGGAGCGACGAACAGGCGTTGGGCCAGAGTTTTGAAGCGGTCGCTTTCGAGTACCAGCTTTACAGTCCAAACGGAGGTCCGTCTGCGATCAATGACGGATGGCTTGTTCCGATTGAACAGGAAACTGTATTTGTCGAAGACCTTCAGTTAGACGCGGTTGGCGTCTCTTGTGGAGATTTCATTGATTCACAGCTTGAGCAGGAGATGCTTAAAGAAAAGCCGCTACACAGAGTTACTGAAGCCACATGGGACATTTCTGGCGGTAAGTCAACGATCGTGTTCACTGCTGGAGTTGAGCAGGCGGTGCGCACAAGCGAGATATTCTGCCGCAAGCAATCCGGGTCCAGCTACGCCATCGTGTCTCGCGTCCCTGACGACGGTAAAGAGTATCCGTGGTGCGTCCTTTCTTCAGACAAGGATAGACGTAGAAGGCTATTCAATTCGTTCCGTAAGGGAGAGTTCTCTCAGCTTGTGAATGTTGGAGTATGTCTTGATTCAGAAACCGAAATCCTGACATCCTCTGGTTTTATTGGAATGGATTCAATCACCGACCAGCACCTCATCGCTAACTGGGATCAGGGAGAAGCGTGGTTCGAGAAGCCTATTTCACTTATCAAGCGAGATCGTCTTCCAGAAGAAAAAATGGTGTCACTGGACACCGGAAGAAGGTCAATTCGAGTCACAGAAGACCACGATCTCTTATATCGCACATTCAGGGATGGTGATTTCAAGAAAAAAACAGCCAAGCAGTTGTCTGGATTGTCCGTAGAGTTGCCTGTGTCTGGCGTTGCCGTTCCATTTAATGTGAAACCAGTTCAAGAGACCAGGAAAGTTACTCCTTCAAAGATACGTTCTCTCTCTTATGAACTAAGAAAGAGGGGCCTAGGAAAGACTGAGGCCAAGGCCGAGGCTATTAGGCGAGTCGAATATCTTGCCAGTTTTAAGTATTCAAATCCACCGGAATTAACTCTTGAAGAATGTGAGTTAATTGGGTTTTGGGTTGGCGACGGAACTTCATCCCGACTCAAGACTGGCGGGATCGAGTACAAACTTTTCCAACCAAACAAGAATCCAGCGATCATAGATCGAGTCAATCACCTTCTCGATAAGTGCGGCATAGACAAGATTGAGAGGAACAAGAAATCCGGGACATTCAAGGCAGATGGACATAGTTGGTCTTTGCCTCGCGGAACTGGTTCTGGACCACAGGCTAGGCGTGGCGTTTATCGCCTTGAGCCATATCTAAAAAAGTCTGGCAGCGAACTTTACTGGGGGTTCAGTAACGAGCAGTTCGACTGTTTTCTCTACGGTTGGTGGATGGCAAATGGAACGGACCACAAAAACAGCATACGGCCTGAGGGCGACTCCTTCTATGTGTGCGGTGCTAACAAGCAGTTGTTTGATCTAATCCAAGCGATAGCTTGCTGTCGTGGGTACAGGGCTTCTGTTCACGATTCTTTTAATGGAGAAAACAGCAGGCGACTGAATCAGATTTGCTTAAAGAAAACCAAGATACACAAAACAACAAAAGGGCACTCTCTACAAGTCGAAGATAACTGGAAATCTGAAAAAGTTTGGTGCGTCAGTACGCAGAGCAAAAACATCATCACAAGAAGGCGTGGAACAGTGACTGTGATGGGAAACTGCGTCGAAGGCTTTGATGCACCAATTACGCAGTATATCGCACTCGGAAGACCAACTAAGTCTCGCTCTGTGGTTGCTCAGCAGATTGGACGTGGAACGCGAGTTCTTCCGAATGTCATCGAAGGAAAAAACGAGAACGGAGATTGGTGGCGACTAGGCACTCCAGAAGAACGCAGATCGGCTATTGAGCAGTCTGGTAAAAAAACGATGACTGCCATAGATTTTGTGGGAAACACACGACACTCGCTCGTCTCTGCTATCGACATTCTCGGTGGCAACATGCCTGACGAAGTGGTTGCTCGTGCGAACGAGAACGCGAAAGACGGCAACGGACCAAAGAACGCCGTCGAAGCCTTGGAGAAGGCCGAAGAAGAACTGGAAGCGGAACGCCAGAAGCGAGAGATGGCACGTCTTGCGTTGGATGCCGATAAGCGGAAGATGATCGAAGCGAAGGTTGCGTACACGCGACAGAAGGTGGATGTTTTTCATGTGCTGCACGTCCATGCGATTCGTGAACCAGAGTGGCATCGCAATCGTAAGCCGTCACAGAAGATGATCGACGCTCTCGGTCACTATGGAGTGAAGCCAGAAGAGATGTCGAAGATGTCGTTCACGATGGCGGCGGCAACACTGGATCGGATTGGGCAGCGAAGAAAAGAAAAGCTCTGCACTTACAAGCAGGCGAAGGTGATTGCGAAGGCTGGCATCGACCCTGACCGGATTTCTTTCACGCACGCATCGGCGTTGATCGACAAGCTGGCGAACAACAAGTGGAAGCCGCTCGCTCCGAGCGAGGTTCTGGGGATTATCAACTCGAAGTGAAAGGCAAATAAAATGAGACTCACGAAGACGGCGTTTGGTCGTGGAAAGTCAGTTTGTCTATCGAAAGGCGTTGGTTCGCTTTCTTTGAAAGCACTGGACGCTAATGAAGCGAGAGGTCTTCTGGTTGCGACAACGGAACTTGAGCAAAACTTCGGGTTCTGGTGTCCGATCATGTTTGCCGCACAAGAAGATTTGTTGTCAAAGAATGACATCGCCGTTCTTGAAGGGATCGTCAAGCGAGCGAAGAAGCGATTCGATAAGTACGTCGGAGGAGAATAAGAATGCAAACCAACTGGTCAACGACCACAACGCAGGTGAACCTCGAAGAACTGGTTGCACTGCAAGAGAAGCTGCGCCGCAAGTGCGAGGATGAGTTCTTGACGAAGCTGCCATCTGTGTTCACGCCAATCGAACCGATGGAATTCAAGTGGCTTGAACCGCAGATGCCAAAGCCTGACGACTACAACGCCATGAAGTTTCGCGTGTTCACAGACATGAGTTACAAGATGTCTGGAGTTCCGAGGCAGGTTCTGTTTGGCTGCGATGTTGGTAATGTCGATGCGACGTTCGTTGCTTACGAAGCCGAGAAGCCGAAGAACAAGTGGTTGCGTGTCGCGGCGTTGGCGGCAGCAGTGATTCTTTTTGTTGCGATCTGGAGTCAACGATGAAGATCGAAGCATGGGAGCACGGCGACAGCGGCATCATGGTGCTCGTCTCGTCACACGAAGCGATGAAGATCATCCAGTCGATATCGGCGCAGTTGGTCGGAGGAAGTCCGAACGTCGGTCGTATGGAATTTCACGCTGAGAAGAACGGCAGGATGGGATATTTTTCAATCGCTGTTGTCGATGAAGTGAAGGAAGGATGAAACGATGTCTTGGGGTCTCGGATACGACAGTCAGTGGTTACGCGACATCGGATATGCCGTACCAGCGTACTGCGATCATCCCGGCTGCATGGCCGAGATTGATCGTGGACTCAGCTATGTCTGCGGCAGTGAACCGTATGGCGGCGAGCATGGCTGCGGATTGTATTTCTGTGCCAAGCATCTGCGGTTTCATTCATCGCCACATCACCTTTCACATCTGCAACTGTGCGAGCGATGTTTCCATGAGGAAGAACAGTTCTTGCCAACTGCCGATCATCCTTCTTGGATCATGCACAAGCTGACAGACGAAAGCTGGCAGCAGTGGCGTGACGAGAATCCGGATGAGGTTGCGAAAATGAAAACGGCCACCGAAATCGTCTCAACCTAAGACACATGAGACCATGACTGACCGCTTGATATTTTGTAGACAACGCCCGGCTTGACTCCTAGTTCTTTTGCGATTGATCTAGGCTTCTCTCCATCTCGTAGCATCGCCTTTATCTTGATCGCATCCTTCTCTGTGATGTTTCTTCCGGCGTCGGGAATCGCTCCGGGAACATGACTCCATCGTAGTCCAATGATCGTGCTTCTGGCGGCATCTGGAGAGATTTTGAACATTTTGGCAATTTCAGAGAACGATGCTCCGTTGCGGTAGCAGTCTCGCATTTGAATAACATCATTTTCTGTCAGTTTGCAGGCTTTGCCTTGCGAGTTTACGCCAGTGGTTTTCTTTTTGATCTCATGCTCTGCCGGAACGTGACTCCACGAGACACTCAGTACGATGTCGGATACATGGCACTGCTTTAGTCCGTATCGCTCGGCAAGCTGCTGTTGATTCATTTCTTTTGTGGCATACAGCCTGCGAATCTCTTTGACGTCGATCTCAGTGATCTTGGCTGCGTGATGGTCTTCGCCAACGTCGTATTCTCGGTTTGTCGGCAGGTAGTGGCCTTCAACAATCGGCCCTCCAACGTGTTTCCAGATGATTCCGTGAGCGATGTCAGAGACTTCTGTTTGGTCGATGCCGAACTGATCTCCAATCTGTCCCTGTGTGAGAACTCCTTCGTCGCATAGTTCTCTGATACGAACTGCGTCGGACTCGGTGATCTTGGCGTTGAACTTTTCGCTGCCCTTGGTGATGTATTTGAAAACCGGATCGTCTTCTCTTTTCGTTCTTGGTCCGCCAACCTGTGGCCAGCAATCACCTTTTGCGATGTCTGAGATATAGCTTACATCGGCTCCGTAAGCCTCGGCGATTTCCCATAGAGTAAACTCGTCTTCGGAGGCAAGTTGCCTGATTTCGAGGATGTCTTTTTCATCTAGGTAAGACTTCTTGTAATTGCCGTTCTTCCATCCGTTACAGGCTCTGCCAGCCTTAACCATGTCGTCCATATTGTCTTGGTGTGTGCCAACTGCTAAGTGGTCGATATTAACACATTTTCGATTATGGCATAGGTGCCTGATGACCATCCCTTGCGGGATTTGACCAACCTTCAATTCCCACATTCTCCTGTGCGCTCTTTTGCAACCACCTCCGTTCCCTGTCACTCCGTATCCATTAACCGTAATCCCGCCCTTCCATTCATGGCAGCCAGTTTCCGAGACGGCGTAGTTTTTCAGAAACCGTTCATCGCCGGTCAGGTGATGCGCAGGCGCAACGCAGTAGTTGTTTTTACAGGTCTTTAGCAGGGCAAGATTTTCGTTGAATGGTGGTCCAAAAACTTGCCTAACCACTCGACGAGCGTTGCATTTCTCGCCATCGACAATCACATGGCAGTAGTGAGGAAGATGAATTGTTCCGTTCCAGTGCCAGCATCCAGAGTCCTTGACAATAATCAGCTTTTGTAAATCTTCTCGCGAAATGTTCATTAGTTCTCCAAAAGAAAAAGGCTGCCATGATGATTCATGGCAGCCTTGTATTCACTGGAGATTAAACAGTCAAGTGGTCATCATTTTACGAATCAGACGCACCCAAGACCAAGCCATACGCAAGTCCGTGGCAGGTGTACGGGAACGTGCCTCGCATAACCTCTCCGTTCTCGTTGAGCGTCAACTGACAGGGACCGAATCGCACGCGACCAGTGATTTTTTCAGCATCAGCGTCTGTCGCATTGACGGGCACAACGACGCCAGAAACCAGCTTGCCGACCGTGACGACAAAGTCGTACAGAGCGCCAGACTGGATGATGTCTCCGATCGGATTGTCAACATCCGTCACGACGACCATTTCTCCGGTTCCGCCAGCAACACCACGTACCGTGCCCGTTGCTCCGAGAAGCTCGGCCGTGTTGACGGTCTGGATTTCTCGGCCGTAGTTGATGTTGAAAGACTCCAATGCACCGACAAAGTCGGCTGAAGTCGTGTCGAGACCAGCGTAGGACGGCGAAAACGTAGTGCCTGACGAGAACGGCGCATTACTGCAATTCCCGCTGGTTACTTGCGTACACCACACCCTGGCCATCGAGCCGCTCGAATACGCGCAATTTCCCACTGTACGAATCTCCACTAAAAGAGTTTTAGTTGATCGGGCTTAATGGTCCCGTTCGGCGTCAAATTCGGGTGTTGTGTCCCAAATCCATGCCATGCGAGTCAATCGCAGTATCTGGCCCTTGCGTTCCTTGTTCGTTTTGGTAAAATACCGACTCAAAAGAAAGACGCTGCAATGCTGACTCAATGCGATTTAATGAGCGGTACATGGAGAACTACGGCGTGGCTGACTGCGTCCTTGGCGGTAGTTGGTAGTTCTGTGCGACTGCGAGGATGTCTGGATGTGGAATGGATGATCTCTCGCGTCTTCGAGACCGTGAGACCAGAATTCGTTTCACAGAATGATTGGTTTTGTGTTTTATGAAAAGAAAGCCAAACGATGACGTCCGAAGAACTTGTTGTGGCCAAGCAGAGAGTCGAATCGGCGACGACACTCGAATCCAGAATACAGCAGCTTGCTAAGTTCAGGAACCGAGCAGAGAGCAGCGTCTATGCTCACGTCGAGGTTGCCAGCGATATTCAATTCGACCTTGGGTGGACGTTTAATTTAGACAACGCCAAAGACGAACTTGGCGGACTTTTGCGTCAGGCGATCTTGAAGGCGGTTGACCACGAGATTGCCTGTCTCGAAAGACAGTTCTTGGAACTTTAATGCGTGGCGTCTCTCAGTTTGGAGGATTCATAGAACTGGGTGGCAAGAAACTTGCCGTCTCAGGCCGCACGTTGCGGCACATCTTCGAGATCGAATCGTACCTGAACTCTCTGCTGTATAACCCGATTGATGAACTTCGCAGGCTTCAAGAAAAAAGCGAGTGCTTACGCAAGAAGACGTTCGTTGCCGAGTGGATCAAGCAGTGCCGATTCCTGTGGTTGGGACGTGAAGAAGAACTCAAGGCGAGGTTTCTTGGTTCGCCAGAAGGTAAAGTCTTTTCGTTGTGGCAGGCAGTGCGAGATAACGGAGTCGGCTATGAAGACGTGTTATTCGCCTTGGAAAACACAGATGATCTTGTCGTGGTCTATCAGTCTCTTTCCAAAGCCTTGGCGGTCGCTTCTGGACAGGACGAGGCGTCCGCTTTCTCGGATTTACGAAAAAGAACTCCGTCAGCGGGAGAAAAGATCAGCCTCGACGGAGCAATCGCATGGCTCATCTCAGAGCGAAGCTGGAAGCTCGACGACATCCTCGACATGACCATGACCACGCTGCGGCAGGTGCGGTCAAGTGCGTCCGAGTTGGATGATGGCATCGACAAAGAACTGATTGCCGAGAAGATTCCAGAACTAGCAATGCTGAAAGAACAGCAGAGACGAATCTATCGCAGAGCGGCAGAGGCTTTTCTTGAAGGCAGGCGCATCAACGATTGGTCAGACAAGGACGACAAGACGAAGTGGCCGCTGATTGAGATCGACGTTGATGGCACGAAGCATCTTGTTTTGGAATGCCGCAAGTGCCTTCAGGCAGGCAAGGACAGCAAGCATGTCAGGCTCAGGAAGTTTCAGGTGGCGCTTGCGCCGCCTCAAGGATTGGTCACTCGCATGACGATGACGTGCCAAGTTTGCGGATACGATCCGGGTCGTAAACACACGAAGCCGAAAGAAGCCGTTGACTATTGGAACGCCCGTAATAGACCGGAAGAACCGGATGAGGATTAAATCATGTCTCGCGAGTTGTCTTTTCTTGAGTCCTGTCTAATAAAGAATGGTTTCAAGATTGTTGAGAGATGCCACACGTTCGGAAGTATGGTGCTGTATCGTGGCGATGATCGTGTAGGCATCGAGGTTTACTTGTCCGATCTCAGGTCTGACGGAGTTCAGCCTGGCTACGTTCAAATGCACTACGACGGAGATCCCGGAAATGGGTCAAGATGCTTCCAGCTTCCAATTGCAAGAAACATCTTGAAGCAGGTCGATAACCTGTGGTCGGCGTTTCATCCAGAGGAATAAACCACGCAATAGACTTGCGTTTCCTATAACGAACACGCTAAAATCCGCCATCTCAAACGCAAAGGACTGCTGGCATGGCTTTGGTTCTTACGAGAAAACAGAACGAGAAGGTGTTGATTGTCGTGCCTCCGTCTTTGTTGCCAACGAAGATCGAAATTCAGGTTTCTCGGCTAATCACTGGAGATCACGGAAAAGCGAGTGCTTGCAGGCTATCTTTTGAGGCGGACTCAAACGTGGAGATTGATCGAGAAGAGATCTACGACAAGAAGCGAGCGAACGAGGTGATTCCATGCCAGAAGAACGAGAGCAATTCGACGTAGATCAACGCTGCGATTGCGGACAACTGTTCCGCTACGATGAACCTGTCGGTTCGCCTTATGGTCTGTGCTCGGATTGCTGGGAAGATCAATTGATTTCGCTGTGGGTTGAGACCCACGGACTTCCTGAAAACCAGAGACATCTATGCTCGATTGCTTAGCTAACTTTCGAGTGTCAGGTGGCACTCAAGCCGCAAGTCGTTAAACAAAAAACGATTGCGTAAAACGTCAACCAGGTTCGATTGGAATGCGATATGTTCGTGACTTCAGTGGTGAGTGGCCCCGACAAATACGGAACCTACGTTGCCTGGTTGTTTCATGAATCCTTGGACTACGGCGAGATGTCTCGTGCTTATGGCGAGACGGAAATCTCAGCCATCGACGCTGCGATTTCAAAGGCGGTGAGGCATGGCGAGGCTTCCTGTCGTGAAGAGGTTGTTTTTGTGTCTCCGCGACCGAAACGTGACGAATCTAACCGAAAGGCAAGCAATGAAAACTGATTGGGAAATCAGCACAGAAAACTCCAAGCAGAGCACGACAATTCCAGACAAAGAGTTGCTGATGTGCCATAGTCCTGAAGACGCCGCGTCGATGATTGAAGAGATCATCCAGACAGACTTCGAGCAACGAGCATGGGCTTGTTTCGACAGCGAAGACATCCTTGAGAAGTGCCGAAAACTGTTCTCCGATAACGCAAAGAAAGGCAAGTAAGTGAAAATCAAATCTGAGTTATTGAAGAAAGCTGTCTCTCTGGTCTCGCGGTTCACGGCTGTTCGCAGTCCGAACCCGTGCTATCAGGCGATCAAACTGACGTGCAAAGACCGTGTCCTGTCTCTGTTTGCGATGAATGCACAGGCGGCGTTCTGCGAGGTCTCATTTGAAGAGAAGTTCGACGACGAGTTCTGCGTCTACGTTCTGTCAGAAAAACTTCTCGGTGCCGTAATGAGTGCTCGCGGAGAAGTTATAGAACTCGGCGTCGGCAAAGAGAAGATCGGCGTCGCATTCGATGGCGGCAAGACGACCATCAACACGATGCACGAAGAAGATAATCGCTCAATGCCGGAGTTCAGCGACAAGTTTGTCTTCTCGACTGATCCTGAAGTTCTGCGTGCCGCGTTCCGGTATTCGTCGTCAGCGACGCGGGATGGCGGCATCGGTTCAGGCGGCATATTCTGCGATGCTGGCAAGGCGATGGTCTTCGGTAACGACATGAGCGAACGCAGCGAACTGACTCGCTTCGTGTGTATCTCGTTGAACGCTGACTGCGAAGAGTTCCCGCAGATCAACTGTGCTCGCGAGTCGCTCGCTCTGCTGGCCGACGCCTGTGTTGGAACGAAGGCGGACGTTTACGCCAGCGACAAGACGATCCGATTGCAGTCGAAGAGCGAAGAGATGGCTGTTGAGGTCGGCTGCCATCAGAACATCGGCAGCAAATTCACGCTGGCCAACTATCGAAAACTGAGGCAGTCGTCTCCAGTGGCGATCGCAGAGGCTGGTGATTTCTTCTTGGCAGCACAACAGATGGCCGTGGTGAAGCTGCCAGAGATCGTGGGGATTGACACCCACATCCAAAAAGAGACGATCAGCCTGTCGATGCAGTCACAGCATGGTGAGTCGGAAGCCACGGTGCCGTGTAGTTGTGAAGGCGAACCTGACGTGACGATTTGCTTGAACGTGGAGATCGTGGCTTCGGCGAGTAAGTGCTTTCCGTCCAAAGAACCGCTGGTTGTGCATGTGTGTGCTGGTGGTCCACAGTCGGAACCGCGTGCGTTCCTGATGCGTAACGCGGACTTCAGCGTTTTCTTTCTTATGGCTCTAATTGAGGCAAGGTAATGATTGAAAAACCAACCGAACCGTTTACGGAAGAAGAGATCGAAAGCGGAGTTGCGTTGCAAACGCTGATCGCCGAAGACGTGGCTAGTTACCATGAGCGGTGCGATCAACTTGACATCGAAACGTCTGCCAGCGGAACGGCCTATACGCGAGAAGGACGCATGTCTTTGCTTGAGGGTATTGCTCGTGAAGTTTCTGGGTCAGCCGGACGCAACTTGGTTCCCGTTTGTGGAGTACCGAGCGAACCGTTTTCTTTGCAGTCGTATCCAGCAGACAAACTCATCGGTTGCTGGCCGACACATAAGCCGTCTCACGAAGATCGCGTGCGGCAGATGATGAAGGGCTTCGGGCAGGAATGCCCGCCGTCGCCGACAGTCTCCGACTACAAGACGCGAGAGCTTCGTGTGCGACTTCTTTTAGAAGAAGTGCTTGAGTACGCAGACGCGGCGGCAGTTCAGGTGTTTATTTCGACTGGACACGATACCGGAAGAGTCGATTTCGACGACTTGTTCTTTCATCCAGCGATGCGGTTAGCGGAATCAGCGAAGCCTGATTTGGTCGCAATGCTTGACGCAGTAGCCGATATCAGTGTCGTTGCTGTCGGAACCTCCGTCGCGCACGGATTCCCACTCGCCGAGGCGCAGAGCGTCGTAGACGAAAACAATCTTCTGAAGATCAAGAACGGGAGCGTTGACGAGCACGGCAAGTTCAAAAAACATCCAGATCATTTGAAGCCTGACTTCGCCGCTGTTTTGATCCGTAACGGATGGAAGCCTGACGGAGAATCCTGAATACGCGAGAGGTCCGCCGTGATTCCTGAAGTGTTCGACGGTACGTTTCTTTCTTCCATCTCAGGTTTCAATTCCAAGGAAAACGATATGACCACAGCAACCATCGAAAACCAGAACCACAATCAACTCGCTCCGTCTGCCATCATCTGTCATCCGCAGTTCGGAGCACGCAAGAAGATCAAGCAGCGAACCAAGCGTCAGGAACGGCGACTGGTTTACGCCGCCGCGCATCCCGGCGAATGGGACAACCAAAGAGTCTTCGCGATCCATAGGCTCAGGATCAACGCAAAATCGCTTGCTGCGGAGTCGCGACTGATCCGTCAGGAAGAAAAGCGATGCGGACTGATCTACGTCGAACTGCTTCGCTCTCATCGCATTCGAGAACTTCGAGAAGAGTCTCGGTACGCGGGACTCGCGTTGGCGTTCATTCGCGGCAGGAAGTATTCGGAAGTCGAGAACAAAGGCAGTCGTCCGGTTGATGCGGCACGACTCGAAAAGAAGATCGACAAGTTTCTTCACTATCGACCAGGTTCGCCAGACTTTCATAACTGGCTGACGGGCGAGAAGTATTGGGTGATCGGGTAGGTTCGTGCGGCGTTGGCAGATTGGTCATGCAAGGGATTTTCAACTCCCTGAAAGGCGGTTCGATTCCGTCACGTCGCATTTTAATGTGTCTCAAGGCCAGAAAGAGCACTCGTGGGCAGAACCAATCCCGTCTGGCTAGTGAGTTCGCGGGTCGAGAGTTATTAAAGAAGGAGTCGTGGAATGAAAGAATTCTGCATCATTACGCTCTTTTTCGTTGTTGCTGCTTGCCTCATTGCTAAGCTTGCCAGCAAGCCCGCTGCCGAGACGCTGATCGGTAAGCCTGCATACAATTTTTGACAAAGTAGTTCGCGGGTCGAGAGTTCAAGGAGTCTGTCTTGCTCAACAAAAAACTGATTGCAACCATCTCGGACATGACTGGTCTGACCGAGAAGAAGACCAGGGAACTCGTCGAGAAAACATTCAAGGCGATCGTCGCTTCTCTGGAGGAGGAACGCCGAGTGGATGTCAGAGGACTCGGAGTCTTTGAGGTTCGTCTGCGTGCCGGACACAAGGCGAGGAACCCACGATCCGGGGAGAGCGTTCAAGTGCCTGACAATCTGATCGTTAAGTTCAACACCTCAGCGACGCTGGCGAGGAAGTTCACGGCACTGGCAAAAAAGGAATATGCCGATGAGTAGAGTGCGATTGCGAACCGTCTATGCCATGAACGGCGACAAGAATTTCTTGGCAGTCAATGCCGGCAACTTCAAGCGAGACGAATGCGGTCAGAAGCCGTTCTTCTTCATCAGCGGCGAATGGAAAGACCAAGTCGTCATGGTCGATCCCGAAAAGATGAAGTTCCGGTACAAGGTGCGCATGGACGACCCGCCTGCGTTCGCCAATCCGAACAATCCGTTCTTTCAGAGTGCAGCGATTTCTTCAACGGCTGGCCAGTAAATCGGGAATCTCCCGTAACTCGATGTTCGTTTTACTGAAAACCAGAGAATGATAGGTTTGACTTGATCCGAGCGGACGGCAGCGGCATAATCTGGATGCCGAACTCCGACTCGGTATGGACAGGGAACAACAGCCTACGGGCTTTATTTCAGGGCGTAGCCATACGTTGTCGGAGACGTGTGGCTATCGTTCTTTGTTGGCCACGAGAAATCGGCATCCTCGAACGATTCGGGATGATCCGTGGCTTGGACGCAGAGATATCTGACGCTGCCTGAAACGCTGGATATCGCCAGTCGTGCGCCGCCAGAACTCTCGAAGCACTGGGAGGAAGCCGCCTACATCGTTCACTGCGTCTACGGGCGATTCATGCACGACTCGCGGCGATACGACCCGGACGATTGGGTTTACTTGAAGATCGACAAGCTACGGGAGGTCGTTTCGTGGAAGAGACTCTCGAAGTGGATCGACTGGCTTAGAGAAAATGGTGTCATCGAGGTCGATCTGAGCTATAGGGCTGGTTTTTATTCAAGGAGCTACCGCATGACAGGCACATTCCGATACGCCTACGGAGTAATCCGTCCGGTCAAGAACCGCCGCTTGAACCGCAAGATCGACAAGTTCCGAAACGATCAGCAGGACAGGTTCTCAAGTCCGACGATCAAATCCCTGTACCAACTGCTTAGAGGGCTGGAAATCGACACGCCAGCGGCTCTGCGGCATGTGCGATTCGCCAAGGACTATTCGGCAACCAAGAACCCGAAGTTCGCTCAATGGATGGACGAGTCAAGCATCACCATGATCTCAACGCATCAATTCTTTTTGATGGAAGACAAGTACGGGCGAGTTCATAGTAACCTAACGAACCTGTCCTCGGACCTGCGGCAATACCTGCGATGGCACGGAGAATCACTCTGGAACACCGATGTCCGAAACAGCCAGCCGTTCATCTTCGGATGTCTGTTGATGTTTCTTTTCAACCTCAGCGACACCGTGGAGTCTGACAAGGTACGTGAGTTGATACACAAGATCGAACGGTACTCATTACAAAACGACTACAGTGTAGCTAAAGTCACAACTGAACGTCTGACGCGAAATGTAACAAACGCACAAGACAACGCCACACAACCGCAGGAAAGCCCCTCTCCCTCCCACACCCTTATGATGCAACAATCTAACGAAAAATCAACTAAAGAAACGACTTACGGTGATTTTGACTGCAAAAACACACAGGAATTGTACCAAGAACCGACTTCGGCAGTTCCTCTGAGCAAGAGCATCGAAAGCGATGTTCTGTCGGCGATCAGGCTGGTAAAGCATCACTGGAAAGAGTGCGAGCGGTACATCACGCTCTGCTGTGAAGGCCAACTCTACGATCACTTCCAAAAGCTAGTGCCTGCTGGCACCAGCTACGCATCAATGGCTCGGCATGAGTTCAAACAGACATTCTTCAGAGAGTGCATCTTCTGCGAAAAAGAAGACGTTCCGGGTCGCCTGTTCCGAGATTTGTTTGTCAGGGAATTTCCTCACGTCTGGAAGATCATCTGCACCTTGAAGCGGTCACATCACTCGGTCTTACCGAAGCTACTCCAGAACATCGAAAGCCAGTACGTGATCCACAAAGCTGCTGCCGCGTTCCTCAAGGCGAGACCGAAGCGTTTTCTTGGCACGATCCACGATAGCCTGTTGGTGACGGAGTCGGACGCAAAGTTCGCTGAGCAGTGTCTCGTTGACTGCTTTCGGCAGTCCCGCCTATCGCCGACAGTCGCAGTCGTTCCGGCGTAGCCGAAACTCAGGTGCCGCGCGGCACTCCAAATACGCAACGATGACACGCCCGTCGTTTTTCGGCTAACCTGCCGCCTCATTCTCAACGGAGGCGGCGATGGCGGATTCAAAGAAAAACGTGCGGTTCGTTCAGGGCGTTCTTTTTTCAGAGGAAGAACTCTCTGCGGCGACAAAAAAGACTGAAACGAAGGTTGATGGTCTGGCAAAGACCGTGGAATCCGCATCTAAGAGCATGGAAAACAGCCTTGGACGTGTGGTAGTCGCTGCCGCAGTTCTCGGAGAGGCTTTTCTTGATGCTGGCGAAAAGGCAAAGACAGGTCTCAGGAACGTCGTTTCCGAGCAATCCAGCGCGATGGTCACGGACCTGAACGCCGTGGCGGCGGCCGCGAAGGAAGCGAAGACTGCTGTTTCTTCAGCCAATGCCGCACGGAACGCTCCCAAGACTCGAAAATCGCGTTCTGGATCGTCGAATCCGCCGATTGAGCAAACACCGACAGCGCCTTCTCAAAGGCCATTACCGGCTAATTTTGGCGGTCCAGACTTGGGGGGACCAAATCAGCCTCTTCCTTCGGGGAGCATTTTAAGTGCTCGCCAGAAGTATCGCCTGAAAGAGCAAGAGAAGTTTCGCGTCCATTACGAATTGCCTGCCGGAGAGAACCCGCCCGTTGGTGGTGGCGGTTTTCTTCCCGGAGGAAACTCGATGGGTGGCGTTAAACGCTCTCTTGGCGGAGACGAATTGCCTACTGCCGAGAAGCAGGCGGAAGCCGCTCGCATCGCCAAAGCCAAGGCGGACGAAGAGTTCGCGAAGCAGTGGATCGCTTCTTCTCGGTCTGACGCAAAGAAGCAAGAAGCTGATTACGCAAAATCACAAAAGAAAGCTGCTGACGCCGAGAAGAAGAAAGCTGACGCAGCGGCTAAGTTTTCCGCCGACTGGATTAAGTCAGCGAACGCGAATAGGCAGAAGCAAGAAGCTGACGCAAAGAAAGCGGCGGACGTTTCCGCTAAGGCTGCGGCGGCAAAAGCGGCTGCGGATAAGAAGTTTGCCGACGACTGGATTAGAGAACAGAAAGAGAACCAGAAGAAACAGGAGCGAGACCAGTTCCGTCAGCCGACAGGAACCTATGGACCACATCAGGCGGCTGGACCGCCTGTTCCGACTCCGCAGCAACAAGCGGCAATGAATGCCGCTCAGTCAATGCCGCAGTTCGGACCTGCGGCACCTACTCCTGCTCAGCAGGCGAAGATGAACGCTGCCAATGCAGCGGCAAACTCACCGCCGCCACCAGGTCCGCAGTTCGGACCTGCGGCACCGAATGCAGCACAGTGGGCGAAGATGAATGCCGCAAACGCCCCGAAGCCGTCAAGTCGCTTTGGGGATCGCCAAGAAGCCTACGACGACGCTACCGAGAAGATACGCAAAGGACGCGGTCTTTTCGGAGTTGACCGAAGTCTGACTGCTAAGCATCTCGAATCGGCTTACGGCGACGCTGATAAACTTATCGTAGGAGACTTCAAGGCAGCCAAAAAAGAAGAAATAAAACAGAGGAAGGCAGGAGCGGCGGCGGCTGCGAGAGGCGACACAGCGGCTGCGGAATCAGCTAAGCTACTGGAAGATATTGCTGCCGAAGATAAACGAACTCTAAAGACACGCCGGAAAATGAACGCGGTAAACGCCGCGAAGGCTATACCTGCTCAAGCCGCGCTCGATAAAGCACAGAATGTCTTGGCGGACCTAGAAGCAAGCGGTGCCAGCAAATACAAGATTCAGGCTGCGCAAACAAAACTCGCTCAGGCACACAGAGAGAACGAGCGTGTCCGCAACCCGAATGCCGCATCAAAGGGGTTTGGAGGCCAAAACCTGACGTTCGCCGCACAGCAGGCGGCGTATGGCGTTGAGGACTTCTTCCAAGTTCTCGCGGCAGGGCAATCACCTGTCAGGGCGTTTCTTGGTGCAGCGAACAACATTGGACCCGCGTTGGCATTGGTAGGCGTAGGCGGCACAGCGGCAAGCGTTGGCATCGCTTCGTTGTTGGCTGTGACTGCGCTGTATGACATCGCCTCGAAGAAGGCGAAGAAATCAACAGAGGGATGGAAGGACTCGATCGACCGTCTTGCTGACTCGATGGGCAAGGTTGAGAAGATTCGTGGTCGATCTTCGTCAGGTTCGATCTCGGAAGACATCCTGAAGATTTCTGGCGACCCAATGGCGGTCAACGCGGAGATCAACAAGCTCAAGGCACAGATGAACCGAATGGAGAAGGAGTCCATTCCAGACAAGCGAGACCCGAATCGTGCTCCACTTCCAGCGGTTGGCAATTACTTCAAAGATGCGTTCTCTGGATTCTTTGAGTCTATTGGTCCAGCTTTCGGTGACACTTTCGCTCGACTGGGGCTTGAGGAGGAAAAATATGAACCAAAAGGGAGATTCAACGCTCCGAAGAATTTTTCTCAGGCTGCGAAAGAAAATCCAAAGCTGTGGAATTTCACTGAGATGTCGGAACTTGATCGCGTTCGCGCTCGCAAACATATCAACGAACTACAGGCAAAGTTCGATAAAGAAAAAGAAGCTGGTGTTTACAAGGAGCTTGAAGCTCTCCTGAAGGAACTAGACGACAGCATCAAGGGACGAGCGGAACTCGTTCGTCAGGCGACTGAGAATCCGAACTCAACATCAGACGAGTTGATGCAGGCAAGGAACCAGCAAGCAAGAACTGGTCGTCCTGTTTTCGGGGAAGCCGTCAGTCGAGCAAGCGAAAGACTTCAAGGGAATGAAGCGGCAATCAAGGAGGCGAAAGAGCGAGTAAGACGACTCGGACCTGAACTCAAAGAGAAACTCGATGTCACGCAAGCGGCCTATAACAATCTGACCAGCAAGCCAGAGAAAGAACGTCGAACTCAAGAATACATGACGACGAAAGGTCAGTCTCGAATTCTTGCGGAATTCAACGCTCAGCGAGATATCGAGCAAGAGAGTCAAAAGCTGGTAGTCGAGTTAGAGATTCGACGTAAGGCTTACGAGAAGCTGAACGCTGAACCAGAGGCGTTGCAGCTTGTAGCCGACGCAGAGCGAGCAAAGTTCAAACGTGCTCTCGGAATCGCCGGAGCAGGACTGCGTAACTTCAGTCAGATGCTTCCCGGTGTCGTGAATGAAGGCTTGTTCCGTCTCGACGACATCAAGCAGAGTCGTGGAGCACTCAAAGAGTCGTTTAATGATTCTTCTGCTGGCGATCAGCAAACGATCCTGAAGCAACTGGATAACGCCGCACGCCCGAAGGGTACGGCGCAGGTAATGGGCGTTGAGGGATTGTATAACACAATCCAGACATCTCTTTTGAATAACGATCCGTCACTGGAAGTTGAAAAACAGATTCGTGACGAGATCAAGGCTCTGCGAGACGACCTTGCCAGAGGGGCTAAGTTTCCCGGCAGCGCGATGGGTGGCATGATTCGTGGATATGCGGAAGGCGGACGAGGCGACGCACGCGACACGATCCCGGCACGATTGCGTCCCGGTGAAGTCGTGCTGACTCCGCAGCAGCAGGAGCGGCTTGGGCAGAACAACGGTAAGCGATCAGCGGAGATGTTCGGCGAGGCTGGCGTTCCGGGATTCGCGGGCGGCGGAGGTTTTGGATGGGGTGCGGGTTCTGGTCGCGGCCAATTGTGGTTCGATGCTCCAGATTACGACAAGAAGCCTGTTGAGGAAAAGAAAAAAGAAACTCGCCCAACGGTGAATAAACCACAGCACGAATCGTTCGGTGCTGGACCGGCGATTCCGTCAGCCGCTCCTCAATCCAGATCCTATTTCAAGAAGTCGCTGACGCCGTTTCAGCAACGCAACGAGCAACTCAAGGCGTCACGAAAACGACAACAGGAAGCGGTGGCGGCAAAGAACGCAGAACGAGAGAAGATTTCTCGTCGCAGTCTTTTTGTTGGACCGTTGCCAACTCTCGGCCAGCTTAGAGCAGGCGGGAATAGCCAGAACCATTACGGGGCAGGGGAACGACTCTATGATCAGCACCAGGATTCTGCTTTGTCTCAGCGAGCGCAAGACTCAATGAAGCGTGCCTCTGGCGTTGGCGCAGATGAATCGTCGTTGAAGTTTCTTCGCAAGAAGATGCTTGAACCTCGAACTGGTGGAGAAACCAGCGAGATGGAGTTCACGATGCCCGGTCCTCGCTCGCAGGGCACAAAGGGCATGGGAGCAAATGCCTCGTCAAGCAAATCTACGGCAACATACACGCAGCCGCTTGGTCCTGATTTTCGCGAGATGGCCAAAGAAGAGCATCTCAAGCAAATGCAGAGACGTGGCATGTCCCAGAAGGCGCAAGACGCAACGGGGCGGCTGTATGCAGAACCGAAAACTGATTCACAGAAGAAGGTTGAATCAGACACAAAGCGAGCAGGGATGCTTGCTCGCAAGAATGCTTCCGATGCCGCTAAGCCGAAAGAAGAAGAAAAACCTGAACCTTGGAGTTTCGGTAGCCTGAAAAGCGGGATCATTCCTCGAACCGACTACGGGAGTAGTAGAGGGACTCGTGTCGGTGCTGCGACTAAAAGAAACTCGTGGATGGACAAGGCGACTCCAGAGTTCAGTCACGAGGCGAGCACGTTGATGAACAAAGACACGGGACGCTACACGAAAGGAACGTCTCAGCGAGAGAAGCAGGTTGCGGGTCGTTTGTCGGACATGCCGACGTCCGCGAAGCCGAACTACAGCGCACGAGGCAACACTGAATATGAAGGCTGGAAGGCAGGACAAGACGAAGTCAAAGGAATGCCGAAGATCGAGTATGGCAAGGACGCTTTGAAGGCACAGGAAGATCGGATGAACCGCCTTGGTATCGGAGGCGGCAGTGATGTTTCTTCAAAGGGCATGGAAGTGTCATTAAAGGACGGACTTGATAATTCCAAGGTGCTGACGGACATTCTCCGCACGCTGAACGAAAAACTTGGCATGATCTCTAACGGCGTTGGCCAGACGGTTGGTGCGATCCAGAACATGGAAACGGGTTTGCTGGCGTAGTTTCTTTTTGACAGGCATCGGAACGGAAGCCGAATCGAATGAGCACAAACATTGGGGCATACCCCAACGCATCACCAACGTCAGGGTTCTCGGTCGAAGCTGGGTATCCGACGTTCGATATCAGTTCCAATGAATCGCGTGCCACTGTCTGTGGCTGGGTTCCGTGGGACGATCTCGCTGCGTTCGCTACGTCGATTTTCCCGCCGTCGCAGATCATCTCAGGCAATCTATACCAGTACCTCGGACAAGCGTTTCCCGGTTGGCCGAATCTGCGCTGCACGAACCTGAAAATCATTCCAGTCAATGCCGGAGACCTGATTGCGAACGTCGCTCCTGCGATTAGTCCTGTTTTGGACTACACTGGCACATCAATCAAGCTGCCGGTCTACAACCATGCGCACGTCGAACTGACGTATGAGAACCTCAAGAACCAGCCAGTCAACGACACTGACCCTGTGCCGTATCTGACGCATCGTTGGTCGATTGGCGGGGAGGTCATCACGCTCGGTCGTGGCGGCAGTGTGTGGGATAAGCTGCTCTACAAAACAGAGACTGTTCCTGTCTTGCCAAGCGATCCGACTTACCGAAACTGGGTTGGTCGTCAGGTTGACGAAGACACGAAAGCACACGTCTTGATTGCTCAGATCGAGCACGAGGTAACTTGGCCGCGAGTGGTTCGTCCGCCGTTCACAGCGATCCGAAACTGCATAGGTCACGTCAATTCGTCTCAGTTGAATTTCATCACTGGTCAGGTTGCCGTCGAGACGCTTCTTTTTCCAGGAGCACAGGTGCAGACTCAGGTGATGTCTGACGGCACCTACGCGATGGAGATGGTCTATCGGTTCAGCGAAAAACGGGTATTCGCTATGGACCAAGACGCTCCGGGCGGATGGAACCATTTCTTCTATCAAGGTGCGAGCAACAAGGTCGGTACGGGTCCATACGCCGAGTGCATCTTCGCCCCGGCTGGCTTCTATCGCCTGGAGCGGCAGGTCAATAACCCATTCAGCGATTGCAACTTCGCGTTCGGGTACAACTACGACGACCTCGTGATTGGCTATCAGGACGAGACGGCGATCTACCAGAAGGCGGACTTCACGAAACTCTTCAAGCCGGAACCATAAGCATGTCGCTCGCTCTTTTATGTGAAAAACACACTGTCACCGTGAAGTCGCAGACGTCAACAAAGACGGCAGGCGGTGCTGCGCAGAAGGCGTGGACGTCGAACTCGCGGACGGTTAAGTGCAATCAACAAGGAACCCCTTCGTCCGAGATCGCAGCACTTGGAATTAGGGCAGGGAAGAGAAGCTGGAAGTTGTTCACGTCGAGCGATCCCGAAATCGGCAGCACTTCTCACGTCTGGGTTGTTCCATACACTGGCGCAGACGCCGTCGAGACATCGGTCGTTCAGCCGTCTCGACCACAGGTTCTTGGTTCAGGTTCTGTTATGGCGTGGGTCACTGTGATCGAGGAGTTCGGACCTGTGGGATGATTTCACTGTTCTACTCCGGTCCACGGAACTCCGTAGATGGTTTCGCCTTGGCAGCTAATCGCAATCTGATTTTTGTTCTTTCGGTACTTGTTTTCTTCAACGAACTCAAGGAATCGTCGCCTTCTGCAATCAGGGCACCTTTCTCCGTCTCCCTGCAAAACGGCGGTACAAAACCGACACATCATCTTATCGCAATCGAGACATTTGGTTCTCTTCATTCTTCCGATGTTTTCTTTGTGGCAAACATCACATCGAACCTTGTTGCTGCGTGAGTTCATTGCTTTTCCTTTCGTGATTCCCATTCTTCAAGAGACTTGATTGACCATCGCGTCAACCTGCCGAACTTAACCGGACTCGGTGCCTCGCCTTTTGCGACAAGCCTCGTCCATGCTCGATTGCTGATTGAGTAACGCCTTGCACATTGAGAGACGTCAATGAAAAGTACTTCGCCCTGAATACGGTCTTTCTTCATGTTCGACTTTCTTCTTGGACTGTTCGCTGGTTACTGGCTTCTCGGTTGCGTGATTGTCTTCAAGCGAGTTCGCCGCGAGCGACTGAAGCCGTCTGAGTGGTTCATCGCCGCTGGCGTCGCGGCGTTCTGGCCGTGGCTAAGAAGATGATTCTGTCTCTTTTTCTTTCCGCACCACATGCAGCGTCAGGCTGCCATCAGGCATCCAGATACGCTGCTTGACGATTCCGAATTCATCTGGACCGCTCAAGGCGATACAGTCCTTGCGTTGCGGCAGTGGTCCGGTCCATTCCTCGGTGAAGCTGGCGGACTCTTCGAGTCGCCACGTTTGATCGAACACTACGATTTTAATAAGCATGGGAGTCTCCAATGTCAGTTGGCGCGGCGATAGACGCTCGGTGGATTGGTGCTGGCCTTGAATCCAGTATCTGCAAACTCTTTCTTGGTAGCGGCTACGTCAACGAGAAGGCGTACACAGACAAGGCGGCACGGATTGTGGCTGGTACGCCGGAAAGCGAGAACGTCGGGTTCCCGCGTGCTGAGTTCGCGGTGATGAAAGAACGTGAGATCAAGCGGACGGTGGATTGCGTCATCTACGAACAGAACTTTTTCTTGTATGTGTGGACGAACAACGAAGACGACCTGACGAGCGACGATGGTTTCATTGAGCAGATTCGACAGGCTTTCAATAACGGACACACGGCTTCAGTTGGTCCGTTCAAAATGACGAACGCGACCGTGAGTCGATGCGTCGTTGAAGGCAGCGAATACTATCCAGTCGGACATAACGATTTGCTCGTTTTTCTTGGGGAAATTCACGGAGTCTGTCAATACCAGCGAACAAATTCATTCCCAGATTCAAGCGGCAGCTAACCGAACATTGTCTTCTGATAAATCTCGCGTCCCATCATGGTCGGCTTGGTCGCAACAAAGTCTCCAATGTCTTGTAGTTCGATCACGGTTGGGATTGTCGAGAACGCCTTGCCTTTCGTCTGAACGAACTCAAGTTCGCGAGTAACTTTCGCTCCGATCTTGAACAGAATCCGATGGTCAATCGTTGGCCAGAACTCTTCCCAAGCACGCTGCACCATTTTTCGGTACATCTGATATTCAAGTTCTGCGCCATAGATCATCGGGTTGCGTTTCTTGCCATCGAGTCGAACATCGCGAACGACGCCGACGTTGATTGAGTTGTTAGACGTGACTTCATAACCGACTGACGCTTGCAGGCTGCCTGTCTCTCGGTACGGGTACGCACCCTGCGGTGAGTGATGTTTTCTTCCAACACACAATGTGTCGAGTTTGTCGCTAAAGAACACCTCGAACTTCTTGCCAGTCTCAATCATAAACTTGCGAATCTCCTGATTGAGTTTCTGCTTCGCGGCAGCGATGTCTTTCTTGTCGATCGGTATGGCCATGATTCGCCCTTAATACGGTTGCATGTGACAGACGTGCTGCCTATCGCTCGGTCGTCGAAACTCTTGGCGGTACGGCCGAGCGAGTTTCTTCACGGTCTCAAACGACGGCCAAATCATAACGAACTGCCCAAGTTCGACGTGAATGACTTTGTCGTCCGCCTTCGTGCGTCGGAGATACACATTCTTGGCTGCTTCGTTTTCGACTTCAACCGGTCTGCGGCAGTAGTCGGCAAAGTATTCGTAGCCAATGAAGAGGTTTCCCTCTCGATAGAAGTCGATCCAATCGGGGTCTTCTGGGCCTTCGGCTTTCACGAGCACACGCCTTGTGGACAGTTTTTCTCCGTGCCACTTCGTGAGGGACTCAGAGAAGAAACACGGAGACAACTTCGGGTTGCCGAAGTGTCGCCACAGCGGAAGCATTCTCAGTCCGTAAATCACAACGCAACCGCAGATGATGATGGTCCAAGGATAAAGATCAGAGTTCATGGTCAGTTGCCTTTCAGTGAGAGTTTTCTTTCAGTGAGAAGTTCTTCGATTTCGTCGATCTGTTCCATGCAGTCTTTGGCGTCAGGTCCGCTACCGCAACGGATGTCGCTGGAGTCAATCGCTCCGTCATAGCCATCGGCTGCGAATTGCCAGTCGAATGCACGCGACGGAATCGGCGGCGGATCGCGAGCGATTTGGTAGCCTCGGTATTCAATCACGGCTTGCCTTTCGTGTTTAGTTTTCGATTTTTGACACGGCGTCTTGGAACTCATCCACTGAGTCCATCAGCAGCGATCGAGCTTTGGCGTCAAACTTCGCGTCTGCCGAGTTGGCTATTCGGTTTGCGAACGACCTCGTTGCCGACAGTAATTCCGCAAACTCTGCGTCGATGATTTTTGCGGCGTAGTTCACAGCTTTCGTTCCAGCGATCCCGTAGCACCCCAAAGACTTGGCGGCACGCTTCGCTGCGGCAGTTGGCTTACTCACGATCATCCTCCGTTTCGTAATCGAGACCGACATCATCAATCTGCTGCTCATACATCGCGAACAGCTTGCGTCCAACATCGTCCGGCAATCGGACTTCTTCTTTCGATCCGTGCTCGCGAATCGTAGCGGCCACGAACTCTCGGTCTTCGCTGCCCTCTGGTGGATATCCCGGATCGCCGTTCGCCATCCAAATACAGCCCGGATCGAATGAACCGCTAGACTCGAAATGAATCGTGATCTCGGATTCGTCGTGGAATCTCGGAATCGGTAGTGGCTTGTTTGTGTGTGCGTCACGAGGCCCATCGTAGTCTTCGGTGACTTCGATGAAATACTGCCCACGCACGCCATGCCACGTTTTGGTTCTACTCCTGAGCGAACTTCTCATCGCGTCACCCATCCTTTCTTGCACAACAACTGCCAACCGCCGTCACGCCAGCGGCACGGGCGCAGTGTTTTGGGTTTCCGAATCCTCTGATGCTCGACGAAACAAATCGTCGATGGATAGATCGTCTTTCCGCTCGCGAGCATCCACGATCCGTCCGAGTTTGGCGTCGCTTCAATGCCGGCTTCTTTTTCGTCCGTTCGATACCAGCGACGGACGATGATTGGCTTCTCGAACGACTCGGTAACGCACAGGAAGATGGTTCCCGGTTCTCGGTCACTCGTCGTCAGAAACGCCGTCAAACACATATTGTGTAATCGCCGCCTTCAGGTCTTCGTTCGCGTCTAAGCCATTCGGGCATTCAAGTCCTTGACTTTTGATGGACTCGCGAACCGAAATCATCGCATCAATCACTGCCGCCTGGATTCGTTCCGTCTTCGTGAGTTGGTCGCTCATCATCTTGCCTTTCTGGTGCCTTTTCGTTTTGGAATGTTTCTTTCGTGCCGCCGAACACGGTGGCCACTCTGCGTCCCCACTTCTTGCGTCTCATTGGTCTCACTGTCGTCGGCCCGTTCAACTTCTCTTCGTACTGCTTGGTCAGTCCTGCGATCTCTCCGCGAATCTCTCTGATGCACTTCAGGTCCAGGTTGATGCTTGACCTGTCGATGTCGAAAATCTCGGAAAGAACCATCTGGTTCGGTTCGTCGTTCACATCAGGGAACATCTGCAAAATCGCCAGACGTCGTTTGATCGTGCTCACCCATTTCTTCGTTTTTCGTTCTGCCATTGCATTCCTTCAAAAAGCGTCGTTGAGTGCTTCAGAAAACCGACGCCACTTCGCGTGACGTCGGGCGAATTCATCTGCGACCGCCAGCACGAACCAGCGTGCAGCATGGTTATCTCGGTAGTTTGCGCCACGAATCTTTTTCGCAGCATCGAAACATATCGCTTCGCGTCTCCGTATCGCCAAAGTCGCTCGGCGGATGATCGGGTTCAGGTTCATTTCGGATACTCCGTTTTTCGAGGATGCCGGGAAGCATCAGAGCGAAGTAAATCGCCACGACCAACAGCGACAGTATTTGAGGAACTGTCATTGCCCCTCCGCTTTCTTGATTGCAGCTTCCGCCGCCGTTAGGTCCATTCCGTGTTTCGGTTCAATGTGAATCACTTCGCGAACCGACGCTTCCCATGAGAGAATCGAAGCGACCAACGCTTTTAATGCGTCGAGCATGTCAGGCGATGCTGCAAAAAGATTCGCTATCTGCTCCGCTTGTGGACCGTGCTTGACGTTCGCGACAGTCTTGCTTGGGGATTCAATCGAGAACGCATCTGATTGCGCTCCGCGAGTGACCGCGAGTTGAGGAAATTTACTCGTCACAATCAGCCTCGCTTTCGTCTCGGATCGTTTTCTTGGAACGCTTGCCGATGATGCGTTCCGTTTCTTCGTCGAGGTCTTCGTACCAAACGTCCGTCTGGTACTGCTCGCGTTGAATCATTTCACGGGGAAGGTCGATTGTTGAGACTGTCATGGTTCGTTGCCTTTCAAAAAGAGAGAAGTCTTTACAGAGGTTTTCCAGTGATTGCATATTCCATTTCTTCGGTTGCCTCGATGATCTCGCAAGATTCTGGCTGTTCGACATAAGCGGCAATAACGTCTCTCGTCATGTCGCGAGTTTCATACGGACCCCAGAGTTCGCAGTCATCCGGTTCGTCGTTTGTGATCTTGATTACAAACATGCTGCTTTCCTTTCTTTACAGAGGGTCGCTCTCGTGTGCCACAAAGAAACTGTTGGTGTATCCTTCGGCGTCCTCAAGTGGCCCGTATTGCTTAACGAACTTCCACGCTTCGGCGTTCGTCTGTTGCATTGCGTATCGAATCACTTGGTCTCGCTTTTTTTGCCGCACTTCCCATACGGGTTTCTCTCGCTCGCCGGCTTCCGCGAACAGCATGTCGCGGACATCGGTTTTTCCTTCACGCTCCGCCTTGGCCATCGCCGCCAGAACGTGCGGCGTCGCCATCGTGCGGACATCGACTTCTTCGCCCTTTGAGTTCACATACTTAGCCATTCTCTGTGCCTTTCTTTTGAAGATTGCGAATCCAGTCTTTCAAGTCCATCAAAGCCGAAGCCTTATCGACTTCACGCCAACACGAGTTTTTATCACCGTTCGTCTGCGTATCCAGTGCCGACTTATGGTGTCTCTCGATTCTGTTGCTGAGTTCTTCGATTACGTCGTCGATCGTCACGATCATCGCCTTTCGTTTTCTTGAGTGAAGAGACTACAGCGACACGGAAGAAAGCGTTTCGTCAGAAGTGCAGCGACCCGTGACGATCAGCACGCCGTTCTCTCTCGCCATCTCGGCGATCTTGTGCTCGCTGCGAGGTTCAAGTTCGGACCACGTTCGCGGGGTGATCGGCAGCAATGCTTTCTTGCCATTCGGAACGGTACGGAGAGCGATCTCAAGAGCGACCAACAGCTTCTCGCCGCCCGACAGGTCTGTGAAGCGTTCGCGGTCGCTGCGATCCGTCTTCATCACGAGCCGCCCACGGTAAACCTTGAGTGGGCAATTCGCCTTAGCAACCGCCTGCGAAAGTATGTCGTCAGTCCCTTTCGCCGCCTCTCTGAGTCTCTCGGCTTTCTTCTTGAGGCTCTCGGCCCTCTCAGCGTGCCCTAGAACCTCGGAACTCTGTTCTTTGGCCCTTCGGACCAACGCCCCGGTTTCGACTGCTTTACGGGCATCATGGACGCTTTGGGACGCTTTTGCGAGTTCGTCGGCACTTGGACGCGGCGGAACGGACGCGGCAAGTGATTCGCGCCATGCCTTGACCGTCTCTTCGTGCTGGCGAGCGGCACGGCCAGCGGTAATCGCTTGCTCCACGTCATTAGCACAGATTGACGCGGCTTTCTCAGCGGCAGACAGCCGAAGTTTCAGGTCAGCGACAACGGCATCCGCTTGCTCTTTGAGTCCAACAGCGGTTTGGTAGGCGTTCGTGGCTTGCTCGACTGTTTTTCCGGTGTAGCCCGACTCCGACGTGGCGAGTTGTTTCCGTGCGTTCTCGGCCAAGCCAGCAGCACGCACCGCTTCGTTGTCCGCCGCCTTGATGTCGGCTTCCGCTTGCATCGCCGCCGCGAGTCGCATTTCCAAGATTTTGCCATCGCTCTCGGCGGTCAGGTCAAGGTCGGATGTCGCCCCGCGTTTCGCCGTGGCGTTCGCGTTCTCTTGCGCCGCATCAGACTCCGCCGAACGTGCCTCTTTCTGAAACGCCGCTTCTACCAGACTCGCCATCTTCACGAGACTTGTTTCTTCGCACAAATCCGGCGGCATGATGCGGTCGAACTCTTCGCGATCTTGGCAAAGCGACTCAAAAAGCGTGCAGTCGGCTTTCACTTTCGCGAGGTCGATCAGCGACTCAATGCGGTACTGCTCCGCCGCGTCTTCCGATTTGTAGGGCGGATTTATGAGTCCTTCGATGAGTGACGGATTGATTCCAGCATATTCGCACTCTCCCGTGCTGACAATCTTTTGACCGACCGACAGCCCGCCGCCAGCGAATGACACTTTGCCCTTCTCGGCGTGATCGTCAACGTCGGCGGTGTATGACTTGTCTCCCGTCACCAGTCGCGTGATGGCGGCAATGCAACGATCTTTTCCAAGTCCGTGAGTCCCCTGCAAGATCATCACGCCAACGCCGTCAGGCGGCAGATTGAACTCGCTATGAGTCACGGGCGCGACGCCGTCAAAAATCATCACGTCATGTTTTGTTGTCTTAGCCATTTCATTTGCCTTTCGAGTGAGAATAAAAACTAAACTGGATAGTCGCCGTCTGCACGAGAGACGGCATCAGTTGAAGGGCTTCCAGAATCTTTATTCGGTGGAATCCCGGAGCGTTTTTACGAAACAACTTGGCTTGGCGAAGTCCGTCCGCGTCAATCGCTACACCTCCTCGTCCTCGTCCTCGTCCTCGTCAGAATACACAATCCAGTCGTTGCCGCGTTTCTCCCAGACGCTGGCCGCAATTTCCTCGACCGCCACAACGACGGAGTCAGGACAATAATCACCGTGCATATACACATTCGCCTGGCATCGCATCCCAGACTGCCCGCTACTGACCTCAATTTCCCCACAGCCTGGAAACGCCTCTCGCAATGCGGACTCGGTCAACTCAATCAATTTCTCCATGCTGGCGTCCACATTGATGCCGTCCGTGTCACTGAAGCAGTTGTCCTCAAAGAACACGAAATCAATTGACTGAATGTCTGAACCAAAGTCGTCCTCATCAACAACCGAAGATTTTTTAATCGCGTCCAAGAGACAGTCTTCCGAGCACGCAACGAGCGTCTCGTGTTGGTTCGTGTGGACACGCTCGCCCGCCATAAGCGGACAGCGGCACGTTGCACAATCGCAATCGTGGTTAAGGATGATCGTCATTGCTTTGCCTTTCGATGTGATAAGAAAAACTGACTGACTGGCTACGCCTCGCATCTTGCCACAATTTCGTCCAGTGGTTCGATTGTCGGGAAGTCGAGTTCGTCGGTTTCCCGTCCCTCCGCGATTTCCATGACGTTCCGCAAATGAGCGTCACGACTGACGACAGAGAATCCGATAACGAAGTGAAGAGAACCGTTGCGCGGCATCACGGCGTATGGCATTCCTCCGTCTTCGATTTGTTCGTTGACCCATTCCAGGGGCGTCGGCATCGCCGCCAAAATCCGGTCAATCACCGTGTCGTTGTCAAGAAACGGCAACCGATCAAGGTACGCCTGGCCGCGTTCATTCAGCCGCTCAGCGGATGCGGATATCTCCGCGAATAGATTCGTCATGGTCTTTGTCTTTCGGGTTTGAGTTTACTAAAACGAACACTAACAGGCCGACGGGATTCTGCCTAGGCTACTAGAAAAACGGGAACCGATAATTGACCGCTTCCATAATGTGAATAGCGCGAATGATTGGCGATTGTTCCATCGCCGCGACCGCCAACGCTCGCTTTGGCGACTCTTGCCCTTTGATGTCCGCCGCGTCTATGTCCGTGAGCGGACAGCGGCTCGCCAGTTCGTCTACCGCGTCGCGATAGCGTCGCTGTAGTTCCGCGTCAGATAGATTGATGATGTCGGTCATGCGTTCCCTTTCATTGAATGACGTATGAGATTGACCTGTTGTTTCTTGACGCCCAACGCTTTGACGATCTCGGCATCGGATAGTCCGTCGCGTATCAGTTTTTCGATCTCGGCACGCTTGCCGACCGGCCGCGATAGCCGATCAAGCCGGCCGAGTTCGTCGGCGATGTCGATGGCTTGCCCGTCCGCGTACCGCCGGCACAGCGAACGGACCTCGGTACGCAGTAGCGTGAGGCTGGCCCAGGTTTTGTTTGTGGTCATTGTTTCGGCCTTTCAAAAATGATGCCCGCCGCAAAGTTCGCAGGGTCGATCTGTGCCGAGAAGCCGAAGTTCCGAGACACCATGCGCTTCGCCTGACAGAACGATTCGGATGCCGAATAGCCGACCGCCCTCATGCCCTGAAAGATGATCTCCCTTGCCATCTTCTCGCGCACAGAACGTGATGCCGCCTCCTTGATGTTCATGGATTCGCCTTTCGCTCTGAGACGTGTTTTTCGGCCAATCGAATAGCCTCGCCCCACGTTATGCCTTTGACTTGCTTTTGATACTGTTTCGCCAGCCTTGCCACGGTTTGCGTTTCGTCGTCATATCGTTTTTGCGTGAATGTCATGCTTCCATCCTCCCAAAGAAAAAACCGCGTGATGTTTCCACGGCCATCGTGCCGCAAGCCTTGCCCGCGACAGTGCTCGAAAAAACGTCCCATTGATTGGCAGTGCCGTCCCGCGTAACGAGCGTTTTAGACTCGCCGCCGTAGTAGGCGGAGATATGTTTCTTGAGCCCCTCAAGCGTCGGGCTTGAAGCCAGTTTCTTGAAGCCTTTCGGTAGCGTGGTCACGATCGCACGGCCGATCCGTTCGCGAGCGACAACGCATCGCTGACGATTTTGTTGATAGACTTGAATCGGCGAAGCATGTAAGCCACGTCATTCGTGACGATGCAATTGGCTTTGTCGCTGGTGATGCAATCTTCCAACGCTTCAAGCAACTTCGGCAGTGCCGCGAACTGGCGAGCCATTGCGGCGCATTCGTCGATACCGTCGCCGCCACGACAGCCGCTAACCGGCTGGACTTCCGCGACGACATTGTGAGACACAACGCAAGCCTCGCCCGTTCTGATGCGTCTCCCGATTGGGTAAACGAATCGGTCGCTGTATGGCGGGAGAACGTCTAGCGTGTCGTTTTTTGTGATGGTCATGATTCTTTGCCTTTCAATTCGTGATAGTGCCGCCCGTGAATCGGTCGCGGCATCCGTTGGCGAGCGACTCCGTCCCGGCATACTTGCCGAGTGACTCGCGAAAAACGCATCCGTAGAGCATCGCCGCGAACTCGTGCGCGGTCTCTGTCTTGTGGTCGTAGCGTTGCGGTTGTTCGCCGTTGACGGCGACGACAACGCGAGAGAATGGAACGGGAAACATGGCTACACCGTCGCCCTTTCTTTCATTCCAGACGGTTCACCAACTGCCGACACAATCCAGGCGGCGATGTCTTCACCGCGACAGCCGGCATAGGGTAGGTCTTTCTTGAAGCGGTCAAACTCGCGAATAGGCAATTCGCGTTCGTGTGTTCGTGAGTGTTGCCGCACCGCTTCCCAATCTCCGAACAATTCAAGCAGTCCGGTTGATGCGTTGTCGCCGCTGATTGTCGCGGACGCGGTCAATCCGGTTTCGACGTTCTCAACACTGATTGCGTGATAGCAATTCCCGAACTTGTCGCGGCGGGAACTCAGCTTGTTCAAAATCAACATAGCGTTTGCCTTTCGGGTTAGTGGTTGTTGAATCGACTCAGTTCGCTTTGATAGTCCAAGCCATAAGATCGGCACTGCTCACGGGCTTGCGTAAACTGGCCGTTGATGAGCGACGCTTGAACGATGTTTTCGTGCCGGTACTCTGCCAGCCGATCGGCGGAGAAGTTGTTGTGCCTCACGTCGATTCTGATTGCGTCAACGTCGAATTCGCTGTCGTCAAGTTCGCCGATTTCTTCGGGAGTCATTCGGAATCATCTCCCTTCATTGCGTCGGCAATTTCGGCGGTCAAAAGAACGTCAAGCCGTTGTTGTTGTTCGGTCGTCAGTTTTTTCCATTGATTCACCGCCATCCGCGACGGGCAAGCGTCGTCAAGTGCCGCCAGCAAGCAGCACAAATTGAACTTAATCATCGTCTCGCGACGCTTCGGCGATTCGCGATACGCCGCGAGCCATTCGTGAGCGCGGTCATACGCTCCGCGACCATAAGAACCGTTGAAAATCCATCCGATACGCTCCGCGATGATTTCGGGATTATCCCGCAATCCACGGCCATAATCCGCCGCCCCTTCGCGCCGCTCCGCGAGCGGTGCCGATTCAACCGCCGCGAGTTGCTTATCGAGCATTCGCCGCTCGCGTTCAAGGTATTCCGCTTCGGTCGGTATCCGCGTGACTGTTGCCATGATTCTTGCCTCTTGTCTTTCTTTAGGGTCATGCCGCGAGATTAAAGGCGACGCGGCTACGCCGTTGGCTGTACGTTAAAACGAACAGACGAAACCGTCAACAGACGGCCTAGGCTTGATGCTCCGCGAGAATCGCGTAGCCCCTCCGCATTTCCTCGCGGTGACGTTTCAGTGCGACGGTGACGACCAACGCAACGCGGCTTGCGTCGCCGTTTGCGACCGCGAGAACTTCGGAGGGCTTGTAATGTCGCCGTGAATCGAGTCCGTGCCGCTGACAAAAGTTCGACGTTCCGGCGATGCAATTTCCCGCACGGATACTGTCGCGAAGACAGACGGTCGCCCCTTCGCGTTCCGCTCGCCTCACCGCCGCGAGTTGTTGTTTTTTGTTCGCGTTCGCGAGCCGCCGCGTTTCGTAGTTGGCTTTCAATTTCGCGACGATGTCGCGCACGTTGCCGAGTAGGTCGCCTGCCGTTGGGTGATAGTCGCGGTCGGGGTGCGACCGCGAAACTAGCTTGACTCCGTTTTTGTCACGCTCCCACCGATAACCGAAAGGCGCGGCAATGCGTTTTTTCTCGCCGGACAGCGTAAAAAACAGACAGCGACCACAAGCGACCGCGACAGATTGGACCACGACGCCCCGCTGGAATGTGCTGCGTTTTCTCCAATCCGAATTTGATCCTATCTCACGGAGTCGCGTATCCGTCCCCGCAACGCAACCTAGCGACCATTCACGGAGTCTCGGATTACGCCGCTGATATCCCGCCAGGACGTTTCGCGCAGCAACTGGCGCGGTAGCGCCGAACGGGACTACGGCTTTTTGCCGGTCGTATCGTTTCGCCAGCGGGATCGTGAGCGGGTCAGTTTTCGCCGCGAGTTTGTCGCGGGCATCCCGCAACGTAACGGCGCGCTTGATCGTGCCGCTAAATGTCCCCGCGTTACGGAGTCGCTGATACTTTGCTGGATTAGTTTTCATTGCCTTGCCTCTTTCTTTAGTGAGCGGGGAACGTCCCGCCCTACGTTGTGAGATGTGAAGAAAAAACTATGCCGACACGCGGGCGGCACAACTTAGATATGCGCCGTATGCCGCGTCCGACAATCCCTTGCCGACAATGCTGGCCGAACCGGAATTGATAGCCCGAACACGCTTTCTAAGCAGTCCAATCGTGCGGGGATGAAGTTCGATGCCGAGCATAGAACACAACTCCGCCAGTTCTTCGCCGCTGATTGACTCGTTGACGGCCACGCGAGCGGACAACTTAGCCTTGATTGTGTCGCGTTTGACTTGCTCCGCCGCTTGCTTTGCTTGCTCTTTCGCTTCACGTTCCCGCTGTTGTTCGGCTTCAATGCCAACGCACACTTCGCCGCAATACTGGCGGAGAACGATATCCGTCTCGCGGTTCGTGCTCGGCAACGGTATGCCGGTCAGGTCCACAAATAACCGCCGCGTCCAATTGTTTGACGTGTCGAAACCGCAACGCTGATGCCGGAGAAAGCACAATTGCCGATCGTCAATTTCATCCGCGAGCGAATACGCTTTGATGCGCTCGCCTTTCTTGTACGCTTCAAGTTCAGCCACCGGTAATGCCGCCAGCAATTCGGGACGATACTCCCGGTGAAATGCGAGTTCGTTTTCAATGATCTTGTCGGCATATCGGAGAACCGCTTCGGTTCGTGTTGTCATGCTGTCGCCCCTTCCAATTGATACAGCCTCTTGGCCGTTTCGCCGTTTTCGATATGCCAACGCGCTTGCGTTGCGTCCGCACAAATCGGGATGCCTGACCGGAAGTAACCGAAAGAGCAGACGATCAAAGTGACGCCATGAACGAACGCGAAACCGCATTCCGTCCGATTCCCGTTGTAACCGTCCGCCACCGTCCCGCGAGCGAATATCGCCTCACGCGCTTGATCGTAGGATATTGATGCCATGATGCTTTTCCTTTCAAGTTACGTTGCCAGATTGAAAACCGACCGACCTACGCTAGTAGGTATCAACCGAATATCGCTTGCCGCGACAGTTAAACCACGCCGTCCCGCTGTTGCTGAAAATGGTGACGTAGATTCGCCGCAAGCGTCCTTCAAAGTGAATCTTGAGACCGCTATTCAGCCGCCTACCATATCCGCTTGCGGTTTCTTGTAGTCCACGACGCATCCACTCCGGCGGATCGTAAACTAACTCGTCACGCATCGCTTGAATCCAGCCGGCGTATACCGTTGACGGTAGCGCGTCGGCCGCTGTGAATTGTTTCGGTTGTTTGGTTTCGCTTGCCATGTTCTTTTCCCTTTTCCTTTTGAGGTACGCTGAAAACTGCCGAGTCTCCGCCGATGCGATTTTCTTAACATCGTCGGCAGAGTGTCGGGAATTCTCACATCTCCACGACAATACCGGCGCGAGTTTCCGTGTTTCGGCAACGTTGCCGTTACACTGTTGCCATTGCATCGGCAATCAAACAACCGATGCGTTGAACTTCGGGAATCCATCCGGGAGCGCGTGAAACGTATGCCTCACCCACGGAAATGCCGAGCAGCAAAAGAACATCGCCGCGACAGTCTCCCGGCTCGTCAATGTTGCGTTTGAATGCCGCCGACGCGCGACGTTTGAAGTTTGCGTCAACGGCGCGCCGATCAATGATGTTCCGATCAATGGCAATTTGGATTGCCGAACCGATTGAAGTTTCTTTCGTGGTCATGTTTTTCCCATAGACGATCCTGCCAATGAAGTCTGAAATCACGCTATTGAGTTCATCCGAACCGCAAGCTAACGGTCCTTCGTCTTCCCACGCCTGCGACAACTCCCATGCCTCATGCTCTTCCAATTCGATGCGCGGATTCTGGTCGTCGTCATCGGCGACGATATGCCGACACAAGATTTCAGACACAAGATACCGTCCTCCATGCCACTCCATGGCGGACGCAAATTCAGGTGACAGCGGTATCGTATAGGCTGGCATGGTACGGATTCTCCAATTGAAAGAGCGTGGGATTGTGAATCGTGGTAACTACTCAGCAAGATCATCGAAACTAGGAAAACAAAAGAACGACTCGACATTGCCAGCAGCGGCATTGTTGAGAAGCTTGGCGAGATGTTCCGCAGTTTCGGCAGTAGCTGCGGCAAGATGTTGCCATCCTTCGCCGGAATTTCCAATTTCGTCCCCCGAAAGAACGGAAAACTGATCACGCAGCGCCTTTATCGTGCGTTTCAATTGTGCGTGAGTCGTCTTCACGCGGAGTTGTGGGCGAGTTGTGGGCGTCATAGTCGTAACCTTTCGATAGTGGTACGTTTTTCTTAAAATCAGTAGCCTAGTGCAGAATCGAACTGCATACCCTCTCCGAGAGTCTCGCCAGAATCTAGGCTAATCGTTTCGACTGTTGACGGCACCGAATGCACGACCAGTCGAATTCATTCCGTTATTCGTCGTCATCGTCCGGCATATCGTCCCCGTAGGTCTCGACAAGGTACTCTGCCGCTAGTTCTTCACTCTCGAAGGGTCCGTTAGTGTCCGTGCAATCCATGTATCCCGGCGCAGACAACCGGCAGAACCAACCGGAAACACGCTCGACAGAATAGACTTCCCGTCCCTCGCACCGGTCGATTAGCTGCGCCTCGAATTCGCGGGTGTAGCGTTCCTCTTGATCGTTCCATTGATCGGCAGGGTCGCCAAACTCGTCCGGAACGTGTTCCGTCCCGCAATTGGTTTCGACGAGCAGCATGGCATCTTCCCAGATTTCCGGGACCATAAAACCACGTTCCAATCGCTCGATTCCTGACTCGATTTCAGATTTCAACATGATACGTTTCCTTTTTGAGAATAGTTACCTTTGAAAGAACAACACGAACCACTACAGAACCGCGAAACATCCGGCGTCGCACAAATTTACGAACCTAGCGGAATCGACACGTTCCCCGGTATCGGCGCGACAGAACCCGCCGGTTTTCTTTGGATCACATGACAAGCGAACCCATTCGCCGCTAGGTCTTTCTTGGGTCGCAAACCCCTTCACCCATTGGCAAACTTGCCGACGTGTCTTGCAAGACTCTTGCTGAGCCAGAGAAGCGTGTTTGAACGTCACGTTATTCAGGACGATCGAACCAAGACGCTCCACAACAATCCCATTCTGGCGCACGCTGTAGACGATCCCCGGCTTATTCAGATTCCTGTAGACGTCGCAGCGGATAGACGTGTTGAGCACGATAGTACCCCTTTTTCTTGAGAAACCCAGTAAAGAACAACAACACAACACGACGGACTGTCATTCTCAAATCTGAGAAACCATTCCCAATAATGAGAATGACAGTGAATCACCCGGCAAGAATCGACACAATCTGTTCTTAATGTTAAACAGCAGACATGCCAGCAGTGTGAGCCAACGACTCCGATCCATAGCCGATGTTACCGGCAACGACTCTATCGTGCCGCAACACGATGTACGACCACAAGCCAGTCCGCGATGATTGAAACGTCTTCACGACCAAATCACCGTGTTTGTAAGTCATCATCATTCTCCCACAAGACAGACTCTCTCGACTGGCAGTTCGCGACCACCGCGACCCACCCGAACCAAACTGAAGTCCCTCTACAATACACTAAAACGAACATAGACAGAGCGAGCATTCAAAACTGCGTTGACGCTGACGTAAACCGTTGGTTGCGAATATCTTGCGATGAACGCTCATTGTCAACTGTAGTCGAGAATCGCGTTGACGATCTTTCGGCGATTCTTTCAAAACAACACAAAATCGCGACGCAAGACGTTAGCCTGTAGCGGTTTCGGGATTTCAAAATGACGTATAAGCGAAATCACATACGGCATCTCGCCTAAGTGTCCGGTGACTTTCGGGTGCCACGTGGCACTCGAAATCAACACGTTCTTCGCGATAGGGCGGCAGCGCTGAAACGACAGCCGGAATCCAGGCGAGCGCCTCTGAGCCAACTGGCGGGGCGCACACGTCGCGGAGTCTTCGACCTGGCTGTCGATCGTGCTCGACTGGCTCGAATGACAGGGGGAGGGGTCGGAGGTCGAATCGAGACCAGGCGGCAGGCGGCGCTATGTGCTTTCGTCACAGGTTTCGTTTTCTGGAATCTTTTACAACTCGGCATGATCGCGGCATGGTTATGTGATCGTCGGCGTATTCAGGCTGTCTCGTGTCCATGCTGCTCACTGTGGATCGCTTGTTGGACTTCTGGTCTTCTCTAGTTCTGCGGGTGGTTCATTGAAAAACGGTCTGGATTTCTAGGGGTTCTTGTCCTGTCGGCGGCATCCTCAAAGAAAGACCTGTGGCACTGTGTTTCTAGGTGATTGCTGCTGTATCGAGAGGTCGATTGGTTTTCGGGTGCTAGTGCTGAAAACCGGAATCTTGGCGAAGCAAGCGAAGCGTTGGTAGGTCCACAAACGAAGAAAGACCGCAGTGTTCGAGGTGAACTGAGCGGCCTATGATGGAGACATTTGGCACTAGGATCAGAGCAATCAGACTGAGAAATTCGGGTCTTGCTGGTCGGTTTTGATGGGCCTGTCGATGAGTTGCCCTTGGAAGTAAACATTGAAGTAGTCATAAAGTCGGTCGATTTGTGGTGGATGTTCCCCGTTGGCATCCTTGTAGTCTTCGATGTAGGCGTTGTTGGTGTGAAAATCTTTCTTGAAAGAGACTGGAGTTGCGGCAACGCAGGCTTTGAGTTGTGCGAGATCGACCGGGTTGTCGAGGAATTGAACAAAGAGATGCCAGTCGTGTGGCAGTGAGTCACGGAGCATCTGGAGTGGCCGCAGTTGACTGGAAAACAGAGCGACCTCCTTACGGAGACGGGCGACTTCGCCGTCCTGGGGGCTATGGACGGTGTCCATTTTAGTTTCGCTTGATTTAGCGGTAATTCCTCTTGACTTTTTGTTTTCGCTTGCCCCTATGATTCCTGCGGCCTTCTTGACGATGGGCGATCTTGCGCCGTTCCTTTTGGCGACACGGAGCACTTCGGTCTCAGTGGCGTTGCGTTCTTCTTGGGATTCGATCTGGTTCAGGGAGTCATTGATGGATTTGGCGGTCTGTATGACCTTTTGGGCGGCATCGAACTTGATGCCCATGAGTTTGGCGAGTTTCTCGGTAGCTTGCTTCTGCGTTCCAGTTTTCCCGCGAAGAAGGCACATTGCCGCCTTGAGGCGGATATCGCCGTCCATGATCCGGTTGGCGGCGTTGTCGAGGAACATCAAGTCTTCTTCCTGCTGCTCCGTCAGGCCGAAGTGAACCTCGCAGTCGATTTCTTCCCATTCAAGTTCGTTTGCGGCCTTCAGGCGGCGATGCCCGCCGAGCACAACAAAGGAACCATCTTCTCGATGGCTGACTAGGATCGGGGTGATTCGATTCGTCTCTTTGATCGACTCGACGAGATTGGCAACGTCGAGTTCGCCCCACATTTCACTGTTTTTAAGATGCGGCTTGAGATTCGCGAGTTTGATCGGTTCGGTCATATAGAGTTAGTCCTGGATAAGAGAAGTGGGTGACTAAAATGGTATACAGGAATCCGCCGCTGCCCGTTCCTCCTCAAGGCGATCCTGCATCTCCGAGACGCATCTGTCATACATTTCTTCTGAACTGAACAACTCGGCGTATGAGTCCAGGAAACTTCTCAGTCTTCCAGTGATAGAGAACCACTCGCCGTTCATTCGCTCCTTGGCGAAGAGCCTATGGTAGTAGAGTTCCTGCGTTCTCTCTGGATCGTCAATGGTGGCTATTAGGTTGATTTTGAATGGAGAGCACACCTTGATCTGTTCAAGACGCGAATAGGGATTCCTTGACCATCCGACTTTGCAATACCTCATACATTCTGTAGCAATGAAGTAAACCTTTCCGTGCCCCATTCCGGCCGGAAGGATGTTTTCTATAGCGAACCACCGTCTAGTCATGGCGTGCTCCAAAAAAACAAAAAGACCCCGTTCTTGATGGTTCCTTCTACGCGGAGTGCGACCTGCGCGACGAAATGGCCAGAACGGGGTCAGGTTTGAAATCGGGACACTTCGTAGCAGGTCGCGTCCCAATTGTATCACGCTTTTTTGTCGGGGTCCACGATTCCTCGGTCGTACATCAGGTTGTAATGCACTTCCTTGAAAGGAGCAGCCATCTTGTTCTTGATGACCTTCGCCTTCACCTCGATCCCTGAAGCGAGAGTTCCCTTTTTAATGGTCGATATACGAGAGAGTTCAACGCGAACGCTGGCGTAGAACTTCAATGCGCGTCCACCAGGAGTAGTCGTCTTTGGTCCGTATCCGAACTTGCCGATTGTGTCTCGCATCTGGTTAATGAAAATGACGCATGTTTTGCTCTCGCTGATAACTCCCGTGAGACGCCGCATGGCTTGGCCCATCATGCGGGCTTGAAGCCCAACGTGCTGATCCCCGGCGTCCCCTTCCAGTTCGACCTTCGGAGTCAGAGCGGCCACTGAATCAACCACCACAATCGAGTATCGCTTAGACTTTATGAACGCCTCGGCGATCTGTAACGCCTGCTCTCCCCATCCAGGTTGATTGAAAGAAAGCGTAGAAAGATTCACGCCGAGCTTGGTCGCCCATGCCAAGTCCAAGGCGTGTTCAGCGTCGATGTAGGCGCAGCGTTCTCCGCGAGACTGAGCAAGTCCAATCGTCTGCAACGCCATTGTCGTCTTGCTGCTGCTCTCGGCACCGATCAATTCAATGATCCTGCCGCGAGGAAACCCTTTGCCCCCAATCGCTTCGTTCAAGAGAGTGGACGGAGTTGGAACTCCTTCGTATTCCTGCTTGTAATCGGATAGATTGATAACTGTCCCGTCTCCGAACTTCTTGTTAATCGCTGCCGCAATGTCGTCAACTTCTTCTTGCTCTGACTTTTTCTTCTTCATGCAACACTCCAATAAAAAAAGACCACTCCCCAAGAAGCGATAGCCGCTGAAGTGCAACCGACAGCGAATCAACAAGCAGGGAGAGTGGCCGTGATTTTAGAGACTTGGATTCGACTTGTCGGTTGCGGCGTGATTGTACCACAACCAAAAACGGAATCAACGTCCTGTGTTTACTTAAAGAACCGACCAAGCAGTCGGCCAGTCAGCTTGCCTGCGATACGTCTACCAACACGCTCTGCGACTTTGCCGCGCTTCACGGCGTTGATGTCGCCAAGAAACCGAGCGATGGCATATAGGAATGTTCGTAGTTTTCCGATTTTCACTATTTATCCTCGCGTGCCAGTTTCTGGCACGCTTCGCAAAATTCAACTCGATCAATATGCGGTCGAGGTTCAGAGAACGGCGGGAGCACCTTGTGGTCGGGAATGTCGGCGTAGCCTTTCGGTGCCTGCCATCCTTGCCAAGAAATTCCACACGCAGTGAGTATGAACGGCGATTTATTGTCTGCGAGATGGGATATGTATGTCATGTTACACCTTGAATCCCGCTTTACGAGCGGCAACTGCTACATGCGAAACTCGCTGCTTAGAAATGTTGAACTTCTCAGCAATCACAGGCCCGCTTTTACCATCGAGAAGCATCTTCAAAATCTTGAACGCGCTCACTGGATTGCGAAAATGCTTCAGTACGACTTCGACTCCGTGCTCTTTGCACGCATTCATAATAGACTCACGGCACATTCCGTATTTCTTGGCAGCGCGATTAACGTCCATTCCGCCATTGACGTCATTAGCGATATCCATACGCCTCTGAGTCTTCTGCTCATGCGTCATAAAACCGACGCCGTGCTCAGCACAAGCAAACCTAACAGTCGCCATCGAGGCGTCTGTCTGGTTACAGATATCGGCGAGAGACATTCCAGTCTTCGCCAGTTTCACGATCTGCTTGCGGCGTTCACGAGATTCTTCGTGTGTCATTAGTTTGCCTTTCTTGGATCTACGGAGCAACAAAAACAAGATCGCCGTTGCCAGTCCATACATAGTCGTCGCCATGCAACATGATCGACTCGTCTTCGACAAGCACATCAATCATGTCGGCAACGCCAACCCAGAACTTGCATGGTAGTCTGCATTTTCGATTAGCGCATTCCTGCCACGAGAGAGGACGTTCAACACGTTCTTCGCCGTCAGAGTATGGGTCTGAAAAAGAAGCCCATGAGTGCCGCGTATCGGGCATGATTCGAGTTTCATTGGTTTACTTCCCGCAGCATCGCTTGTGCTTTTTACCGCTTCCGCAAACACAGAGTTCGTTGCGATGCTTGCCGTTCTTGTGCTCGGCGATTATCGGCTGAATCTTTCGCCTCGATACATAAGAAGGAGCAGTCAGTTTCAGAGCGTTCTTCTCTATCGCTTTCATCGACATGCCTCGACTATCGCTCATGGTTCTACCCTTATCTTCTGGCAACGAGAACAGAAAAAGTATCCCTCAGTTGAATCGTATGGAGATGGCTGATAGTCGTGCTCTCCATCGGCACACGAGACTTCGTATGTGATATGTAAAGTCGATGTGACGTTGAACGGCTTGTCGCACTCACTGCATTTATACTCCAGCGTCTCGTCATCGCCGTAAGGACCATCGTCGATGCGTGCTTCACATCCACAATACGGGCATTCTGCTTTGTCTGTCATTTCAACTGCCCATACTCTCCGCGTAAGCAAGCCTGTTGCAGCATGTGCAACAGGGGTTCTTGTTTTTCTGGTCGATAACGTCCGACAACATTCGGCCACTTCCAGATGCGAACCTCATACAGTCTCGCTGTGTGATCGAGCGAGAAACACAATCCTTCTTTTTCAAGTGCTTCGATCAACGCATCGGCAGATAGATACTGAAGACATCCGTTGCCATCGAGAATGCTCATTGCTTCACTCCCCAAAGATTTCCTTGTCCATGACAGCGACGAAGGCAGGTGAGTCCGCCGATGCGAGACAGTTTGTTCGATGTTCCAGTCTCGCTCAGGCCGAACTTCTCGCGAACCTGCTTCGTCGTGAGCGGACCAAACCGCTTCACATAAGCGATGATCTCTTCGTCTGAAGCAAGCTCGCTCTTTCGGTGAGATACGCGATTAGACATGAACTACTCCTTTACTTCTTTGCCGCATGGATGCCATTCGCTGTCAATGTCGCGAGACCACTCATATAGTGAATGAAGATCACTAATGCCGACCCACTCGGAACCGTCGTGGGGGAAACAAACGAATTGACCATCAGGCTGATAGCCAATCAGCTTAACAATGTCGCCATCTTCAAGACGGCGGAACCAACCGTTAGTTGGCACATCTTTTATTGATCGCCACGGAATGTGTACCGCTTGTTCTGGCAACAAGCGGTACTGCGTTTTATTGTCGTTAAAAGTAAAACAACCATTGTTGATGTTTTTGGGAAACGTCTCCCATACTCCGCGAGTGTCAATATCATCAAAGAACAGAGCCTCGAACTTTCGTCCGTTATTCTGTAGCCGCAATGCCTCTTCGCGATACTTCTCGCCAGAAAACGGAACCATCTCTTTTATGAGCGGTTCGCCAATCGCGTCGCGAAGTTCAGCGACCTCTTCCTTGAGTCGCTGATTCTGCGTGAGCAGTTCGTTTCTGCGCTGACAACAATCTTCATACGACTTCAAGTATGCGTCACGTTCTTTCGCGTAATCCGAAGCGTTATTCATGTGCGTCTTGGCAAGTTCCATCGCTCCGTGAAACTTCTTCTGCCAGTCTTCGGCTTCCTTGACGTAGCGATACTCAACTTCACTCATAACTGAGCAGGCGGCGTGCTCGTATTCCGCCTTGAACTTCGCACTGGTCTTCGACCATTCATCGCAGCCATTCAGGCGATCCTCAAAGGCGTCGTATAGAATCTCGCCAAGCGTTTTCTCTTCTGTTTTCACTTCACCACCACCATTCCGCACGAATTGCACGTCGTCCGCACAACAGAACAATCGCACCTGTGCTCGACCGTCTCGCACAGGTGCTTTCTTTTTCGTTTGCACTTGCTGCAAAACAGAGTCAACTTCAGAGGCGTCGGATCGTGATGGACTTTCTGGAAGTTATTCATTGTTTAATTGACCGCTCGATCGAGACCTGTCGCCATTCAGATGCAAGACGACACTCCGCTTCCAGCACATTGATCTTTTTCACTAACTCCGCATTCGCCCGCTCAAGTTCATCGACCCGGCCACGAAGCTGAACGATCTTTTCCGTCAGCGAAGAACCAACAGGCGATTCTTTATTTTCAATGCAACTAGAAGCGTCTGGTTCCCAGTTAAAACGACTGTTACATGATCGACATTTCCACCTCGCCGGAGGCTCTCCGAGGTATCCAACCAGTTGAATCTGCCGATCACGGCACTGAGGGCACGCGAGTTCTTTCCAGTTCGCCTGCTCAGACAGAAACTCGCGTCTTCTGACTGACTCGATGATCTTGGTGTCTGTGTGTGACATTTTAATCATGTTCGGTAAAAGAAACAAGCCTACTGCTTGGGTTCTGTTGCGAGAATCGCTTTTCTGAGCGAATCGACGAGTCCATCCTCGTTAATTGCATCGCCTTTTACGAGTACGCTGACGGCTCGCGGGAAGTCTCTTTTTGTGAACTCGGTGCCTGAGTGAATGATGAACTGGCAGTCTTTTCCGACGAGTTCCATAATCATGTTGACGGCATGAGTTGAGTCGTTATCCGCAAGCGTGACGTCAATGATCGCCACTCTCGCTTCTCGAACATGGGCGATCCCTTCTTCGAGTGTGTTTGCCACGCAAAAAGACAGGTCGTAATGCTCGATTAAGTGGAGTATCGAAGACCTAATCAACTGCTGATGAATCGGGTTGTCTTCGATCAGTAGAACCAACCTGCGATGCTTGTGTAGTTCCGATGAAATAGCCATCACGAACTGCGTCATTACCTTGTCTCGCTGCGCGAGCGAGTAGTACGCATCGGCGATTTTCTCGCCAGAAGCGACCATTTTTTCCAGACGAGATGCAATCCAGTCGGCACAGATGCCAATTCCGGCGATAATCACCGAGACGAGTCCAACCCCAACAAGCCAAGGGATGTATTGGCCCCTGTCGTTGACGGAAAGGTACACGACTCCAGAAATTGTTGCAGTCAGGAGGATGTGCAGGAATGGTTCGCGAGCAATACGGTTTACTGCGGCTCTTTTGATCGTCTCTCTGTCATCTGAGGACATTTTCAACTCCAAGGAAGGCTGTGTTTCCTCAGAGTATGGTTATTCAGTCCGCGTAGGGCAATTCGCCTACGGATACGCAACAATGTCTTCGGTCACGTCGATGTCGTAGAGAGACGTGTGTATCACCCATCTCAGGACTTCTCGGTTCGTGCCGTCCGTTTTGATGACAGGAAACACCTCAAACGACTTGGGAACATCAACGTCATCTCCACTGCTCACACGAACGACTAGCGGAGTGCGTGACAGAGCGGCTTTATGCACAGTCGCACGCTCGAATGACTTAACGAGCAGCGATCTGGTGATTTGCTTGAGCGTGAGTGTCATTTTCTCCAAACCGATATAACAGCCGTTGCGACTGACGGAGTACCGCAGGCGAACTTGGAGTTCGCCTTCACTCACAAAGGCAAGAAATTAAACACTCATACAAATCCGGCAACAGCGTTGGGTCACTCCCCATGTGTCGCTGCGGCTGTTCCACTATCGCCCGCAGTCGCCGTTGCGTTTCGGAAACCCAGCCCTGGTCCCACTGGTCGGACATGAACCACGTCTCGAAACTCAACACGACACGCAACACCTCGCGGCAATCGCCAAAGGCCGTATTACGGTCTGTTCGTAAATCCTGAAACCACAGCGCGGCGGCCCATGAACGGCGAACAAGTCGGTCAACTGGAGCAGCGATTCGCTTAGCCTTTGCGGGCGTCTTCACGATTTAACCTCCCTGGCCGTTCTCGCGGCCCAGTTACCTTTGTCGTTCAGTCCAAAATCAGTCTTGTCTTTCCTCAGTTTTGCGACAGTCTGACTAACCATCTCTTTTGCGGACTGAAGACCCTCATCGCGAAGCACCTCAAGCAATCGTAGATACCAGACTTCTCGATCAGTCTTGTGCGGGCGTTTTTTCAACTGACACAACAAATATGGCAAATCAAAAGTCGGTCCATCAGCCAGCAAACAGCGCGCATAACAATCGTTCACTGCGAGACGGATTGAGTGCGAGTCTGAACAATCCGCTCGACCGGACGGCGAGTCGAATGGCGATTCGACGGTGTTCGTGCCTTCCATGTCTGTCGCCCTTCGCGCCGTCGGTCAACCGAAGCGTTATCTCGAAATCAGTGGAGTCGCTATCTGATGGTTTTTTTGAAAGAAGAACGCCCAACCCTCAAACGCAATCAGCCCGACAGCGATTGCAGCGACTATGAGTCCGCATCGAAAAGACCTAAGAGAAAATCTTTCGCTCTCGGCGGAACCTCTTCCAAGGCACATTGGCATTATTTTTGAAACCGCAATCAATGAACCTGAAACGCCCACAAGGACTCCGACCCAGATGTGAGCAAAGTCCTTAAACTTCGTCGTGAAATCTGCGGGACCAAGCTGAGGGACGATAAATAGTCGCTCGATTCCGAAGTATGCGGAAATCCCAGCGACGACAACCCAACACGCCTCTTTGTATTTCATACAAAACCCCAATTACGCATCCAGGTCCGGCCATACTTCGCAGACACTCTTGCCGAAGTATCCAGCCAGAGCACGAGCAACTCCAAGCGTCACCTCGCCACCTTTTTCAATACGCCACACACCAGCAACGCTCATGCACGACTGCTTTCCGCCCTTCTGGCGATACCGCACCTTGCCGGCAATGTCTCGAAGAGAAACAAGCGGCAATGGTTCGTAATTGTCGTCCTTAGAATGGGACGCATTGAGCATCTTGCGGCGGCTGTTCTCCGCTTCCCGCAGGTTGCTCAACAGGCACGTCGGGTGCGCTGGGTCCACATTGACCTTCTTCTGTACTGGCTTCTTTTTCGTCTTTGTCACGGTTCTCTCTCAGTTCGTATCCAAGTTTTTGTATGTGTGCGTCCAGTTCCGTTACGGACCAGATCGCGAATGCAATACCTCCTGATTCGTTAATCTTCCTGATGAACTTTGCCTGATGAACGCTCGGTTCTTTACGGACGGGACAGCAGACCTCAAGACGGCGTCCGTCTGGCAGCACTCCCGTTACCTCTGCCGCACCTTTGATGCCCGCGTACTCGTACTCTTTCTTAACCTTGCCTCTGGAATCGTCGTACAGTTCAAGAACGAATCCGTTCCGCAGCGTCCAAGCATGAATGCCGTACTCCGCGAGTCTTTCGGCAGCGACAATGGCTAGTTCGCGTCTTCGCTTCATGCGTTCTTTCAGGGAAACCACGGGAATCTTTGTTTTCGGCGGTCTACCTCGCGGAGTCCCCTTCCGAACGTAGTATTTCTTCTTTGGCTTCTTCGGATGCGCCTTCTTCCAACGCTCACAGACCCACTGCTCGGTGTTAAATTCTTTCCATTGATTCGTCCCGACTGGATGCGGGTTCGGCAGGACTTTGGGCAATTTACGTCTCTCTGATCGCTATCGAAAAGAACGCCAACATGAGCTTGGCTTTGATCCTGTAAGCTGGCAATTTGCGAGTCATTGGCGACTTCACATCCTCGACCACAGTGATTTGATTTTCGACATAAACAAAGTCGGCAACGTAGTCGCAAATATGAATGTCTCTGTGCTCGAATCGGTATCTCACCTGTCGCTCAAGGTTCTTTATGACGCCATTCGCCTCCAGCATGACCAGTTCGTCAAATCGCCGCTCCTCTTTCTTGCTGTCAAAACCTCTCGCGGTGCGTTTATTACGGTATTTCGACGACTTCTTCTTGTCGGTCAGTCCGAACTTCTCCGCGTCTTTTTGTGAGAGACGAAGGCCCACTTATCGCTCCTGTTTGCCTTCAACACCTCTAACAGCACGTTCACGCTGCCGTTTCTGAATCCATAGCAGCGCTGTCTCTAGGTGCGTGATGGCGATTGCGTTCTCGCGGCACTGAAACGGACCTGTCTGAAAACCTGCGAGTCGATCAATCGCGATTGCGATGAGGCATTCTCCAGTGATCCCGTTGACCTTCACGTTCGGGTCGCCATTCTGGAATGTCAGATGCGGACCAAGAACGCCTTCGCATTCAGGCGGCAGAATAATGTCGTATTCCAGATAAGCACCGCCCGGACCTTTTCCTCCGGTCGCGATGATCGACAACTTTTCGTTCAAAATCCCAACTGCGTGACTCGTGACTTCGTGCATCGGAATCCTTTCGTGATTCGAGATTGCGGCAGTTTACCAAAACGAACTAGGAACTCAAGCCTGAGTCAAGATTTTCTTGACCTGCTCGGTGTGCTCTCTTCGTTTATCGGCTGGCACCCAGCCTGAAACGCCTGCGTCCTTTAGTTTTTCAAGGATGTCATGCTTCTCGAAAATATCGGTCATGGCAGTCCAGTACGGCAAGTGCGGGTAAAAAATCGAACCTTCGCCTTTCGACTGCGACCACGTTGACAGCCAACCTGCTGGCGGCTGAATGAGAATGTCGTAGAGATTTCGGTTCGTGTAGTGCCGCCATGCCTGCTTCGGTACGTCGTTGCGGATCAGCCATTCGCCGCTGTCTGTCATCGGCAGATCGTCATTGGGGTGTATCTTCTTTCGTTTTAACTTACAGTCTGGCAGTTCGCTGTCTTCGAGAAATCGCCAGCGTCTAGCAGAACTGAACTCGCTCGGAATCAACGATGCTCTTCGACCCCCTTTCTTCATTACGTCATCCCCACTTCTCTATTGTGCAGGCGTCACGGCGTCGGTTGATCCAGAAATTCAAAGATGTTCGGCTAATGAGAGACGTCTGGTTTCGTATCGCTGGAGACAGACAGAAAGAACTATCCGACAAAGAGGCTGAACTCGCAGAGACTCTCGAAAGACTTACAAAGGCAGACGCCAAGATTGTTTCTTATAGCAAAAAGAATACACAGCTTGAAGTTCTTTTGCAGTCCGAAACACAAGAAAAGAATGCTGCTCGGCGTGAAAGAGAGGCTAAGGAAACAGAACTAGCAGCAGCCTTGTCCGCGAACATAGCTTTGCGTGCTGACGTGCGTCGGTTACAAATGGATGTTGAAATATCCAACGACAAGATCGCCATTCTGGAACATGGGGCAAGGTTTTACGACACGCAGAACCAAGTCCTTCAGAAGTCGGTCGAGTCTTTGTTAGCCACAATGTCTGGGCACGAGCAACATGGCACTCGCAAATCTGATGCAGCAGAACAGAACGCGACTTAGCCATTTCGGCCCTGCGGTGCCGATGCGTAAGGCATACAACAAGAACACTGGCGGTATCGCTTCAGTCTCCCGAATGCTGATCGGGGACTACTACGGACTTCCCGGCGTAAAACGCACTGCGGAATGGTCGGCGAATCACGATCAAATCCTGTCGCTCTACAAGGGTTCGCTCTACATCTGCACGAAGGCCATCGCGTCGAAGATCGCGACGATGGGCTACAAAGTGCTGCGAAGAAAGTGGAAGAAGTCAGGCGAAGTCTTCCTGCCCGTCTCCGCGAATCACCCGCTTGTCGAACTGCTGAACGATCCGAATCCCGCGTACACACCTGCTGTTTTTCACGAGATGATGATTTCGTGGCAGTTACTCAGCGGCAACGCTTACGCCCTGAAGGTGAAGAACGGATTCGGAACGCCTGTCGCATTGCATCCCATCTCTCCGCAGTTCGTGCGAGTGATTCCGAGTTCTGACGACTGGGTCCAAGGCTATCGCGTCTCTGCTCGGTACTTCGGGGCGGCGATGTGGGACGTTCACGCGAACGAGATGATCCACGTCAAAGAGGCGTCGCCAGATCAGCAAGGCACACAGCGGTTCTATGGGTTCCCGCATACGCTCGCGTGCGAGGCAGCGGTTGAACTCGAAAACGAGATGTTCACACGCGAGCGATATCGTTTTTCAAACTACGCCGAACCGGGCTTGATTCTTGGTACAGACCAGAAGATTGGGTCTGCACATCAACTCAAGCAGTTGGTGCATGAAATCTGGAGTCAGCATCGCGTTTCTGAGCAGTCCGGCGTCCCGATGGTGCTGCACAGCGGCATGAAAATGCTGTCTAGTCCCAAGGGCGGCGGCAGCGAATTGAACTATGCCGATTCGCTGATGATGACGCTGAAGTTCATTTCGGCCACGTTCCAGATGCCGCTAGAGGTTGTCGGACTCAATCAGAACGCCTCGCGTGCGTCCGCTCAGGCGTCATTGAAAACTTACGCCGAGAACTGCATCAATCCTCGCCTCGTGGCTTACGGGCAAGCGTTGACGAACGGCTTGGCGAAAGATTTTGAACCAGACCTGTTGATTCAGGTTGGACCATTCGACGTGTCTGATCTTCAGTCGATGACCAAGGCGATTGAAACGCTCGGACATCTCGGCGCTATTGACCAGAACGAAGCCCGTAAGTTGCTGTTCAACCTACCGCCGTTTGAACTTGGCGGACACCGCCCGACGCTTCAGGCTGGCGTTACTATCGCACCGTTCGGGAACGACGATGACACTGATAATGACACGGTCGGCCTCGGCGGAATAGAGTCCGACACTGCAAACTTGGCCGTGATTTAGGAGATTTACACATGCACGCAATGTTGACCGCCTTGGCGGCAAGGTCTGGATGTTACTCATCCGGTCCATCGACTGTTTATTCACCTCAATGCCGAATCGGAGAAGTGTTCCAGCACGTCACGATCACGGCTGCTTACGACGACCACTACGAGATCACGGACACGGAAGCCCCCGGCGCGCTGTTCATCGTGACTCCGCAGTCCGGCGAACTTGTGAAACTGATTGAGGATTAAGAAGTGAATCAAACACACGAAATCACGAAGGCTTCCACGGTTCTCCGAAAGGACAAGAACCACAAGGAATACCTGTATGTGTTCGCCGCTGCCCTCGTTCCAGGGAAGATGGACCTTCAGGACCAGTGGATCACAAAAGAAGAGATTCGCGAGACGCTGGACGACTTCATGGAGCGTTATCAGGACATCGGCTATCGCCATCAGGCGCTTTTGGCGAAGTCCTCAGCGGTCCTCGTAGACAACTTTCAGTCCGATCGAGAAATGACCTTTGACCTCGTCTCGAAGAGCGTCACCTACCCTGCCGGGACTTGGTTCCAGGGCATCAAGGTGTTCTCAAAAGAACTCATTCAAAAGATTCTGTCTGGAGAGATCACTGGCCTTTCGATTGGCGGAAGAGCAGACAAGATCATCCAACGACTTCCTCCAAAATAGCTTGATGGTGAACCATGAAAACTGCGGACCAACTCAGTGAAGACGAAGGCGAAATCGTTGGCTTGACGGTCAAGGAAGTTTCGTTGGTCAATAATCCCGCCGTCCCGATGGCGAAGTTCTTGATCGTCAAGGAAGCGGACGGTCCAGAAGACGACGACGGTGACGACGACAGTGGTGACATTGACGTTCTTTTGAAGAAAGACGCCATGAGCACGGACTCCGCTGCGCCGTTGCGACCTAACGCCAAGCAAGGCAAGTGCGAGAAGTGCAGCAAAGAGATGTCTGGCGAAGGCGACATCTGTAAATGTACGCACAAAGAAGACACAGAAATCGCCAAAGAACCAGTCGTGCAAAACACCGAAATGGTGACTCCAACTGTCTCTGACGAGACCAAGATGGAGTTGCAGCGAACGCTCAAAGAACTCGTCGCGAATAGCGGCAGCATGAACAGTAAGGACAAGCTGCGTCTAGCAAAGGTTGCCGCGTATCACGGCGTTGATGTGCCGGACGTTGAAGAGGAACAAGAGAGTGAAGGCACGTCGCTTGATGATGTGCTCGCCGCTTTACAAAAGCTGGTTCCTGTCCTCGTTGCTTTGCAACCGAAGCCTGCGGCGCCAACACCTCCCGCTGCGTCACCGACTCCGAAGCCTGCGGCGACAGCAAGTGCTTCGATGACCAAGAAAGAATCAGATGACCTGAAGGATGGTCCCGGACATCTGATAACACTCGCTTCGCTAGACGCTACCGCGAAGCCTGAAACGCCAACGCTCGTCGAAGAGATTCTTGTTGAAACCGTCAAAGAAGTAGCCTCAACAGAGGAACCGTTATTGACGCGGGTGGCACGAATCTTAGAGAAACAGCGTGAACAGCACGAGTTGGACGAATATATGTCGGTTCTCAAAGGAGCGGCTAAGAAAATCCAAAGCGTGCATAACGAATACAGCGAAACAAAAAGGTCGTTGCTGAAGGCGATGGGGAAAGACCCAGACTTCGACCTCAACAACTAATCGGTCTTTTCTCACCAATCTTTTGAAGAGGGATATTCAAAATGGCTGATACCGCAACGCTCGACAAACCTGCTCTCGATCCGGCTCAATCGCTGGCCGACGAAATCGGCAAGATCAACAAGGGTCTTGAAGGTCTCGACACACTCAAGAGCGACATCGCCGAGATGAAGTCGCTCATCAACGAGAAGGGTAAGGCACAAGCACCTGCCGGTCAGATCGACATGAAGAAGAGTGGCGGGACTTCTCAGTCCTTCCGCTTCCAGAACATGGTTCGCGGTCTCTTTGAGCGTGACGTTCAGAAGAACTCTGATTGGCGCAAGCACTGTGCCTACGAGACCGACCTCAACAAGCGAATCTCGAAGGGACTTGGTCTTTCTTCGGAAACGATGTGCCCGATTTCTTCGGAACTGCTCCGCATCGACCCGCACTCATGCATGAAGGAAGACGGAACACCGACTGAGGCTCCCGGCGTCCCGATGGACGTCATCAAGGAGATTCAGCAGAACTTCGGTTCTTCGCCGAGCGTTGATCCTGACGAACTCGCGTGGTTGCGTCAGCGCGGCGTCCTGAAGGGGATGGACATCCAGAAAGACCCGAACAACTACACCACAGCTGGACAGGGCGGCTACTTGCGTCCGCTCGCTGCTCAGGGTGAGTTGATCGAGATTCTGCGTAACAGCTTGGCGTTCGCCCGTGCTGGCGTGCGTCAGTTCCCGCTGCCTCCGCAGGGGTTGATTCGGTATCCGCGTCAGATCACCGCCAACACCGTTGACGGATACTCTGAGTTCGGGACGATCTCTGAGACCGAGATGACGTTCAACACCGTCGATCTCGCCGCTCAGGCTTACTCTGGCTTGTCGAAGGTCACTGAAGACCTCATCAAGTACGCGAGCATCTCGGTGGAAGCCTTGATCCGCGAAGACTTGGCTCGCGTCTCGATGTTGAAGATCGACCGCGATATGTTCGACGGGGCTGGTCACGGTTCCAACGAGATTCCCGGCTTGGTCGGTGTCTCTGGCATCATCACCCGTGTCGCCTCGACCGTTGGGGCGAACGGTAACACGCTTGGCACGTCGGACATCTCTTTCTTGATTGCCGACATGGACGAAGCGAACGCCCCGACAGATCGCGGCGTAGCGGTTCTGACACGACCCGGTCTCTGGACCGCCGTGACGAAGCGTAAGGACTCTCTCGGTCGATACGTCTTCGACGACGCCGCTCGCGGTGTCGGTCAGGCTCCGAGCGTCGATTCCAACCCGGTCATCAAGTCCACGAACACGCCGAACAACCGAGCGAAGGGTTCGGCGACGGACTTGACCATGATCCTCGCGATTGTGCCGTCCGAAATCCTCATGGGTATGGCCGGTGTCATGGACATGGCGATGACGAACAGCGACAGCACAGATTTTGCTCGCCGGGTGCTTGCTATACGAGCGACCAGCTACGCTGACTGTGCGCCAAGGCACGCAAGTTCAGTCGGTTTGATCGACGTTCTTTTGGGTTCCTAGCGAGTCTGGTTGAACAAACTATTAAGCCCATCTCCCTTGAGGTGGGCTTTTTCTTTTAGTAAACTACGTTCGCGTTGGGATAGAGTCGCCCTCGACAAGATGATTGTCCTTTCATCTTCCCAATGCTCTTTTAAGGACTTCTCCAGTTCAAAGGACTCTGGAAATGCCAAGACGTGGCGGCGGCATTGACTATGCCAAGGAAATAAATGACTTACTTGACTCACCACGCTGAATCGGATTGACACCGCAAGCTGCTTGCGTAGAATTGGGCACCATGAGGAAATCAGAGTTGTCCGCGTATCTTGCGAAGTGCGGTGCTAAGGGTGGCCAAACGACCGGAGCCTCGAAGGTTCGCGGTGATTCGGATTACTACCGGAAATTGGCCGCGCGGCGAAAACTCAGCAAGTGAACAAGCCGATGAAAACGATTGAATTCAAACTCTATCTCAAGCCCGCCCAAGAAGAGACACTCTCTTCGTGGATGCGGACTTGCTGTGGAATCTTCAATCGAGCCTTGGATCAGCGAATCAAAGCCTATGAGCGGCGTGCTGGGTCTGTGAATTACAATCAGCAGCAAGCGTTGTTGACACAGCAGCGTGCCCGAATGGTGGGGCTTGCTTCGATTCCAGTGGCTTTTGAGCGTGACGCCCTGCGTCGCGTTGATCGCGGATTACAGGCATTCTTCCGCCGGGCAAAGGCAGGTGCCGGCAAGGTTGGGTTTCCGCGATTCCGTTCTTGGAAACGGTACAACAGCATGGAGTATGCAGCGGTCGGCCAGTACGTTCGCGGAGATAGTCTTGTCTCGATTCCGAAACTCGGATTGGTTCGGATTCGCTGCGGAAACCAACGAATTTCCAAGACGCAGAAACTACTCAGGATCATCCGCCGGGCATCAGGTTGGTATGGCCAAGTCGTTGTTACTGAGTCCACGACGATCAAGAACCTTGAAGATCAAGGCTCAGTCGGCATCGACGTTGGATTGGAGTCATTCGCTACGTTGAGCGACGGATCGCAGATTGAAAATCCACGCTTCTACCGCAAGTCAGAGAAGAAGCTGCGAGGCTTACAGAGGTCGGTGTCTCGCAAGAAGAAGGGCAGCCAAAATCGCCGCAAGGCGGTAGTTCGCCTGCAACGGCAACATGAGCGAATTGCCGCTCAACGGAGATCGTTCTGTCATCGTCGGAGCACAGAACTCGTTCGCGGCTTCTCGTTCATTGCGGCCGAGAAACTCAACATCAAAGGGATGGTCAAGAATCATTGCTTGGCCAAGTCGATAAGTGACGCCTCTTGGGGAATCTTCATGAATCAAATCTCCGTGAAAGCTGCAAATGCTGCGCGGGTATTCGTTCAGGTTGATCCAAGAGGCACATCCCAAGAGTGCCCCGATTGCGGGGTCGTCAAGAAGAAAGAACTTTCGGAACGAGAACACAACTGTAGTTGTGGTTCGCAATGCCATCGCGACCATGCAAGTGCCAGAGTCGTTCTCGCCCGTGCCCTGGTGTCAATCGGGGTAATTCGCCTTTCGAGGGACTCGGCCGCTGAGGTGTCGCCTATTGCGATCCATCAAGCCGACCCGTTGAAGAAGGAAGACGCACTGCTATCCGCAAGGTGAACCAAGTATGTCATTGCCAAAAAGAACCATCACTCAGCAACGACGACGTTCTTCTTCAGTAACTCGACCGTGTTCTGAAACGCCGTCTCAAGAAGTTCTGGCGTCAACTTCAGAGGATACACGCTCCCGCTACGAGCCATGCCGGCCATGACGCAGTCCGCCACAAAGTCCAGCACGTCGATCAAGTTCACGTCAGCAGGAATGCCGTCCGCCTGCGTGAGATGGTGGCGATTCAGCCTGCGATGCCGGTCCCACCATCCGGTCTCTTTGAAACCAGTCAAGAAATCGGCATGGAATCCGTCGATGTCCGTGATCTTGTCTGTGTCGTGAGCGTTCGCGGCGTAATCGAGTCGGTTGGCAAAGAACCCAAGCCCGCGTCGAACGTCTTCGATGTGCTGGAGAGAGCTTGCCAGAAGCGTCTCCTTGGTCACATTCGCGTAGTCGCAGGTGCGTGTGTCTGCCGTCTCGCTTTTCTGGATCGTAATCATGTCGTCTCCTTGGAAAGAATTCTGTGTCGCAGCTTGTAAACGCTCAGGCGTAGCCTGTGGTGCGTGACAGGATCAAACGACCTACGCAGCGTCTCGTAAGTCTCCATGCACTCCTGAGCGTCTACATCGCCAGCAGACGCCATATCGCCGACTTTTATTCCGATCTCTTGCAGCTTCGGCAGCGTGTCTTTCTCAAAAAGACCGGCATCAACCATCCATGAAGCGTTCATCGGTTTCGCTCCATCAGTTCGTTGAAGTTCGCGTTGTCGTTGGTGAAACCGCTCCATTGCCAAGAACCTGATGTCTTGTCGTATTCGCCCACTCCGCGCTTAACGCATTCTTTCTGAAATCGTTCACGCTCTGTGTCGATGCCGACCAAGAACCCTGCAAGGCAAGAGATGCCGCACAGCAACCCAGCAACCAGTGATATTCCGGTCTCTTTTGTCATCAGCTATTCCATGTCATCTTGAGTTCAAACGGCTCTTTGGTGGACGACTGAAAGAACGCTCTGTGCGACTGCCACCAGCACGAGTCGCCTTCAGAGACCTCCCACTTAGGATCGTGGACTTCGATAACGCGAGTGTCGTTCGCTTCGCAGCCTGTGCCTTGGACATGCACAGTCGCCATGCCGTTCAACTTCTGCGTGACACCGATAACAACTCCGCCAATGCCGCACCCGGAACGTCCGGTCTGCCTTGCAAGAACCTCTTCAACGACGCCTCTGTTATCGCCCATAGTTCTTCGTCGCGACAGAACGCGAGACGTTGTCCGTTCGCGAAGCAGACGGAATGAACTTCAGCGTCGTCGCCGCCGTACTTATCGACTTGCTCTCCAAGCCACTCGCCGCAGAACCAGACATTTCTGCCACGATCTCCGCCAAGAATCAACTCTACGTTGAATCCATGCTCAGATTCGGTGTTGATGTAGTTGCGAAGCGACTTCTCCCAGCGAGCGATGTCTTCTTCGGTGATCGTTGATGGTCTACCCGTGTTTGCATTCAAGATTCGCGTCTCCAAATACGTTTTCGAGTTTCGCCTTCAGTCCGCACGACGCTTCGCACTCTTTCCAAAGACAAGCCTTCAATGTTGGTCCCGGATACGAAACGCACATCAGAGGACGGTTATCATAGATGGAACAATCGCCGTTCTCGGCAAGATGCTTGCATGTGAAGGTCGCACAGGAACCAGTGGAAGAAATCGCTGAGATACCGTACCGCTCTTTGACTTGTTCGTCGGACAGCACTCCAAGCGGAATCAGCATATCCAGAATCTGTTCGCCATCTTTGAATCGCTTCGGATCGGCCACGAGTTCTTCATAAGGAACTCCAAGACTGAAGGCTCGACAGCAATGTCCCAAGCATCGTTTCTCTTCGCTCATGTCTCACCTTTCTCAGTGTCAAACACTTGGAACTGATTCGCTTCTTCCTCAGACACTTCGACGCATCCGTGGACCTCTACGTCGTGCTCCCATCCGAAGTTGTCCCAGTCGGTATCGTCGGTCGTTTCATGGCAGGCTTCGCCGATGTCCGGGCATCGCATAGCGTCACGCGGAGTCATCAAGTCGTTGCACTTGAGGTAAACGTCAGTCGTCTCGGAACGCGAAACGGACAGCTTGAAGAACTTGCTCATTGATTCACTTTCTGTCTGCACCCTGAGTTCCAGCTACAGCATGGACCAGAGATATTTTTGAGATGCCACCAATCAATTCCGCCGTCAATCCGATCACCGCAAAGAACGCAGTATGCGTGTTCTGGATATTCAGCAGCTTTCAGTAGATCAAGAATCCTTGGTCCACGCTCCCTCCCAAGCAAACACACTGGACCAATCCAATGTCGCCAAGTCCCCATCGGCAACACAGGCTTGTCTTGGACCCATCGAATCAACTGCGACAAAGCAGTCGATGACGTTCCTCCGTGTCCCCACAAACGATTCCATACAGGATAGAAGTCTTGTCCGCGACACGCCCACTGCCGGCGAGTGACTTTCAGGCTGTTCCAGTTTCTCCAACAAACGACGACTCGGTTTCCTTTCATCTCTAACCATGTGTCGAAAGCAAACAGAGCGAGAGCGTCATTGGCGGCGAGCAGTCTTGTGTTTTGATCGCTCATTGCCTTGGCCTCCATCCAGCAGGTGGATCACACATTCGTTTCGGATCGTGTTTCATCGCTTCATCGCACAGGCGGCGAATCAGAGATATCAGGTCTTGTCCTTCTGGATTCCATTCAGCGCCGTTTCCAGTCTTGAGCATGTCGATCATCTCAAAAACAGTTTTACCATCGAATCGCCGATGCTTCGCTTCTTCGATGCACGACTCGTATTTGATCGCCTTGGCAGGGAACGGCGGAATCAGACAGCATCCATGCAGCAACCCAGCCTTCGAGAACAGTCGCCAAGCACCTTTCCACTTGCCCCAATGAAGACCTTTAACGCCACAGAAACGGCATGTCTTGGTTGTGCCTTTCGGCATCCAAAACGAATCGTCGTGGTGTAATCCATCGTCATCAACGTCGCCGTCTTCTTGGTCGCACCAAGCGTCAAACGCATGGTCCATTGCAAGGTCCGCCATGTCTCCCATGATTCACTCCTGATGAAAGATCATCTTGCCGCCATCGAACACTGTCGCACTGCCATACACGTCGTCGCCCAGCATGTTCTTTGTAACCTGAACGCCGCTTGGCTTCGGTAAACGCACCCACAAACATCCAAGACTCAACTGCTCGTGAATGTCGTGCGAGCAGTAGTAGCAGAGCGTCAAATCAACCTTGCCGACTCGCACTTGGTTACGATTCGGAGACGAACTAGGCGTCCTTCTCTCTATGCCGTCTCCACAAGCATCACACGCCTCATTCATAGATTCCCTTTACATCTCTGTTTGTTTTGCTACAAACAGTTCGTCGGAAATGATTTCCAATACACGACTAGGAGAAGATTCCTGTGGATTTCCAGATGACCAGCGAAGTAAAGTTTGAACGACTTCCGAAAGAAAAGGCAGTCATCTTTGCCAAGCTCAAGATGCTTGAGAAGGTGGACGAATCAAAGTTCTACCGTGTCACGGTCCAACTCGGCCCGCTTGCGACGTGGGGTTCTTTGAAGGGATCGAACAAGACAATCATCCATCCGAAGCAGAATCCGATGGACGAGCACGAGCGACAGAAGACCGAGCAGGTCATCAACGTCTACTCCCTGCTGCCGGTCCCCGGAAAAGAAGTCAACGGACTCATCTCCGAGACGATCAAGTTCAAGGCCGAGAACGAGCGGCATGACCGACGAAGCCAGCCGCGTGTCGGCGACATCCGGTACATGGTTGCGATTACTGAAGCCGAGGTGATTGACCATATTCCGAATAACTTCTCGTTGATGAATGGCAGTATGCCGGTTGAGTTCTTTAAGTCGATCGTTCAACAGATGGTGAACGAAGGCGTCGCGACTGCGTTGGCGACGACCAAGAACCCACCGGGTCGCCCACCGAAACAGGAAGCGACCGCTTCGCTTTAGCCAGCTTCTGGACGTCGCAATCTTGGCCGCTTTCGTAGCGGCCTTTTGTTTTTGGTGTTCTGTTCCAGCCACAATTCCGATGCCTGCTTGACGAGACGCCAGTAGACGCGAGTTGGTTCGTCTGCGTCTTTGTCGATCAGCCATGCGTCAGCGACTCTGATTTCGTTTTGGCAAGAGTTCTCCATTGCCCGCGTTGCGTCTCGGTTCACGTTTCATCTCCTGCAAAAAGAACTGACTGCTTGCCGACCTTGCTTTCGACTTCAGCCTTGTCGCGAATGTCGATCAGACGAACGTCCACAATCGCAACCACGGCGTTCGCGTCTTCGCTGTACCACTCGTGCATGTACGGCACCAACGCCTCTTCCGTATCACGAATCGACTCGAAATCAATGCGATTGACGTCTTTCAGGTACACAGCGAACTTCGCGTTGGCCACGGCTACACCGACGCTTTCTTAATGAGACTAACAGCCGCTTCGATCTGCCCTGCCGCCTGCTGGTACGCCTGACACAGACGCTCTCCGTTGTCGCCGTTGCGTGCCTGTCTCCAGCACAGGTCTGCACCTGCCTGAATCTTGCGAGCAGCTTCTGCTGGATTGGCGATAAAGAACCAATTCTCTTCTTGTTCGTCTGGTTCAGGGATTGGCCGTATCTGAGACACGAACTTCAGGTACAGGTGTGATGCCAGCCACATTACGAAGCACAGGCACAGAGTCAGCAGGACAATCGTATTCCAATAGTCTTTCATGGATTTCCTTTCTGGCATGTTTCACGAAAAAGAAGCCACTCTTCCCTCATCATTGAACGCAAAATCTGACGCTGACGTTCGCTCTGAACCTCACTGCCGAACCCCGGAACCAGCTTTCGTTTTTCACGCCAACCCGGTTCAATCATCTCGCGAAAATCAAACCACCCCTTAGAGCGACACGAGTTGTGCGAGCAGTAAAAAACGATCCGTCCGTCCGAGAACTGAAGCAGCATGGAGTCTGGCGAACGATGCCCTGAATCGAACGGACACTCAGCAAGCACATAAGCGTTCGCGTCATGCCAAGGTTTTGTGTGCGAAATCGCAATTCCGTGCGTTCCAAGCCACTCGCGAGCGTCAGTCTGCTCTCGTGGCGTCACGGAAGGCGTCTCCGTGCGTCTTGGGTGTTCAGTCTTGGCTGGGACGGCAAACGACTCAAGTTTCATGCGAGAGATCGGCTGAAGCTCTTTTGGAGCGTACAGGAGTCTCGCTTGACGATGAAAACGCGACTGAGAAGGAAGTTCGTCGCCTTTTCTGGCGACTGAACCCGGAAGTTTCCAGATTCGAGCAGGATTCGAGTTCACGAGATCAACCTTCACGCCTTTGATTCCGAGTTTTTCGTGAAGCCGGTCAACAGCCATCAGGCAACGAGAAATCAACCCATCGTCCTCTCGCGGCAGATCGCAGCGAAACATCATGTGGACGCCGTTTCCGCTTTCGAGGACCAACGGTTCGGCATTCAAGTGAACTGTCAATAACGGAAATAGCTTTCTGGCCGACTCTTTTGCTAGACAGACTTCTTCGTCAGACGCCGTGACGCCAGCAGGTCTCCACGGGTCCAAGTCGATCAGCAACCAGTTTCTTTTCAGTACGTCGTTGTCACCCGCCATTGTGTCGGACTTCGAGCCAACATCGAACGTGTTAGCGCGTCGCGACAGCACCGCAGGAATCAGCGGATTTGGCGTGAAATAGACGCCGCTTGCATCGAACTCTTTCAGGAACCGATCCACCTCCCCCGTCGCCTTCAGGATTGAATCGAACACGCCGAAAGCAGACATCGAGCCGTGCGATCCTTTTCTCCGCACACCCAAGGCTCGAATCTCGAAAACTTGCCCAACCTCCAAGATTTTGGCAAGCGTCGAGCAACAATGATCCATGTTGAATTCTGGCATCGTTTACCTTGCTGATCGTCGATTATCTTCGTGCCAAGTTGGATTCTTAATCTTCCATTGATGTGCCAACTTCTCGCCGCCTGAGTGGTAAACATCAAGCAAGCGACCGGGACACCTATCAGACAGAACGGACGACTCGAAAATAATCGCATCGCCGTCCATCGGAATGAAAAGGTACGGCTTGCAGGAAACGTCCAACAACCAGTCGGACTGCCTTTCCGGTTTTTGATTCATGGCGTGGAAGCGACTCATTTCGTCTTCATATTCGTCGCGCATTCCGTTGCCTTTCAAAGTGGACGCACCGGGAATCGAACCCGGTTCCCCTCCGGTGGCGGTAATCTTGGACATTCAGCGAACTATCTCGCGAGAATCATTCTTTTCAGACCAAGACAACTAGACGATCAATCCAGTTAGTGCTGCCGCAACACCTTGCGCCCGCGAACTAGCGACGATAAATCGTTCCGACTCGGCGATTGCCTTGAATGACGTGAGTGAATCGACCTTGTTGATACGTCTGAAACGACGGACGGCGATTGTTGCCTTGGAAGAAGTATCCGCTATTCCCACGTTGAACGAAAACGCCGTAGTTGGATCGAGGTTGACTACGAAACGGTGCTTGACGCAACTGCGAAAGCTGCGGGTAATACTGCGCCGAAGAAACGCTCGGCACACACAACGCGACGACAATCGCGAACAGAAAAGCTTTCATGGTCTCGGTCTCCTTGTGAGTGGAGATTTTACCATAACGAACAAGAATTGTAAAGCCTACTCGAAGTCTGGTTCGTGCCGCGACTCGATTTCCCTGATCTTTTTGCAGATCAAGACGACGTCTCGGAGATTGAGATTCAGGTCTTTGTCTTCTGCGAGAATCTGGACCTGATCGTAAGTCTGCGTGACGCTCTCGTTGTCGAAAAGAAACAGGTACGTCTCGCTTGGTAGCGTGTTGTTTTTTACCAGCGCAACAACATTCAGAACGTCGCCCATCACGGCTACTCTTCGTCGAGGATGTGGTATCTGTGAGTTGGCTCGCAGACACGGACTAGCTTCTGAACTCGACGCCAGTAGTAATACACGCCGATTCGCCCGCAAGCGTCAACGTAAGTGACTTCGACTAACTGATCGACAAGACTTGTTTCGTAGTGGCAACGCACCGGCTGCGGCCCGCCAGGATACGGATAGATTGGCGAAGTCTTTCCAGAACGAACTCCGGCTTCGGCGTTACACGAGACCAAGGCAATCAATGCGGCAGCGAGTAACTTGAGCATGGCGTGTCCTTAATTCGGAGCAATAAACGAATGCACGATAGCCCCGTTTCCGCGTCTCATGAGAAGGTAGGCATCTCCATTCGGTGCCAATCCCATTTCGATCCGTGATTTTCCGTTCGCGTCTATCATGTTCATAAACGGGTCGTGGTTTTGATTCGTGTGTACAGAGAACCGCGTCCTTCCATTCGGATCGCGCAACTCAAGCCCGCTCTTGTTGTCGTTATCGACCGCAAACAATACAGCGCGAAGCGTGTTGTTCGCATCGTTCACCTCGACAGAACGATTGAATGCGTCAGCGAGAACAACACCGGAAACTGCAATCAATGATACGGCGATTAAGATGTTTCTTTTCACTGGTCGTTCCTGTGATTCGAGATTGAAGGCGACAACGTGGGAGCGATCGGCATCTGACGAGAAAGCAATTGATTGGTCTGCTCAATCCCAGAAATAATTTTGTCCTGCTTTGATTGTGTTGTCGCCTGAACTGTGCCGAATTTGTCGCCGAGGCGGTCCATTGAAGTGGTCAACTTTTCTACGGCTTTTTCTCCGTGATCCCAGCCGTTCTTGCGATCTTCTCGGTTCTGTTCAGCTTGCTTTTCGAGAGCAGTCGTGAATGCCGTTTGAGCGTTCGGCAGAGTGACGATAAGTATGTAACCGCCAAAAAGTCCTGCGGCACCATAATTAGCAAACATCTTCAAGAGAGAGCCATACTTGTCGAATACACTTACGGCACGAGCAGTCTGTCCGACCGTGACTCTCCGCGCCGGTCTGCGTTTTGCGGTCACTTTCGGTTTCGGCATTTTGATTTTCCATGTCATTTTGATCGAGGAGGCTTCGATATTGCAATTTCCGGTTGAAGCCCACCAGCAATTCGATTTTGGATAGTCTGCGATCCAACAACGCAGCGAGTATCTCTTGCCCATTGCGCAAGATTCTTTGTCTCACCGAACGCCTCAATCGGAATGTTGTTCGATTTGTTGTTCGCCTGAACGAGCATCGTCGTCCAGCGGCAATTCTCAGGATTGTAACCAAAATCGTTGTCTTGTCTGTCGATGGTTAGATTGTCTTGATACCCGTTAGCCATCGACCAAGCATGAAACGCTTCGTAGTCTTTCTTCCACTCGTTGCACACGGATATTCCACGATCGCCGTAACGCTTGCTGCCAAATCCTCCAAGAGTGCATCAGTCGATCATCTTTTGCCATATTTTGAAAAGTCGTTGCCCGGTTCTGCCATGCGTCGTATGTTCAGACAAGTAGCACTCGCGGCATTGCTTCGCGTCCTGAATGTCACTCGTTGAGCAAACATCAAAACGTCCGCATTTGACACAAAGACAAACGGCATGATTATGCGATCTTCCATTGAATTTCAGGCGAAACGGGACGCCAATTACTTCCCGTCCTTCGATCTGCAAGCCAACTGAAACGGTAGATTCAAAATCAACCAGACTAATCTGGCTGGTAGACGCCTTCCTGAGTTTCCTGGTCGCCTTTTGGTTCAGCATCTTCGCGATCTCTCTTCTGTAGCATCCGCACGACTTCACTTTCCCTCGCGCGACGTTCTGGTAATTGCTAACAAAGAACTCGCCGCACCAGCAACTCCAAACCGCGTATCTTTGTTCCGCGACATAAAACAGATTTCCGGCTTGAACCAGTCCCTGGATTTTAACAGACTCGTAAGCACCGTCTTTTGCAACCCAGATACCATTTTTCTTGACGCATCGAGTATTCTTCGTGGAAGCCATTTCGTATTTCCTAGATACGATTTCGGTCAGACCATGCCGCTTCAACGGCATGGTTGTTTCATTGTATCGACATTCCAAACTGCGACCAGTTCTTCCATCCGCCAGACAGGCCGGTGAAAGCGTCTTGCGCGGTTAGTGCTCTTGCCGCTGGTCTTCGTCTTGCCGGCTTCTTTGTTGCCATGTTTCCGCTCCGATAATTCGAGTGACGAATAATCGTAACCAGAAGCAGATCGGCGAGTCTACTTTCATAAAAACCGAACGCCGCATCCTTGCGGCGTTTTTATCGGCAGAACGGCATCATGCCGCAGTCGCCTAGTCCGTGACGACCGCCACCCGAATTCCTTTTCGGATATATCGCTAGATCAGCAATCCGTCTTCGTTGACGTTCTTGACGCCGGTAACAAACTCCATGCGTTGCTCGTCAGTCGCAGTCCTGCAAGCCTCGCAGAGACCTTGGCTAAGTCGCAGGTTGGTCGCGTTGTGCAGCTTGTCCTGCGTCGCCTTTTTGACAGCAACCCATGCCGCCTGACGCACGTTCGGGTCGGCTTCGCCTTTCGCCAGCCGCGCCGAGATTTCTTCCGCCGTAGGCGTCTTGAAGCAGTTGCCAAGCAGTTGCGTCAATACCGGCAATAGAATGCCGATCAGTGACATGAAGTCGAATCCCGCAACTTGCAGTTCTTTTTGATCTGCAAACGTCGTTTTCGCCTGAAGACAATTCGCAACATGGGCATCTATGTCTGACATGATTTACCACCTGAAGAAAAGAAAGGAACTTTGTTTCGCGGAGTACGACCGTGCTCCGTTATTGCTTGTCGGTCAAGTTGGGCAATCCTCTGTTCTCTGCTGATACTGAGAAACATGCTTCGCTCGACTGAATCGCCCTTCATGCACAGCATCGTGAAGCGTCAAGGCTTGACCAAGATTCAAGTTTGCCAGTCGCTCACGCTGAAAGCCATGCACATGCACCAGATGATTGATTGTCTTCTGTAATGTCGGTTGCCAATCGCCGCTCACGGACCAGTGATGACCACCAGAATCCTTGATCGAAATTGATTGATTCGTCTTCTTGGATGGTGGAGAAGAATCGTCGCCAAGCAGCTTTGCTAGAAATTTTTCTTTCCCATTCCATCCAGACTGCCACTTATCACCCTCCCCCCAATGCAGAATCGGAAACGACTTGCCTTTGAAGTATCCAGGTGGTTCGTCGTCCTTATGGACGACTAGCTTGATGCCTATATGGTCCTTCAATTCCTTGATGGCCACATCGCATGGCGGGCAAGCCCACGTCGGCGAGTAGAGATGAACGACGATCTTTTTCTGAGACTCTAAAACTTCTTTCGGAATGTCTATCAATAGACCGTCGCCGACTTCGTGGCCGTCCATCAACAATCCGTTTGCTGGATTCGGGTCGTCGATCAGTAGTCCATCTTGCGCAAAGCAAGCTGAACTACCAATCAAGAATGTGCTCAGAAAATCGCGTCGTCTCATATCAGCAAGCCTGTGAGTTCGGATGAACGATCAGGGAACCCGTCGAAAGAACTGTAAACAAAGCATTCAGCACTTGAAGTTAAGTGGTGCTTTTCAAAGTCGTCTCGACGCACGCGAAGCATACCAATCGGCCAAGGTTCGCCAGTCTCAAAGTCATTCAAATGTCCGAACATGTCGCCCCACTGATTAGATATACCGACCCATGACTTCGATGGATTGTCCGAGATGGCAACGATTCCCATTTGATGAGACCATGAACCGCTTGGTCGATGGAATCCGTCAGAGTCAGGCTTGTATGCGTATCCTCGATTGCTACTGATTGTAGCCAAGTGCCCGTTGCAGATTGCGTCTCTAAGGTCATCCCATTTCGTGATGCGAGAGACGGTGCGAATTGGATGGTTGTCACCCTCGTCGATGAACTGATTGAACTTGATTCCGTTATACGGCTTGTCGTCACCCCAAGCATCCGACAGTTTTCCAGAGTAGTCTGGCGTTCCAGAAAAATCATCCGCAAGAAGACCGTACTGCTGAATCGCTTTCGCCATCCAAGAACCGACTGACCCAGCACCGCCTCGCAACTGATTCTTTCCGACTAGAACGCGGCTCGTTGCATAGTTGTAGCTGCACAGGATTCGCTTGAACGATTCCCTGTCTCCGTTCGCAATCTCGATGCACTGAATCCACTCGCAGACATCTGCTGAGGAACGACTCACGCAGTCACCAGTGAGTTGAACGACACGGTCAATGTCTTTTCCAAACACCTTTCTAGCGAATTCCCAAGCACGAAAAGATTGTCCTGCGAACGACTGGCTCGATCCTGCGATCTGAAACTTCGGCATCTCTACGCCGACCTGCTCCCAAGCCTCATCGGCGACCCTGGTTCCGGCCCACCCGAAGAGAGGCGTAAACGCTGTGTCAGGCATGTCTATTTCCCTGCGGCCATTAGTCCGTCGCTGATTTCGATAAGCATTCTTCCGTACTGAGCGGGAAGTGAAGCCTTGTCGAGAGATAGTTCCGTGATCTTTGGCTGCAACGCTTTGAAAAACGGAAGATACGCAGTCCGAATTGCCTTGCCCTCTTCGCCATTCGGATCAACTGTTCCGCAGATCGCCTTGCGATTTGCTTCAACCGAAGCGAGTTCGATTTCCTTCAGTGAGTTATATCCGCCAGCAACAGCAGCACCACCCACGACACGAAATGCCATCGCGAGGCTCTTGTGTTTGCTTCTGTCAGGCATCGCTATCGCCGCACCATAGGCCAGCGTTGACATTCCAAACTGCTCATCAGGAAACGTCGGCTTCGCTGGGTCAGGCTTCGGAGGATCAGGATTAAACGGCTGTGGATTGAATGGGCTTGGATTCGACTTTCCGACGTTCACAATCCGACGCATCAGGACGATTTCTTCTTTGTTGGCGACGGCCAGCAAAACCGAATATGTGCCAGGACGCGAAGCGATACGGATTGACTTTCCGTCCGCAGACAATTCGTTGGTTGGTTTTCCATCAGGAAACCTTTTTGGATCGACATCCCACTTGAACAGGTCGGCGTCAGTTGACGTTGATGCGTCAAACACAACCAGGTCGCCTGGCACGATCTCTCCGCCCTCTTGCAGATTCGTGGTAATCATCGGCACTGGCGGTGCAGCGATGACCGCAGAGAACAATAGAGACCAGCAGATAGCGGACAGGCGAAGCTGTTTCATACTGTTTTCGTTTCAGTTGGAGTCGTTTGATCTTTTGCTTTCCCGAAGTCTTCAAGTCCTAAAGCGCCGATCAGCGTCATGCCGACGTAGACGATCTTGTCGGCCATGTCTTGATTGTCAGTCTTCGCTGCGATCATTGCTCCGACAGCGGAGACGATTGCAACCCAGACCTTCTTTTTTAGATACCAAGCATTCGGATTCATTTTTACTGCCCTACCGGTTCGTCGTCTTGACCGTCGATGAATTCCACTAGTTCATCGACGGTCGAAAAGCACACACACGACTCGTGACTGTGTCCGTCCGGGAAATTTGTTCGATTCCAAACGCAGTACGGCGTCGGCGGAAGCCAACCCGATGCCTGAGATTCGTGCGATGGTTCCATTGGTGCGATCAAAAACGAACTCCTAATTGAGAACAGTCCACATCGAACACCTCATGGCAATGCGGACATTCCATCTGCTGAGGAAACATGAGCGACTTCGCTTCGTCGCCGAAGCAAGCGTGAAACTCTTCAAGCTCTTCAGGACTCATCGGTCTATCGAAAACCGGAGTCCACATCTGCGATCCGCAACTATCGCATACCGTCCAGACAGCAGGATGTAATTCTGTCGCAACCATGTGCGTATGCTACGTTCGTCTTAAAAGAAAACACAAGCCTACTCGTCGTCTTCCGTCTTCTTCGTCAGCAAACATCTGGATGCCTGGCAGTTTTAGCCGTCGCCGTAGCCGTCGCCGTAGCCGTTGCCGTAGCCGTAGCCGTAGCCGTAGCCGTAGCCGTTGCCGTAGCCGTAGCCGTAGCCTAG